TGTTCTACTAATTGATAAACTAGGCGTTCTAGTTGGTGTTCTACTGAATGAAATACTCGGTGTAATGCTAGGTGTTCTACTAAACGATATACTCGGTGTGATGCTAATACTTGGTGTAATGCTGGGTGTCCTGCTAAATGAAATACTTGGTGTTATGCTAGGTGTTCTGCTAAATGATATACTAGGCGTTATGCTAGGTGTTTTACTGAATGAAATACTCGGTGTAATGCTAGGTGTTCTACTAAACGATATACTCGGTGTGATGCTAATACTTGGTGTTCTTGAGAACGATATGCTTGGTGTTCTACTGAATGAAATACTCGGTGTAATGCTAGGTGTTCTACTAAACGATATTGATGGTGTTATACTTGGTGTTCTACTAAACGATATTGATGGTGTTATACTTGGTGTTCTACTAAATGATATACTAGGCGTTATGCTAGGTGTTTTACTGAATGAAATACTCGGTGTAATGCTAGGTGTTCTACTAAACGATATACTCGGTGTGATGCTAATACTTGGTGTTCTACTAAATGAAATACTAGGTGTTATGCTAGGAGTTCTGCTAAATGAAATACTCGGTGTAATGCTAGGAGTTCTGCTAAATGAAATAGTGGGTGTGATACTAGGAGTTTTACTAAATGAAACACTAGGTGTTACTGAAGCACCTGGTGTTGGTGATACTGAAGCTGATGGTGTTGGTGTTCTAGGCCATACAATAGTATTACCCACCCTTATTGATTTAACGGTGTTGTCACCCAGATATATTGCCGGAGGATAATTTGTTTCAAATAAAAAATCACTCATAAAAATCTACAAAACAACAATCAACGAAAATTAAACAATTAATTATTAAAATTAAAGTACATTTAAATTATTACATATAAAGTATTTGGGTTTTTTGTACCAATTGCATCATATTCTAGTTGAGTTAATGTTACAATACAAGTTACTTTTCCTGTACCCGTCCAAATATCACATGTGTTAGTAATATAATCATCCATATTTGGTGATGTACCACTTGTACCTGATGTTCCAGACGCGCCAGACACACCAGATGTTCCAGAACTACCAGATGTTCCATCAATACCTGATAATCCAGAACTACCAGATGTTCCAGAACTACCAGATGTTCCATCAATACCTGATAATCCAGAACTACCAGATGTTCCAGAACTTCCAGATGTTCCAGATGAACCTGAAATACCAGATGTTCCAGACGAACCTGATATTCCAGAACTACCAGATGTACCTGATGATCCGTCAACACCAGATATACCAGATGAACCAGAACTGCCAGATGTTCCACTACTACCACCCGAACCAGATGTTCCAGATGAACCAGAACTGCCAGATGTTCCTGATGTGCCTGATATTCCAGAACTTCCAGATGTTCCAGACGAACCTGAAATACCAGAACTACCAGATGTTCCAGACGAACCTGAAATACCAGAACTACCAGATGTTCCACTCGATCCTGAGCTTCCCGATGTTCCATCAATACCAGATAGTCCAGAACTACCACTAGTACCAGATGTTCCTGATGAACCTGAAATACCAGAACTTCCAGATGTACCAGAACTACCACTATTTCCAGATGTTCCTGATGAACCAGATATTCCAGAACTTCCAGATGTGCCTGATGATCCATCAACACCAGATATACCAGATGAACCTGAACTACCACTACTTCCTGATGTACCACTACTACCACTTATACCCGAACTACCAGATGTTCCAGAACTACCACTACTACCTGATGTTCCTGACAAACCTGAACTTCCAGATGTTCCAGAACTACCACTACTTCCTGATGTTCCAGATGACCCAGAAATACCAGAACTGCCACTAGTACCAGAACTTCCTGATAACCCAGAACTACCACTAGTACCCGAAGATCCGTCAGAACCACTAGAACCTGATGTTCCTGATGACCCAGAAATACCAGAACTGCCACTAGTACCGGAACTTCCTGAACTTCCAGATGTTCCAGACGAACCTGAAATACCAGAACTACCAGAAGTTCCACTAGTTCCTGATGTGCCAGTAGTTATATTTGTAACTTCACATATAACATTACCACTTAATACCAATTTTGTTCCTGTATCTTCTACAACGGGAATATTGGTTGCTGTAATTGAAGAACCAGTTAAATGTATATTTGAAACAAACAACGTTTTTGTGTCGGGATCATAATAAAAATCATTATATGTTGTTCCAGAAACACCAGTTCCTGATGTTCCGCTTGTACCAGAGGTACCATCTACACCACTTGATCCCGAGCTTCCAGATGTACCTGAAGACCCACTAACACCACTAGAACCAGATGTGCCAGAACTACCCGAAGAACCACTTGTTCCAGAACTACCTGACGTTCCAGAGCTACCAGAACTTCCAGATGTACCACTAGTACCTGACGAACCATTTGATCCACTAGATCCAGACGTACCACTAGTACCTGACGAACCATCTAAACCACTAGTTCCTGAACTTCCAGATGTACCAGAACTACCAGATGTTCCAGATGAACCATTAGTACCCGAACTCCCCGAACTTCCCGATGTACCACTAGTTCCAGATATACCCGAAGAACCAGAACTACCAGATGTTCCAGATGAACCAGAACTACCAGATGTCCCACTACTACCACCCGAACCAGATGTTCCAGATGAACCATCAATACCAGAAATACCTGAACTACCAGATGTTCCTGAGCTACCCGATGAACCACTAGAACCACTAGTACCTGAAGTTCCTGATGATCCGACCGATCCACTTGATCCTGATGTGCCAGATGTACCCGAAGAGCCATCAGCGCCTTGAGCGCCAGCTAAATTTATATCCCATTCACTATATGTGCCAGATCCTGTTACATCTAATACATTACCAACTAAAACACCAGTTACTGGATTATATGACGAAACAATACCAGTCATATAATTTGAACTGTCATAACCAATAATTAATGATTGTCCTGCACTATATGAATAACCACTACCAATATTTAAAGTTTGTGTTCCATAACCAATTGTTAAGGTATCAGTCGATGTGGCCAAATATCTATCACCCGACCACCCAGATGTTCCAGATGACCCCGAACTACCTGATGTGCCAGATGTACCACTTGATCCTGACGTACCCGAACTACCCGACGATCCGCTTGTACCAGAAGATCCACTACTACCTGACGTGCCACTAGTACCAGATGAACCACTACTTCCAGAAGTACCTGATGATCCTGATGTTCCACTTGTTCCCGATGTTCCAGATGAACCATCAGACCCACTTGTACCAGAACTTCCTGAACTTCCAGATGTTCCTGATAACCCAGAACTACCACTAGTTCCAGAACTACCAGATGATCCACTACTACCACTAGTTCCGGAACTTCCTGACGATCCAGATGTTCCACCTGAACCTGATGTGCCACTAGTACCAGAAGACCCATCTGAACCACTAGAGCCAGATGTCCCTGACGTTCCAGAGTTCCCACTAGTCCCAGATGAACCTGAACTACCACTAGTGCCAGATGAACCACTTACGCCAGATGTTCCACTAGTACCAGAAGAACCGTCAGAACCATTAGACCCAGACGTTCCTGATGAACCATCAGTTCCCGACACACCACTACTACCAGACGACCCACTTGTTCCAGATGAACCTGATGTTCCAGAACTTCCTGATGTACCGCTACTACCAGAAGACCCCGCACTACCACTTGAACCCGAACTACCACTAGTTCCTGACGTGCCAGATGAACCACCACTACCTGAAGATCCGCTAGTTCCTGATGATCCACTTATACCCGACGAACCAGATGTTCCAGATGAACCATCTATACCACTAGTTCCTGATGATCCTGAACTACCACTAGTGCCAGATGATCCGTCAGAACCACTAGAACCAGATGTACCAGAAGACCCATCGGAGCCACTAGAACCCGATGTTCCCGATGATCCACTACTACCACTAGTGCCAGATGATCCGTCAGAACCACTAGAACCTGATGTTCCAGATGAACCAGAGCTGCCGCTAGTTCCAGACGATCCACTTGAACCAGAAGTTCCCGACGACCCAGAACTTCCTGATGTTCCACTACTACCACTTATACCCGAACTACCAGAACTTCCAGATGTTCCGCTCGTTCCAGAAGATCCTGATGTACCCGAACTACCCGATATACCTGATGTCCCCGATGTTCCAGATGAACCACTTGATCCGTCAGCACCTTGAGCACCAGCTAAATTTATATCCCATTCATTATATGTGCCAGATCCTTCAATAGTTTGAATATCTCCAACCATTAATCCAGTTGTTGGATCATAAAATGAAACAATACCAGTCATATAATTAGTACCATCATGACCAATAACCAATGATTGTCCAGCACTATATGAGTATCCGGTTCCTATATTTAAAGTTTGTGTTCCACCGCTAATCGTTAATGTATCAGTTGATGTGGCCAAATATCTATCACCAGAAAAACCTGACGAGCCACTACTACCACTAGAACCAGAAGTACCAGAACTACCATCCGAACCACTTGATCCTGAAGTACCAGATGAACCAGAACTACCGGATGTTCCAGACGAGCCACTTGTTCCAGAACTACCACTAGAACCAGAAGTACCAGATGAACCTGAACTACCGGATGTTCCAGATGAACCTGAACTTCCTGATGTACCACTAGTACCCGAAGTACCAGAACTACCATTTGAACCACTTGATCCTGAAGTACCGGAACTACCACTAGATCCTGATGAACCACTTGTTCCAGAACTACCACTAGAACCAGATGTACCAGAGCTTCCAGAACTCCCCGATGTTCCACTAGTTCCAGAACTACCCGATGATCCTGACGTGCCACTACTACCAGATAAACCAGAACTACCACTAGAACCACTAGTACCCGATGATCCTGATGAACCACTTGTACCAGATGAGCCACTAGAACCACTAGTACCTGAAGTTCCTGACGATCCGGCCGATCCACTTGATCCTGATGTACCCGAACTTCCAGAACTACCACTAGTTCCAGACGAGCCGCTTGATCCAGACGTACCAGACGATCCTGATGAGCCACTACTACCGCTAGTTCCAGACGAACCATCTGATCCACTTGATCCTGATGTACCCGAACTTCCAGAACTACCACTAGTTCCAGACGAGCCACTTGATCCAGACGTACCGGATGATCCACTACTACCACTAGTTCCAGACGAACCATTTGTACCTGAACTTCCAGAACTACCTGATGTTCCGCTCGTTCCAGAAGATCCAGAAGATCCAGATGAACCTGACACACCTGATGTGCCTGATGAACCAGATGAACCACTTGAACCATCAGCCCCCTGTGCTCCAGCTAAATTTATATCCCATTCACTATATGTACCAGATCCTTCGACAGTTTGAATGTCTCCAACCATTAATCCTGTTATCGGATCGTATGACGAAACTATTCCTGTCATATAATTTGTGCCGTCATGTCCAATAACCAAAGACTGTCCGGCACTGTATGAATAACCAGTACCAATATTTAATGTTTGTGTTCCACCACTAATTGTTAACGTATCCGTTGATGTGGCTAAATATCTGTCACCAGAAAATCCCGACGAGCCACTACTACCACTAGAACCTGAAGTGCCTGAAGTGCCAGATGACCCATTCGATCCTGATGTACCCGAACTCCCTGAACTACCACTAGTTCCAGACGAGCCGCTTGTTCCTGAACTACCACTTGATCCAGAGGTGCCGGAACTACCTGACGAACCACTTGTTCCTGATGAACCAGAACTCCCTGAAGTTCCACTAGTACCAGACGAACCCGAACTACCAGATGTCCCACTATTTCCTGATGTTCCAGAACTGCCACTTGTTCCTGATGAACCAGAACTCCCACTTGTGCCCGAACTGCCAGAACTACCGCTTGTTCCTGATGAACCACCTGATCCTGATGTACCACTACTACCAGAACTACCCGATGTGCCATCAACACCAGATATACCAGAACTACCGCTTGTTCCAGATGTGCCACCACTACCAGATGAACCACTTGTTCCTGATGAACCATCAATACCACTACTACCAGACGATCCACTTGTTCCAGATGAACCATCTGATCCACTCGATCCTGATGTACCTGATGAACCATTTGTTCCTGAACTACCACTAGTACCAGACGTACCCGAAGAACCATCTTCACCCGTTATGCCAGAACTACCGCTCGTTCCGGATGATCCACTTAAACCAGATGTTCCACTACTACCAGAACTACCTGAAGTACCAGAACTACCTGATATACCAGACGTTCCTGATGTGCCAGATGTACCCGAAGAGCCATCAGCGCCTTGAGCGCCAGCTAAATTTATATCCCATTCACTATATGTGCCAGATCCTGTAACATCTATAATATCACCAACTAATTCGCCTGTCATTGGATCATATGACGATACCATACCCGTCATATAATTTGTGCTATCATAACCAATAACTAATGATTGACCCGCACTATATGAATATCCAGTACCTATATTTAATGTTTGTGTTCCACCACTAATTGTTAACGTGTTTGTTGATGTTGCCAAATATCTATCGCCAGATAATCCAGATGAACCACTTGATCCCGAACTACCAGATGTACCAGAACTACCACTTAATCCTGACGTACCACTAGTTCCTGATGTTCCAGATGAACCAGAACTTCCAGATGTTCCATCAAAACCAGATCCACCACTAGTGCCTGAAGAACCACTCGTCCCAGATGAACCCGAGCTTCCCGAAGTACCGTCAACTCCAGACAAACCAGAACTACCAGACGTGCCTGATGATCCGTCAATACCAGAACTACCACTAGTACCTGAAGTACCAGACTCACCACTAGTACCCGATGATCCGTCAATACCAGAAATACCTGAAGATCCTGAACTACCACTTGTTCCTGAAGTACCACCACTTCCAGAAGTTCCAGAAGAACCTGATAAACCTGATGTTCCAGATGTACCCGAACTACCACTGGAACCATCAGCACCTTGAGCACCCGCTAAATTTATATCCCATTCACTATATGTGCCAGATCCTGTTACATCTACAATATTCCCAACCAAAATACCGGTTACCGGATCATATGATGAAACCATACCCGTCATATAGTTCGAACTATCATAACCAATCACCAATGATTGTCCAGCACTATATGAATAACCACTACCAATATTTAAAGTTTGTGTACCACCACTAATCGTTAACGTGTCTGTTGATGTCGCCATATATCTATCACCAGATATCCCCGACGAACCACTCGAACCCGAACTACCTGATGTTCCAGAACTACCATCAGTTCCAGAAAATCCAGAAGAACCACTAGTTCCAGAACTACCACTAGATCCCGAACTGCCAGATGTACCTGATGAACCATCTATACCTGATATACCCGAACTACCACTTGTCCCTGATGTACCAGATGAGCCATCAATACCAGATGTTCCTGAACTACCAGATTCGCCACTACTTCCACTTGTTCCAGACGTTCCAGATGTACCATCAATACCAGATGTTCCCGAACTACCAGATTCACCACTACTTCCACTTGTTCCAGACGTTCCAGATGTACCAGATGAACCGTCAATACCAGAAATACCCGAAGAACCTGAACTACCACTAGTGCCCGAAGTTCCAGATTCACCACTAGTGCCTGATGTACCAGATGTACCAGATTCGCCTGAGCCGCCACCAATAGTTTTTAATATTAAATCAGAATCAGTTATTCCAGCATAATACCAATATTCGTTAATACCAGTACCAGACAATATACCAACAGTTAACCCTCGTTGTCTTTGTTCTAATGATATACTTGTATTTGCCTCTAAAACACTAACCCAAGGACCGTATCTCCAATCTAAAATTTTTGGAGCCTTTAAATTAATATTGTCGTTAAGATTTATAGCCATCTATATATTAAGTATTTCTATATTCTATTGGCGAATCCAATTGTGTTGGATATACACTCCAATGCATTTTAAAGTTTATGCCATTCCAATAATTATCAGGACTATTGACTAATTGTGTCGTTGCTATTGTTATAAAACTACCATCTATATCACCATTATTTAATGCCGTGATATACCACTTAGTTTTTGTTGTATAATTTGATTGATATGCAACCCATATATATAACCACGAGCTCGGTATGTTATAATTAATACTCAACGTACCCGATGCTTGTGATAATACTTTATTTGCAGTACCACCAGATATGATTGACGCAATCATTTCTGCTGTTGGTAATTCGGAAGATACACCCCAGAAATATGGATATATACCAGTTATTGTATATGTGGATGTGACAAAAAGATTCGCTGCTGACTGTGGCGCCGATGTTGTTCGAACAGCAAATGGTCTTGTATCAACATTACCTTTATTATCTTGCTTAGGTAACCCCGCATTATAATTACCATCACCACGATATGTTGTTGAACCTAATGGAATTACATATGATTCTGAATGTATATCACTATCATAACGATAGTTTGGATTGTTTGGATCAGGATAACCAAATTGACTTGGTATTGCTGTTGCTGGTGACTGTGTTAGTGTTGTGTCGGTTAATAATGGTGAACCATTTCTTAACACTCTCATTTGTGTATATGGACCAGCATCATTTTTAATACCATATGTTCTCAAATCAGATGTAAGTGTCCACCCAACTTCTCGAATACCACTCGTAACACCATTTAATGCTATTGTAGGAATCGTATATGTCGGTAAAACAGCTGGGAATAATAAATCATCAACAATTTCAACCAAAGTTTTGCCGGTTAATTGACTAACAGTAGTACCTACTGGTATTCCACCAACAGATTCTGGTGTCGCTAAAAGAGGATCAAGTCTAGAATTATATAACGTACATATTGAATAACCATCAGGTGTTTCTTCTAATACTATACCACCATTATCACATTCAGTGAGTTCACACGATGTATCACCAGTATAAGTACCGCCACCAGCACCACTAATAACAGTAATTGTGAATTCATCGTCTTGTAAAGGATTATCACCAGTCCCAGCAATTTGTATAACATTAAATCGTTCATACCCATTTTCATATACCGGATTTCCAACTACTTGAAGATATTTTAAAACCGTCCCATCTTGTACCTTTATAATCTTTATAATAGATCCATTAGATATTGTGTCTATATATGTTTCAAAAGATAAATTTGGTGTATAACCAGTATCACTAATTGCTATCGTTGTTGGACTCATACCCCAGTTTGGTGCGTCCAAAGTGAAATACCCCAAACCTGGATTTATTGCTGTATTTAAAACATTAGAATATCTCCAAATAGCCAGATGTCCTTCAATGCCACTTGAACCAGATGTACCACTACTACCACTAACACCACTTGATCCTGATGTACCAGAAGAACCAGACGTTCCCGGTAGTCCTGGTAAACCTCTGACACCCGAAGTTCCTGACGTACCAGATGAACCCGGTATACCAGGTAAACCTCTAACTCCCGACGTTCCCGACGTACCAGATGTACCATCCGCACCTCTTATACCAGAAGTACCACTAGTACCATCTTGGCCACTCGAACCTGACGTTCCTGATGTTCCCGAAATTCCTGTAGCACCCCTCATTCCTGTCATTAACACCAGAAATTCATCACCATTCATTGGATCAGCACCCGTACCAGCAATTTGTGTTACACCATATCTTTCAAATCCAAGTTCATATGGTTCTAAAGATATTATTTCAAGATATTTTAAAACAGTGGCATCATTCTTCTTAATAAGTTTTATAATCGTTCCTGTTTGTAAAGAATCAAGATATGTTATAAAATCTAAATTTGGTGTAAAACCAGTATCACTTATTGCAATATAATTTGGTGACACACCCCAGTCAGGAGCATCCAATGTAAAAAAACCCACGCCAGGATTTATGGATGTATTCATAACTTCAGAATATCTCCATATAGCCAAATGTCCCTCAACGCCTTCTAATCCACTTGTACCTGACGTGCCACTAGATCCGGGTGTACCATCAACACCAGATAAACCTGACGTACCACTAGAACCGGATGTTCCCGCAATACCAGAAGTACCCGAACTTCCAGAACTACCCGAAGAACCACCACTACCAGATGTACCACTTGTTCCTGAAGTACCATCTTCACCTGATATACCAGCTAAACCGACTGACCATTCATTATATGTACCTGATCCATTAATTAATTGTGAATTAACCACTAAAAGTCCTGTTTGTGGATCATATGAATCAACAATACCTAACATATAATTGGTACTATCATAAGCAACAACTACTCTTTGTCCTGTCACATATGATAATCCACGTTCAACTATAAGAAACTGAATACCAGTACCTAAAGTTAACGAAGAATTGGAAACAGTACTAAATAAATCACCACTTAATCCCGATGTTCCGCTCGTACCCGACGAACCGTCAACACCAGAAATACCAGAACTACCAGAAGTACCACTTGTACCTGAAGATCCACTAGAACCGGGTGTTCCATCAACACCAGACAATCCGGACGTACCACTAGAACCGGACGTACCATCAACACCACTTATACCAGAAGAACCAGATGTGCCAGATGTTCCAGAACTTCCATCAACACCACTTATACCAGAAGAACCTGATGTGCCATCTACACCAGATAATCCAGAACTACCAGAAGTACCGCTTGTACCTGAAGAACCAGAAGGTCCCGGTACACTAGTTAAACCAACACCCCATGTATTGTAAGTTCCAGACCCAACAACAGTTGAAATAATAGCAATAAGTTGTCCTGTAGTACTATTATATGAACTAACAATACCTCTCATATAATTTGATGCTGAATGACCAATGACTATTGTGTGCCCCGGAACATAAGATAAATCCGGTTCAACTATAAGTGTTTTAGATCCGGCAGATATTGTTAATATTGAATTTGATGTGGTTGTATACAAATCACCACTCACACCCGAAGTTCCAGATGTTCCACTAGATCCAGTCTCCCCAGTACATGGTGTTAAACCACTTAAATACCAATGAAAATTATGTAATATGTCAGGATTCTCATATTCACCAATATATAATGTTTTTACAAACGTATTATCAATTGGTGTTTGTGTCGAACCTAAATCAACAGTAGTACCAGACGGAACATTGGCGGAATCAATTTGTGTCCAGTTTATTTTTTGCAAAGCCATTTATCTGAAGTTACTTTCAGATAAATACTTTTATAAAAGTTATGTTAACAAAAATGAATGATTTTTTTGGGTTATTTGTACTAATAATTGTTCTTTATTATATCCACTATTTGTTGTGTTTCATTAAAATGGACATTCATGGAATAAAAATCACCATCATCACTTTCCGACGATTTAATAAAAATTGCCGGTAAAAAATCAGAAACGCCTTGATTACGAATATAATTCCACAAATCTTTATTTATTGTTATGTCAACATCAATAAACGATACATTTTCACGATTCAACGAAGATTTAAGTATTGTACATGCCAAACAACCAGGTAATGTAAAAACATATATTGTAATCACGAAAAATTAATTTAAACAGATCATATCAAAATTACCGTTCTTTAAAAAAATCGCACCAGTCAGTAATTCTCGACCATCATCAGATCTTTTTATTTGTATAGGATTTGCGATTTTATGTCTTAATGTTTCAAGTTGAAATATTGATAGTTCCGGTTCACCTGTTTCATCAAAATTTTTTTGTGAAATATTTGCTAATTGTTCATAAAATTCATCAAAATTATCATCAATATCAAAATACTCCAAGGCACTTTTATTATTACTAAAAAACTGTTTTAGATTTTGAATATAAATTAAAACTTCTGGTGATATTTTTTTTGAAGTATCCATCTACTATAAATAGATTAATAATTCATAATAAGCAATTCCATTCCTATGTTTTGTGGAACACCTTCTTTTGCTGCCGCCGCTTTCATAAATCCTTTAGATTCCCATCTATATTGGTCTTTCGGATACCAATTAAGTAATTGTGGAAATTCATAATACGATAAACTAAATTTTCCTTCTATTTTTTTCAATCTTTCAGCTAATCTACGATGATCATCACTATCAAAATCATGTGCCGAATAATAATTTTCTGTTTTCCAATATGGTGGATCGAGATAAAAATACGTGCTTGGCGAATCATATCTTTTAAGTATGTCTTCAAAGTCCACGTCTTCAATAAATGTTATATTATCAAGATGTTCCCTATATTTGGGGTGTCGAAGTTTATCTTCAAAAATATCAACTTTACATCTATATTTCCCTTTATAATCTGTATATTTTGATGTTTCGGGCTTTGACCCGGAAAATATTTGTGTTAATACATAAACATATTTACCGGCAACATCAAAATTAGGTTCATCACCAATTACCAAACTTGGATCGAACACTTCTTTTTGACATCTTCTAAATATCTGTGCGTATTCTGGTGGTGTGTTTACTACGTTGCGTTGTTGCCTTGGATATTTTGATAGTTCCTCTAATAATCTATCATAATATTTTGAACAACGAAAAAGATTAGCATTTAATTTATTAAAATCATTATAAACTACCGTTTCCAATTTCGGATATTTGTTTAAATCCATATTAAAAAACACCCAAAACATACCCGAAAATGGTTCAACATAGGTTTTAATATCCATCGGAATAAATGGGACAATCCATTTTCCAATACGCGCTTTTCCGCCAATATAACTTATCATATTTTAAATAATTCAATATACAAATTAAAATGTAACGAAAATAATGGAAAAAAACAAATTAATTGTTTATCTTTTATATTATGAAACAGCCAAAATATTTAATTGTCTTATTTTGTAATAAAAAAAAACAAAGAATATTAGCCAGTGCTATGACCAAAAACACAATATATAGTCATTGGCGAGAATTAAAAACGCAAAGACCACCACCATTCGTTAAACTACAAGGCGGTGGACGTAAAAGAAAACTCAATTTTGAATTAGGTCTTTTATTTCCAAGAAATCCGTGGTCAAAACCAACATATATTAAAGACGATTTAGGAAGAAATGTTGAAGCACAAATAAATAATGAAAAATATAGAATAAAAGACTTAATTCCATACTGGGACGAAGAATTAATATATGATTTTGAAACAAAAAAAAGAATTCATTATCATGAAATGATGGACATTATTTTACGTGTTACTGATATTGCACAAATATTCACATTAAATAACAAATTATTTCTTCAAGTTGAAAATGATGTTCGATTGTTTGGTAATAAAAATATTGCGGATGCAAATAGATTATTTGATATAGTTAAAGAAGATTTAATAAAACGAAAAAAAGGAAATTTTATTTTTGTAAGAGATATTACAAGAACACAACGTAGTTTATTATATGATTTTCTAGAAAAAAGAGGGTTTAAAAAAAGTGAATTATTTAGGCATTATTCCTATTAAAAAGATAATCTACTTTACCAATTTTCAAAATAAAAACATCATCATTTGTTGTTTTTGTTGCAATACCACTTCTTTGTGCAATTTTTGCAAAAAAATTGGTGAAATCTTTATTTTTAAGATTAAACGTTACAGTAATAATTGACGAATCGATTTCAATCTTTTCAAGTAAATCAGCTATAACTGCTAGTTGATTTAAAATATTATTACTTTTTGCCATTACCAAATATTAATAAAAGTTTTTGAAAAAATGATTTTTTTTGTGGGTGTGATAACTTATCTCTATTTTTAATTACCTCAAGAATTTCAGTTCTGTTGTATGACTTAATTTCTTCAATCGTCTTTTTTTTATTCTGATTCGTTTGATCCTGATCCTTCTTCATTTCCCACTTTAGCCTCTCTAGTGCTCTTTCTATTTCGTACCCCATGTTTTTCGTTAGTAAATGAAATATCTTTTAATTTTTCAATAGGTGCTTCTAAAAAGAATTTTTTTAATTCTTCAACTTTTTCATTAAATAATCTATTTTTTTCTTCAATTTCTTGATTATATGTGATAATTTGTTTTGCAGACGAAAACACAGCATCGTAACCTGTTTTTGTCGCAAGACCAATTATTGAAATTAATCTGTTCCTTTCATTTTCATCCTGAACTTTTATTGAAACATCTTTATCAACCCCATTAACATCAGGATTAATATTCCAACTTAATGGAATTTTAATATCAAGACTGACATTCTCTTTTATTTCTCTAAGTGAGAAAAAAAACGGCCTTATAGAAAATATTGTGTCAAACATTATTTTTTTTCCCATTATCAAAGCATTGTTACTATTCCAGTAAGGATATATGCCATTGACAAATATAACAATATCTTTTCTAGTTTAGTGTTTATTATTGGTGGTGGATTGTCTTGTTTAAGAAGAATAAAAAATTTTACAACAAAAACAAAAACATACAATCCCGATAAAATAAAAAAATATAAAAAAATTTTCTCTAACATTATTTCTTTACAACATCAATTATTTCTTTACGGAAATCACCTAGTAAATTCCTTATTTCTTGTGCGTATTTTCTCGCTCTCGTTGCTGCACTGCGATTACCTTTATTATAAACCTTTTCAGCCTCATTTTCCATTAATACAATTAACTCGTAAATTTTTGCTATTTTTTCCACATTAAATTATTTTTAAAAAATATACATATTTAATTCATCTTTTTCAAGTTTTTATCCATTATTTTATAAACATCGGTGAAAATTTCAATTTCTGACGGTGTCTTAATTTTCCCAAAATTAAATAACAAATCAAAATATTCTAACAATATATCACACTTCTCAACCATTTCAGACATATAATACCATTTATTAAACAAATCCCAAAGATATTCATGATGAGAGCCTTTTGACACAAAATAAATTCGTTCTTTTTCAAAATTAGATATAACTTTATTAAAACACCAATTAAAATGATTTAATATATCACTTTCTAATTTTAATATATCAGGCCCTAGATATGTTTCATCAATCAATAATAATAAAGAAGAAAAAAAATCACAATATAATTCAGAACGTTCTCTTATTATATTGTGAGTTTTATACCAAATTTCAGTTTGGTCTTGATATTTTTCAAGTATGTCAGTCCTCTTACCCATATAATTAAATATATGGATAAAATTCCATAAAAAAAAGGTTATTGTGTCCTCTTGTTATAAGAAGACAACACTTTCATTCTTTTAATTTCTTCCTTAATAATTTTATTTTCATTAACAGTTCTTTTAGGTACAACACCATCATCCTTGTCTTTAACTTCAACCGGAACTGCTTCTTTCGGATAAAGTGGTTCTTCTTTCCTGGCTTTTAATCTTTTTTCTCTGTTTTTCCACATTTTTTCACCAGTATCAGTTTTAATTGCATTACCAGCATCTGGATCATTACCCATTGTTGAATCACCCTCTAACGCTTTTCGTATTCTTTCTTTAAATGGTTCTGGTGGTTCACCATTCTCACCAACAGAATCAGTATCGTAATCCAAATCCTGTGACCCTCGACCTCTATTAAGATCAATCATATCCTCTTCTTCATCTGTTGCTACTCGTGCAACTTTATCTTCTCCTTGACCAACCTGGTTTGGAAATTTTGGATTATCATTACCCGTAAATGATAAATATTTTTTTATTTTTTTCTCAACATCCGCCAGATAATCACTATTTAATTTACTACTATCAGTAATCGCTTTCTCTGTTGTTGCGTCCATTGTCGGTTCTGACGCCTCTTTAATTATACGCCTTATTAACTGTTTCATTTCATTCTCATTAAGTCTCAATATCCTTTTTTTGGTATTTTCATTAACATCACCACCTAGAATGATATTTTTTTTCTTGTCAATCGTTGGGTTAGTATCCATAGTATTTTCTTTCATTTCATCACTACCAGATAACTCATCATTATTGGTTGTTATTTTTATTTTTAAATTTAATGTGTTTTCATCACCATCTGATTCAATATCAATATCAAAACTATTTCCAACACCATTTTCCTCCAAATCATGATGTAATCCCTGCATTAGATTTTGTTGTGCCTCATCAAATGATGAACCACCACAATTGTTAATCAAATCTTCTTCGGTAATCCCCTCGATATTAATCACTACACCAAAATCTACATCCCCAATATTCTCAATACTTGATATTCGATCAATTAATCCAGATAATGTTTGGAATTTTTTGACATCTGTTTCAGTATCATCATTTTCCGTTGATTGTTTACCATACAACTGTTCCATAATTAATTTCTTAGCCTCTTGTTCTAAGATTTCTGACGTTAATTTATTTAAATCTCTTATATTCATATCTAATAAATATCACTAAATTTCTTCCGTATCAAATTTAATATCATTTTTATAGAAAAATAACTTTACGGCCGAAAATAAATCATTATCTGGAACAACAATATCAAAACCATCAGGTACTGTTATTCTGTACTTCCGTACTTTTTTTGGTGCACCCCAAGTAGCAAGAGCATCCAAATTGGATTTATCAAACATATGTGATGGTACACCTTCAGATAGTATTTGATTTACCACCATTTCAGCAACAATCTCAGCAGGGATTTGATATTCCTGTGATACTTCTTGTATTGATTTTTGTAATTCTCTTATTTCTTTTAATTTAATTGGATTTGGTCTTCCTTTAAATGCCCGATCTGAACTAGCACCTTGATCACAATATGGGAATGTTTTACATTTATTATCGATTTCAACAAATTTGGCACCTGGCCCCCCAAATCTTGGAAAACCCTTTTTTGTGGCAATCATATCTTTTGTTGAAGCACCAGTTATACTTGCTCCACCCATTGTGGACTCGGCATTATCAATCTTTAACGGATCTTTTCTTCTTTTCTTTGTTTTATCCATTGGACTTGATGGTCCAGCAGTCCCTATAGGACCATCGTACATAGCACCAGCAGAAATACCACTACCCATTTGTTCAGTAAATTCTTTTTTCGTCATTTCATGAACTCTACTTATTGGTCTGGTAATAGGATTACTAAGCGGTGCTTCATATGAACCAGACGCACTAGCATCCATCTGTTCTTTTGTGTCTTTTTTCTTCAACGATTTTTCACCAGATTTTTCCATTTTATTTAATCGAGTGTAATAATCTGGTAATTCGGTCAAATGATCCATAGCTATTTCCCTCGCTTTCTTCTCGTCATGGGTATGTTCTTTTTCAATTTTAATACCCATTTCTATCTGTTTTTTTATTGTACCCACAAAAACATTGTGTTTTCTTGCTATATCTTCTACACTCATTCCATCGGCTTTTCCGCCACGTATTTTATTTGTTTTATCCATTTCCATATTATCTTACGTTTTTTATTGCACCCTCCCAAAATGATTTTCTTTGCCAGAATGTTTTAAACAATTCAACAACGACTTTAGTTGCCAAATCAACCATTCTTTCGTCTATTCTTCTCCCACCAAGCTCTTTCTGTATTATTCTCATCACAATATTATGTGCCTGAGTACTATCCATAAACGATTTTATTTCTTTTCTAGCAATCGTTTCAATTTGACTTTTATCACTACTTGTTAATGCCATGTTATGTTGATTTTCTATGTACTAACAAATTATTAATTGTATTAATAAATTTCGGATGGAATGTTTTTAATTTATTAATCATATCCATAGTATCTTCATCAATTTTCATCATAGATGTATTTGAAAGATATATTCCGGTATCATTGCCCGTTGATAATGTAAACCCTAAATTTACATCACTAATTTTCCCCTCTAATTTTGCATTATCCTCATATATGTGCAATTTATCAAATTCAACAATTTCCGAAACTTCAGTTCTAAATTCATCTATTAATTGTGATATATTGTTTTTTTCATCATCTTTTAATTCTAAATCTTCTGGATCTTCTGAATGAATCACAACTTCTACATCATTAATAACAGCAATATCTTCTTGTTCTTCACCACTTTCATAGTCCATATTATCATTATCTATTGGTGGTGGTGGAATACCATCACCCTTTCTTATAACAGTTTCCTTATCATTGGTTACTTGTTCTCTAAGTAACACAAATTTATTTGAATCCACACTAGCCTGTATTTCTCGTATTGTATTTAACATTTTTTTTGTTAAATCATACTCATTTATCGGTTGTTTCTGTGTCATTTTTATAAAATATATTAAAATTAAAAGAAGGGTTTATATCTGTATAAATACTTAGAAAATTTGATTTACATACAATTCCATCAAACTTTCTTACATTAGATAAATATCCTTGTGATGGTACTGTTTGATATGGTATATTATGTTTTTTACAAATTTCTTTTGTTATTTTAACCAATGCATTCATTTGCTCTTCAGAATATGGATCCCAGAAATAATAATTTCTCCATCTTTTTACATATGGCTCAGACCTATATGGATCACCTATCCAATTATATAACGCACCGGTAATCGTATTTTTAATTAACCAACCCAAATTTTCCAACGCAATCTTTACTTGTCTATTATCAATATTCTTCACACCAAACGTTTTTGAACTATAATCAGTATCAAATACCTTAAAAATATCACCTGACTTACTTATTATAAAATGTGGTATTTCTTCATATTTTTCATTATTTCTATACCTTAATTTCATAATAAAATCATCAAATCTTCTTTGTGTGTCATATAAAAAAATTTGAGTCTTTTTAGTTTTTCTCTTACTAACATTTAATTTAACTCCCTCTAGGTCTTCTACGCTTTGAACTTGCAACATCTCTCAAAAAACTTTTTACTGAATTATATGTTATTTTTTTATTTTCTTTTTCTGTAGGCATAAAAAATTCCCGAGCCGACGGTGTTGGTTCGGGAATGTTATCTGTTAGGATATCACCAGATGTAAACGTTTCTTCTATCTCCTCTTCTACCTCTGTTATTTTTTTTTTAAATTCTCTCTAGCAATTTGTCTAATTCTATCAAGTTGTTCTTGTGTTATTGGATTTGTTGGTAATGGTTGTGGTTTTTCCTCAATAAGTGGTGGAGATTCCTGTTCTTTAGAAATTGTTGATTCTATAACTTCTTGTGCTGTTGGCGTTACAACTTTCTCTAATTCTATCGTTGGAACATCATCCGGTTTTTCATTTGTTAAATCAACAGGACCGAAATCTTCTTCAATTTCTTCATTAATTATATCAGAATTAAAATTTGATTCATCAAAAGGTACATCCGACACCACAACTGGTTTGTCTTTTGTTTTTTCATTTTCTTCAACTGGTGGTTTTTCAATCGGACTTTTCTTACTTAAAAATTTTTCCATTTTTTCGAGTTCTTCCTCTGTTGGACGGATTTTCGACACCTCACCTACAATAACACTTGCCGGTATGGGTTCAGTGTCATCTAGATTATTAACATCATTTATTGGTGATGTTTTACTTTCAAGTTCCTTTCTTTTTTTAGCTCGTAAATCTATATTCTGGGCAACAAGTGCCGTCATTGATAATGCTATAACAGGAAGAAGAGCACCTGAAATCCATGCAACAATTATTCTGAACATTTCAGGGTCATCAGTTTGTACTGCAAATAAAATGGATCTTTTAAAATTTTCTAGACCAGCATCGTTATGTGTTACAATCCAATCAAAAGAACTAACAACATTACCAATAACTTGTAATGATGTTAGAATTATCATTATAACCCAAGGTAGAAATTTATTCCGGTTATCTGTAAGAAGTATACTAAATAATACAGAAGCCTGACCAATTTCGGCAACAAAACTCAATATTATTGACAACCAAATAGCATTTGCAATGTGAAAAAATGTTATTGCATGATAAAATGAAACAAATGCTGTTGCCACATACAAAATGGCAAATGTCACTATAAGTCCAAGGTGTAATAAATCCTCTCTATCGTAATTTTTTTTAAATAATTTCATTTTCTTTTTGTAGTATCAACTTCGGCACCGCGAACATTTACTGTCGTATTTGCCCTTATTTTTTCAGCAACAGACTGGACAGCTTCCGCGCGTCTATTAGCCTCACCAGCCTTTTCTTTTTCAAGTTTTAACTCAAATTCAAGCTGTCTAATAATTGTTGTTGTTTCCTTTTCAAAAATATCGTATTTTTTTGTCAAAGAGTCAATAGTATGTTTATATTGTTTTTCTATAATTCTATTACCCATATTCCGATTACAACTTTGAACTGATTTGAACAGAAAAAGGATAAAAAACACAAGAGTAAACCATTTCATATTCTTAGAAAAAAATTGTTGTGGTGTTCGTTCCATAATTTTTAAATTTTACCATTGTAGGAGATTATAATTTACATTTACCCCTATACCTAAATATATCTTAGTTGATAAAATATCATAACCAAATGATGGTCCAACACCAATAGATAATGTATTAGGTAACCATTTTTTCTTCTTAATCAAACTCTTTATATATGAATTAGTATTTGGATCAATCAACACACCTTGTAACGATTGTGGTGTAAATCCTGGGTAATTTGTTTTCACAAAAATCCTTAATTGACCATTTTCTACTACTTGCCCAAACATTAAATCAACTTGAGATATTCTATATGTTATATCACTATCATAATGTCTCAACCCAAACTTACCCAATCCAACAATTGTTTCACCTCTATATATATCATAATTCAATTTATCCCAATCGTACCTCTTCTCCCATGTTATTCTATATGTGGTATCGTTTATTTGTACTGGCTGACTTATAATCGATTCCATATGATTTATTTGTTTTTTAAAATAATCAGCCTCTTGTTCTAAACGATATATCACCTTATTTAATGATATTACTTCACCACGTTGTGCAATCACCTCATTATAAAGTTCTTTATTAAGAATTTCAAGATTATTAACATCTGTAACATAACTAGCAATCACAAATTGTTGCTCTTTATTTTTATTTTTTTCAACATGTATCGTATCAAGTAAAGCTAAGATATTCTGTATTTGAATATCATTTATTCTCCGAATTTCCCTATTATTAACACAAGATCTAGTTAATAAAACAGTAATAACAAGAACTATTAAAATTAAAAATGTTTTGCTTGTTAAAAATTTAAATACCCCATAAATTTTCAAATATGGAGACAAAAAACTAATAATTTTATTCCATAATTCCTTTAATTTATTCATTTTTACAGATATTTCAATAATGAATAACTCTCATTACGTAATTTCTTAATTGCTTTGTCTTTCAACTGACGAATTCGTTCTTTTGTACAATGAAATTCCTCACCAAGATCATCAAGATTTGACTCAACACCATTTAATCCAAAATATTTTTCAATAATTATTTTTTCTCTATCATCTAACACACTTAATATTGCTGACACTCTTTTTCTAATTTCATCTGCAGATTGAAAAATATTTTCCGGATTTTGTTCATTGGGATCACGTATAATATCAATTAATTCGTCACCATCCTCATTTATTTCAGTACTTAAAGCAACACAAAAAGGTAAACAATATGTTATTTCATTAACACAACTATTTGGATAACCATAATAATCGTCAAATTCATCTTGTTTTGATTTTTGGGCGTCTTGTATTAAATTAGAAGGTATTCGAATTGTTCTTGAGTTCTCGTTCAATGATGCCATAATTGATTGTTTCACCCACCACACAGCATATGATATAAATTTTAAACCACTTGACGGATCAAATCTATCTACAGCCTTTAACAGTCCCATATTTCCCTCAGAAATAAGATCTAAAAAATCCATACCCTGGTTTTGGTATTGTTTTGCTACCGAAACAACAAATCGTAAATTTCCAACAACTAACTCATTATGTAATTTTTCTTTTTCTTGTTTTGTGATATTTTTATCTTTTAATTTTTTAAATATTTCATCTTGTCTTTCATGTGTTATTACCGGTATTTTCTTTAAATCCTTTAAATAATTTTGTAATTCATTTGTATTGATGATTCTTGTTTTTTTCATAAAATAACCAATTAAAATATCTTATTTTTTACGTAATCTATTGATGATACGTTCTCGTCTTTTCTTATCATAATTAAATTATCTGACCAGTTACGAATTAATGGGTTATGTGAAATAACAAAAATGTGTTCAAAATAATTCTTTATTTTCTTAAAAAATTCACCAACCAATTCAAGATTATCATTCGCCACCGCATTAAAAGCTTCATCCATTACAATTATGTTTGGCTTGGGTAATGAAGATACTTTTGTTAATATACTTCTTAACGCCAATGATGATATTGTTTTTTCGTAACCAGACCCCGAATTAAGAGATTTAACGACACGTGTTTCATTATCAATCATCAGGAACTCCAGTTCATTTCGATCGTTTATATTCATCTCCAGGGTGAAATAACAACTATCTTGAAGTATCCTATATAACTCCTGATTTAATAACGGTATCATATTTCTCATAATAACCTTCGAAATTCCATTTTTACCATAAATCAACAAATAAACTTTAAATGTTGTAGATATTTCTTCTTCCGTTTTAATTTTCGCAATTAATTCATGATTTATTTTTATTTTCTCACGCAAATTGGTGACATTATTATTGTTTTTTTCAATATTAACCTTACTTGTACTAATATCAGCTATTGCGGTATCAATTTTTGTCTTTAAAATAATAATTTCACTTTCAATTCTTTGATTCTCTTCAAGTTTACTCTTATTACTTTCATAGTTATTTAAACGACTTTGACATTTATCAATATCCATTTGCATTTGTTCAACCTCCAAGTCATATTTGGCTTTACGAAGTTTATTCCTTTCATATTCTTCATATTCTTTTTTTAATGTCGCATATTTGACCTCCTTTTTTACAAGATTATCTTTCTGTTTCTCATTTTCAGTCTGGGTATTAATTAACGACACAATAGTCTCTTTTGTTTCATGAATCTTATTCTTATGATCAACCCCCTCTAATGGTCTTCTACAGTATGGACACATACTACTATTTTCCAATTTTTTGATATATTCTTCATTACTCTTAATATTATTTTTCAGCACACCAATTGTAACTTGAATATCACTAATTTGACGATTTAAAATATTGTGTTCTTCTTCTGAATAATATTGTGTGGGTTCTTTAACTATAACAACAGATGACATTTCTTTTGTTTTTATCTGCTTCTCAATTAAATCACCAATTTCCTTTTTTAATAAAATCGGATTTGTACGAATCAATTCTTGATCTATATCATTATTCTTAGATTGTAATAATTTATCTCTTTTTTCTGACAATGAAACTAATTCCGTTTCAAATTCAGATAAATTTATTTGAAGTTTTTTCGTACTTTCTTCAGTTTCTTTAATGATAGATTCATACTGTACATTATCACTCTCTAACTGAACAATATTATATGTGTTTGAAACTAGTTTTTTACTCCATTCATTAAAAATTTCTTTACATTTTTCTTCTTTGATTTTAAGTGTTTCTAATCCAAGAAATTTTGTTAATATTTGTCCTCTTGCAGTTGGTTTTGAGTTAATTAAATCTTCAAGATTATGTCCGGTGGTTAATATTGTTGATAAAAAATCTTCTTCAGTTCCAATAGCTGAAGTAATAAACTTTTCCGTTTCTCTTCGTTGCTCACCAGATAAATTCACAACACCATCATCATGTGAAATTTTATAAAATTCCAACTCATTTTTGGTTGAATATTCCCCAGACCTACTTTTTTTACGAATAATTTTTCTTTCAATAATATAATCATCACCATCAATAGTCACATATCCCTTTACCTTTACTTCATCACAATCCCTAAATTTGTTGAATATATCAATAGCAACCCTTGTTTTCGATGTTGAATTAAAAAATAAAAACATTAACAAATCAACTGTGGCAGTTGATTTTCCGCCAAAATTTTTTGGTTCAGATTCAACTGCTGTTATACCATCAAGTTCGGTAAAATCAATAACATTATCATCACCAAAAGAAAGAAAATTGGAAAATTCTATCCTTTTTATATACCATTTATTATATCTAGCCTTATTTTGTTCAATCTTATCTATTTCATTATTAATCCGGTTATCTAACCGATTAATTAAATCCCATTTAATGTTAATTTTATTCTCTTTAATAAAATCTTTTACCAATTTTTTTTGATATTCATAATCTAAAATGTTGTCCGTCGCTTCTAAAGATTTTAATTTTACATTTGCTGCCGTATTAGATATTATTGTATTAACCTTTACGTTAGTGGCATTGTATTTTTTCTTAAAATACTCTTTTACACGTTTAATTCTTTCTTGAGTCAAATTTTCGGGTGTGTCTTCCCACTCAACTTTAATAAATGGATTTTTATTTGTCATGTTTCTTCGAATTTTTATAAACTTCCGTTGCTCTTTTTAATTTTTCCTCATTTTCTTTTTTCTTTGCTTCTGCTTTTATTCTTATTTTTTCTTTTTTCAAAAATTTTAATTTCTCATCAGAAATAGATGGTAAATGTGTGGACGGATCATCTGTTTCCCTCACCATTTTACCATCTATATAATTGAATGTAATTGTGTCTTCTTTCTTCCACGAAGCCCAATGTTCTTCCCTATTAGAAAAATTGTTTTTTACCTTTTTCCAACATAAAAGCGTTTTTTCTGGATTTCTAATAACATCGTTTGGTACTAAAATTCCTTGATGAAAATGAAAAGATATCCTAAAAAACATATTTTTATTGTAACTAGGATTATAAACCATAGGATTCCATTCGGCCGGTAATTCTTCAGGATATTTTAAATGATATTCCTGAAAAAAATGACCTTTTCGATCTATTTCCATATTAATATGTTTAAAATCATAATCCATCTTATATTGATAACCCTCATGATCATCCCAAAAACTATAAATCGAACCGGCTCTTTCTAATTCAATCCCAATTGTTGGATCATGCACAGCAACCAAATCAATTCCATATTCAGGATCTTCATAATTAAGTCTTACATCGAAACCAAATATTTCTTTTCCGTGTCTTATACAAAATTCTTTTAATTCTTTATCATTATAACTTTCATTTTTTAATTTTCTTTTTTTAGACATAAATAATTATTTTATTCTACTCTCCTCAAAAAATTCTATTAGAGAGTTTATGGCCCATACGGCACCCGCAGTGAACATCCCATCAAAGAACCATCCAACATACGGACTAACGCCAAAACATTCGGTAGTGAGCCCACCTAACACAAATGACAGAAAAAACCCCACCCACGTTGGGATACACAACATACAAGTAATAAAATCACCCCAGAAATCTGATTTCTTTATTATCCACATACGCGGTTTTTCAAAAATCGCACCTGCAGTAATAATTGTTGATATCCCATAAGCAATTATTACCCACAAAATTATTTTTATCATAGTTTAATTTATTTTATTCATCATAAAGATTAATATTATCCTTCATCACATTTGTTCTGACAACCTTAGATGGTGTTACCACTTTATTTTCTTTAATTTGTGGTTTTTCCCCATATTTCAAAATAGTAAATCCGCGATTGAATATTTCTCTGGCAAATTTTTCAATATCTTCAATGTTATTTAACTCACAATATTGAATAAACTCATCATCCAAGATTAATGAGACGCTCACTTTCGGTTTCAATATCTTTAATGTCATTTAACTTAAAATGTAAAAATGGTTGTTCATTTGGTAAATCATGGAAAGTATATTCTTTTGTTTCCATATCAAATATTCCATATCCATGATGGTTTACAGTTTCACCAAAATCTTGCTGTATAAAACTACCAATCATTATAGCATCACCACCATCAGGTAATTTAAATTTTTGTCTTTTGTGTATATCTCCACATAGTAAAAGATCTAAATCAACAAAATTTAACGTATCATAACCATCATCAAACTTATAACCTAGATCAGTTGATAAACCCTGTATTGGGCCGTGAAATAACCCCACATGATAAACACCAACTTCCTTTTCAAATTTTGGTCTTTGATTATTTTGATATAATGAATAAACAACCCAATATATCCCATCATCTTTATACACATCACTTTCGTTATAATAGTATATTTTATCTGGTTTATCTAATAATTCCACAATTGGAGTTATACTATCAAGTCGTTCGGTATTATTAACTAAAAAATCGTGATTACCTGGAATAATAACAACATGACCCAAATCCGTCAACTTGTCAATAAACCAAGAAACCAACATTATCAATTCATTCGATATGTTTATTTTTTGATGAAATAAATCACCAGTAATTACTATTCTATAATCACACACTTGAAATTTATTATCCACATCTGTGTATAATTTTTTTTGTAAATCATTAAAAAACAATTCAAATTGTCTTTTATATAAATCGTGTAATTGATTTGTTCTGATATGAATATCCGAAATATGTACTATTTTTTTAACCATATTATAAAAATTGTTTAAGATTTAAATTCATCATTGTTGTTATTATTGACTGCGGTACTTTATATTCAACAAAATTCCCATCATCTTTCAATAATACAATAACACCACCAAGAAATTTGTTGTTTTCAAATCTACTTCCTTCCAACATTTTCATTAATAATTTCCCATACAATGGTATCTGTAAATAATAATGACCAAGAGCATTGTCCGGATAATCCTGAAATGGTGGATACAATTTTTCAGTATAAGGCATTACCTCAAAATTTTTTGGTTGATTACTTTTATAATCAGTAATAACAAAACCAAAATCATTCATATCTTTATTCATCATTATCCAAGTGTTATCAGACTGACCAACATAACCCAATTCCGGATCTCCCATCACCATTTCAGTATCAACCAAAACAGCACCCCTTTCATGCATAAGATTAATAAAATTTTTCCCCGCCTCAATCATTTTATCACTTCTAATAATCTGTTCATCCGTACAATAAAATTTTGGGCGTCTTACTTCTTTAAAATCATTATATTGTTCGACAACAAATTTTTCCATTTCATAATGTGCCCGACTACCCAAATTAACTGAATCCTCCCCAGCTTTTTTCCATTCGGCTAATAATCTTTTTTGTTCTTCAAGGTCACCTTTAGACATTCTAAGCGATATTCCTTGAGCATCAAAAGGTTTATAAAAATTCTTAATTATTTTAGAAACAGACGGAAATTTAGTGGTGAAATTTCCGTTAATATCACGCATATAATATATGTGTTTATTTTCAACAAAAGATAAACCAATATTATTTCTTCTTTCTTTTAATGCCTCTCTAATTTCTATTGCCAATTCTTTTAAATCCATAATTTTATTAATTGTTTACCATATTTTCTAAAAAAATTTTCTAAAAACTTTTCTCCTTCTTCAGAATTATTCCAAAACATGAAACCGGGAGTTTTTTCAATATTATCAATCTCCTCAAATGTTTTTTTCATATCATCATGAAATGATATAAATAAACTTCCACCACTAACTCGAATCATACCATTTTCATCTTCAAATGTATATCCCAGACAAGCACATGGGTTATCATCCGCCAAATATTTCACCTTAAAATATAATTCCCTAGTAGTCATAATTCAATCTATTTGAAATGGCTTATATTCATTTAAATTTCCACACAATTCTGCAATATCTTTATCAATTGGTAATTTAACAACCCATATCTTTCCAAATAACTTTCCACCATTTAATTTATAATAAAGTTTCTCGGCATCAGCCCATGCATCACCATCAAGTATTATTGTTATCTTATTTGCGTTATTATAAAGTCTATCAAATAGCAAATCACTCATTTTTTTTCCTAACATTGGAATTGAATTATCAACAAAAATATGATCAAACGGACCTTCAACTAAATTAATTGGTTTATTCCAATCAATTAGATACTCATTGAAAATAATTGCATCTTTTTCAGCTTCAGGATTCATATATTTACGTTTCGGTTTTTTTTCATACGATCTAGCTGTAAAATAATTTACACATCCATCAATATCATATGACGGTATTATTATTCTATTTGCATAATCACCGTTATAACAAAAACCAATATTGTATTTATTAATTATTTTTTCCGTGACATTTCTCTCTGTGAGATAGTTAATTGCCGATTTATAATAATGAGTTAGTTTAATACCACCACTAACATCTTTTAACGAAATAAATTCTTTTGGGAGTCTCACTCTACTATATATTTTTTTTCCTACACTAGGTTTTGTGTCGGGTATAAGTAATTGATATTTTTTTAATTGCTTATAATTCCCATACTTTCGTATTAATTTTCTTAATGTTCCATGTGTATCGTGACTTTCGGAACAGGCCCAACATTTATATACACCCTCAATATAATTAACTTCCAAATTTCCTTTGCCGTCCAAATGATCCAAACCTTTAATTTCATAACTACATACTGGACAAGAAAATGCAATTTGTCCTGCCCGCTCATTATGATACTTATAATCACCCAAAATATCAATTAAGAGATCAACGATCATGTCATATTTAACGTCCGTTTCGACCATAATATTAAATTATAAGTAAAAAAAATGAGAAAAAAAAATTAAAACTAAAAAAGTGGGTGGAAAATCGTTTTTTTCACCCACTTCACACAAAAAAATATATAAAAAGACATGAAGAGCTCATTGTTGTTTTATCATGTTAATATAACCAATAACACACGTCACACTATCACTAATATCATAACTTTCTTTTTTTAATTTTCCGTTTTTATCCCTAATCCAGTTAATTTCGGGACAAACAGCATTAACATGTTCCCATATAATATGTTTTTTGTCAATATCTTTTGGAAACCCACCGAATAATACATTTTTTCCTTTACCATTATCACGTACCAGATCCGGAAATGCGAATTTTCTGGCATTATATGTTGATATAAATGTTGGGACTACTTTAAAAATATCATAACAAATTTTAAGTATCATTGAATTATAACGTATAAGTGTTCCCACAGTATATATATTATTTGAATTCAATAATGGTTCTTCGATAATAATTTTTATAATACCATAATCCTTATACTTCTCAAGATGTTTTTTAAATGCCTCGGCTTTTAATAATAATTCTTCAATTTTATCTTCTGGCTGGGGTTTTATCTTTGGTGTAAAATGAGAAGCCTCTAATAATGTTGATGTTGTCATGTCAAATAAAGCCCACCCAATGGTTTTACTTGATATGTCAAGACCTAAAATTTTTGGTTTGTTTTTTAATTTTAATTCATTCTCCATTTAGTAAATAATATTTTAAACCACAACCAAGGTGATAAATTTTATCACAGATTAATCATAAAACATTAAATATTATAAAATATTTTTTGTTTTGTAAAGCTTAAATATCTAATTGAACTGCTAAAACTATTGTACCAACCTTTTCTATTGGACTTGACGCTTTAGCAATAACAAGTACGTCTTTATTTTCATCTAATAAAGCCACTTCTGTAATTCTTTTTGGTATTGCGGGTATTGCTGTGGTATCATATGATGGATTCTGTGTTGTTTCAAAATAACCGGAAGGTAAATTCACCAAAAATCTCATAACTTCCATATCTGTTACCCTCGCAACTTTAATGCTACCCGGAAATGATTGAAAATCACCAAAATGTGTTTCTGGTATAACATATAATCCAGCATTTTCATAATCATAACTAGTGATAATAAATCGTGTATCACGAAGAGTTGTCGGATTTATTAATGTTCCGGGAGTATGGTTAGGTATCTGATCTGTAAAATCAATTATTTTCCATAATGTTGGATCTGGCTGCTCACCCGTATTGACAACCTGTACAAGTATTTGGAAAGTGTCTGCAATATATCCATTTGTTACATCAGAAAAAGTTGACCTCATGAATTGAAAATCATCAGTATCAAATTTAATTGAAACATCACTATCAACGATACTATTTGAAATTTTAGAATAGTAATTACAACACATACCAGATAATTGTGAATCACCCGACGCTTGATGTTGTAAAAGATATGTGACAAATACAGTTTGACCAGTAGTACCACCACTTAATAATGGAATTAATGAGTTTCCATGATCATCACATTTTGAATCAATTGGAATAGTTGAAATTTGTGGTATTGGTAATGTATAATTCCTATTCGATTTATAATCCAATGCCGCAACAATTTCTTGATCATCAAAAATAATTACTTTATGATTTACAAAAACTTTACCAACTTTCACACCCTGTTCGTCAATTAAATATCTAAACTTCATTTGATTTGGTCTGGTATCTATTGCTGTTGAATTTATATAAAAATCTTCAGTATCCATAAAAAATCTTGCACCAATAGTTGTGGTTGTATTTCTATCATATAATATGAAAGGAATATAAATTTCAAAATATTCTGTTTCATCCTCATTATGCCCGATGTAATCTTCATATTTATATGGTAAATCAGGGTCTAACGATGCTACACCCACTTTAGAATAGTGTAAAATACTAATAGAATGTTGTTCCTCTGGCGGGACAATAATTTTATTCCCAAAAGTATTTGTAATTGTTGTTAACGTGTTATCTGTTTGTCCTGATGAAGTATTATATCCAAAATATTCTTTTGCTGATACAAAAACATTACTATCGAATGTTGTTAATGGAACTATTGCTGGATCCAACCCAGCTGGTGTTTTACTCCAAACAGTATTCAAATCCCATGAATATTCTTGATCTATACACGGATTAAATGAAGATAAAGCGTTAGATACTATAGTTACATCACCAGACAAAAATGATAAATTCGGCATCGGTCTATCCAAATGTAAATTGTCATTTACAATATCAATAATCTTATATGTTAATGATGAATGTACATTCTCAGATATTGTTCCACCAATTCCTAAATCACCAAATAATATTGTAATAAATTCAACATTATAATATAATGTACCGTTTGAAACAGACAAAATATTGCTTCCATTTATTCTAGAAATATTTATAGGCTCATATGTCGAATTAATCGTTGATTCATTATAATCCGAAACAAAACCAACAGCACTTAAATAATTTGTAATTCTATCCATTTGAACTGATTGTACTGGTGTTCCATATGTTGTCCCACTTATTGACGATTCACTATACTTGTAAGGATATTTAACTTGAGAATCTTTATCAAATGGCATCAACACTTTTTGACCCGGATTTTCATCTCCATTAAATTCATAAAACGGTAGTGTATAGTCATATTCAGAATCGCCCACTTGAAAATAAGTAATATTGAAATTGCCCTGTGCAATTTTCTTTCTTCCTTTATTCGTTATTCGACCAGCTAAATTTTCTGAAACATTTGCAACTAAAAACCCCATTTCTTTTTACGTTATTCCTATTATTCTTATAAATATAAACATTTATTTTTTCATCATTATTCACATGATCCCATAGCATAAGTTATTGTAACCGGACCTGTAGTAGTATCAACACCAATAAAAGTAAAAGTACCTTCTCCTTGACTTTCTACACAACTATTATTTACCGAAACACTTTCACCAATTGAACCTTGATTTAACATAACGTCAACTACCGTGTTGGTACTATATACTGTTGTATGTCCCATAGCCCAAGTTGAAGGAACAATTGGAAAATTAATTCCCGAAACTGTTATTGTACCTATTGTTACCTCGTTAATATTATATGTTCCCATATTATATATAATAACTGTTGGTCCAAATGGTGATGGTGATGGTGTTGGTGTTACTGTTCGTGATGGAGTAGTACTAGCACCAAAACTTGGACTTGGTGTACGTGTAACTGTTCTTGTAACACTCGGTGTGACGCTTGGTGAAGGTGGTGTACCGTCTTCCAATGAAAGTCTGACCGGTCTGGATAATGAAATATAAATACTAGGAATTATATGTGTTATTTCACCACCTGGCGTTTCTCCTATCAAACTACTATAATATGTGACATTATTACTATCAGTTAACTTAATATAATTAGAACCACCTTCCCAATATGTAATATAAATATCAATATTTTGTGAACCCAAATCTGATGTAGATCCAGTTAATATTCCTAAATATGTCAATGGGAACCCACCAGAAGATATTGGCCCATCATTTACCATAACATTACTAATTGAAGGTATAGCAGCGTTATTCTCAACAACAATTAACGCCCTTGTCGGTGTTGAACTTGGTGATGGTGGCGGTGGTGACGGCATTGGTGATGGTGGTAATCCACCGCACAAAATCTTAACCGGCTCGTTTGGATTATCACATGTGGCAGAAAATTCATCATTACATATCACTACAGCATTACCACCACCATTAACAACAATTGCTGAGGATATGGTTACATATCCAGTACCCCTACTAATATCTTGTGTTTGATAACAATCATACTCTATTCGTACTTTAACTTGAGATACGTTTGTTATATTTGTAATAGTCGTATATCCAAATTTTTCCTGATAATCATCCTGACAATCGCCACCAGGTATTTCTGCCCTCACACTGTCCCTATTTGTCCATGTTGCACCACCATTAGTTGATACAAGAATTCTCGTTGTTGTCTGTAATGCATTTCCACTTGGTATATTAGGATTACAACTCCAATTATTATCGACTTCTGCGGTTAAATGATAATATAAATTAATATTAAAAGTTCTACCCTGAGCATTGTTTACTCCCATAACAACATCATTACCACTTAATGATGCAAAATATATTTCACTATCTACACTTGCTGATTGTGAAACCGACGGTGTTCGAGTTGGTGATAATGACATACTAATCGACGGCGTCGTAGATAACGATGGTGATGGTGTTATCGAAACACCCTGAGTTGGTGATGGTGTCGGTGATGCTTGCGGACTTAATGACGGTGTTGGTGTCATTTGTGGTGTCGATGATGGTGTGGGTGTTATTGATATTGTTGGTGTTACTGTTGGTGTGACTTGAATATCCGGACAGAAATTATCACCATGGATTTTAATGTTTTTAATAAGATATCTTTTTGAATCATTAACATCTTCAAGTTTTATCCAATAAACATAATCATTATCAAATGTGACAACTGTTTCATATAACCGAATAACTGATGTACTAGCAGGAAATATACCATCAGGATCCATTTCGTTCGGATAATTTAACCAACTTGGTCCTGTTATTGGATATGGTCCATAACCCGTATCGTCGCGTTTGTAATATACTCGAAAATCGTTCGATGTGCTTATTCCTGTTAATATGACTCTAATTTGTCCCATTTATTTTATTTTTTTCATCATTATTGACATGACCCTGTCATATAACCAATTGTTATTGTACCTACAGTTGTATTAACACCTATAAAGGAATAATCACCACCACCATCAGTACCTTGACAATCATTATTTACTGTTATACTTTCCCCAAATGAACCCTGACTTAATGTGACTGTAATTGATGTACTAGTACTATAAACTGTTGTGTGCCCAATGGCTGACTGTGATGATAAAATTGGAAAATTAATATCTGGTATTGTTATATTATTTACTTGTATATTAGTAATACTGTATGTTCCGGCATTAACAACATTAATTGTCGGGCCAAATGGACTTGGTGTTGGTGTTGGTGTTACTGTTCGTGATGGTGTTGGGCTAGCACCACTACTAGAACTTGGTGTGCGTGTAATAGTTCTTGTGACACTTGGTGTAGAACTAGGTGCCGGCGGTGTTCCATCTTCCAACGAAAGTATAATCGGCCTAGATAATGAAATATAAACACTAGAAAGTGTGTGTGTTATTTCTCCATATGGTGAACTACCAACTAGTGAACTATAATGTGTAATATTATTGCTATCAATAAATTTAATATAATTAGAACCACCATCCCAATATGAAATATAAACATCAATATTCTGTGAACCCAAATTTGATGTAGTTCCTGTTAAAGTATCTAAATAACTCAACGGAAAACCACTAGAAGAAATTGATCCATCATTTACCATAACATTCTCAATCAATGGTATGCTAGCATTATTTGTTACAGCAACAATAGCCTTTGTTGGTGTCGTACTAGGTGTTCTAGAAAATGATATCGTAGGTGATGGTGTTGGTGTTATAGATCGTGACGGAAACGGTGTTTTACTTAAAGATATGGTAGGTGATGGTGTTGGTAATGTTGTACTACAATTAACCACATCATTTATATAACCATCAATCATTATTTGTACTGCATATTCAATAGTATTACTTTTTGTGTAATACCAGCGTTGATCACCTTGGAAAGGAAACGACAATGCCGCATCACTATATGCATAATATCCAATAATGGGTGAAGATGTTGCCATATAAATTGTATCATCAGGAAGATTCATAGACGCACAAGCACCATCACTAGAAGCGTGTGTGGTGTGTGTCACAATATCATATTGATATACACCAGCCCCACTTGGTGTTGGTGTTGATGCACTCGGAGTTATACTTGGTGATGGTGTTGAACCCGATGCACAATACACAGTTTCCCAATTACTTTCACCAAAATCATTACAATTATCTGTTCGTAATCCCTTAGCCCTATCGAGACACCATGTATTCATTCGTGTTTCATGTGTGGAAACATCACCAAATCTAATTCTATCATAAAATTTATACATCACCCAAGCTGTCGGATAACCAGTGTCAATACCCTTACAAAAACCATAATTTGACAAATCACATAAACCATTTACAAACACATCTTCTATTGTTGTTATTCTATAACGGCGTGCTGTTGGATTTGTTTGTGATGTAATTTTAGTAAGACGATATGCTATTAAAAGCCCTTCATACCTACAAGATGTAACATTTAATCCGGTAGGTATAACTCTATTTTTTGTCTGTGTTAACATAGTTATTACAGAATTAACCATCTGATAACTATTATCACATTGTGTTGGTGTTATATTGTTTGTTGGAATTACAAACACAATATTCATTGTTTTATTAACTGAATTAAACACTACAGGTGCTGTTCTAAAGAAACACCAATCAATATCAACATAGTCATCACCACATGACGAAGCTATTCTCGACATTATTCTATAATAACCATAATAACTCACATTCGTATCGGGATATGAAGCCCATGTTGCCCATTCTGTAGAACCAGTTATTTGTGAATAATCACTTTGTGCATCATTAAAGTCAGCAATGTCACTAAATGTAAATGTTATTGATGTTGTGTCTTTTGTGATTGTAATTGTTTGCCCCGCAGCCATATTCATACAGGTATTATATCCTGTGTTATATATTACTAAAGAATAGGCAGATGATATTTTCCAAGGACATAATATTCCAATTTGTGTATTTTCAAACCCACCTATAGAATTTCCAGATGAAAGAATATTAGATGTTATGTATCTATGCATCCATGGAGTATTTGGGTTCGTTCTGTCTGGTAATGTATAACCTGATAACGTGTTATAATAAACAATATAATTACATTCAGGATCTCCCGAATAAACCATTACCGGTGTTGAATTTATTTTATTTACATCACTACTAAGATTATAATCACATGACAACACATCAAGTTCGTCAACACAATCAAGTCTAAGTCTCCAGTTCGTGTTTATTTTGTCTGGTTCAAATACACTACCAATAATTTCAAATTTTAAATAATCACCGTTAGTCCACGTAAAATCTGTCATTTTAAAAACAAATCTTAATGGATTACAATTTGAATAATTTATATATGCAATTCGAGGATTTGTTGGATAATTAACTGGATACAAACCACCACCATTCCAAGACATACCACTATAAATTGATGTTCTTAAATACACATAAGTAGTTAAATGAGTACTACCCGTATAATATAAACCATGAACCCAATTTTCAATTAAAGTTCCATTTGGATTGTTTGTTGTACAATAATATATTTTTAATTGTTCAGAAACTTCAAAACCAAAAAATTCAACCGCCATATATTTGGTATCATTATATAATTGATATGTGAATATTCTTGATTTATTTAATCCACCATCATTTTTGTTTTCATAAATTAAATTAAACGGATAAACATTATCTGGATCAACACCATATGTACTATCACATGTTATTGGTGTAATAACCACTGATGGTAAGCAAGTTAATAAATCCGAACTTAATCTATTTCCGGATTCATAAGTTGGTGTATAGGTGTATCCACCAATTAATATCTTTCTTATCACCGGATATAACGTTCCTGACTCGACAATTTCATCAACAAATGGATGTTCTCTTTGAATTGTAGCATCATATTCATAACGTGAACCCGTCGTAAAGACTACAGTTCCTGAAGTCGAATTCATTCTCCATTCAATAACATAATCACTTGGTGTTGTTGTGCCAGTTAATATACCAGCACTTAAAAAAGAACCACCACTAACACCATTTAACCCTAAACTATATGTACCACAAGCAGTGTACATCGGTATTGTCGCACTCGGTGTTCTACTAATTGTTATACTTGGTGTCCTTGTTGGTGTTCTACTAATTGAAATACTAGGCGTGACAGATGGTACTTGCGATAATGAAACACTAATAGTAGGTGTTGGTGTTCTACTAACTGAAATACTAGGTGTTCTGGTTGGTGTTCTACTAACTGAAATACTAGGACTAACACTTATTGATGGTGTTATAGATACACCAGGAGTATTCGATACTGATATAGTTGGCGTTCTACTAACCGAAATACTAGGTGTTATTGTTGGCGTTCTACTAACCGAAATACTAGGTGTTATTGTTGGCGTTCTACTAACCGAAATACTTGGCGTGACGGATGGAACACCACTAAACGTAACACTAGGTGTTATTGTTGGCGTTCTACTAACCGAAATACTTGGCGTGATAGATGGAACACCACTAAACGTAACACTAGGTGTTACCGTTGGTGTTGCTGAAAGAACTAGTGATGCACTTGGTGTGCTCGTTACTGATAAAGTAGATGAAACTATTACGGGTGTTGTAGTTGGTGTTCTAGTCACCATCGGTGTATTTGACGGACTTATTACTGGAGTTGCTGAAGGTGTTGGTGGAATGCCATTATAACACCACCCAGTAAACGTTGATGGTCTATTTGTTAAAGTATTTAATGGATGGTCCTCATCAACACCACGAGCAGAATCTATACAGTACTGACGTAATTGAAAATCAAAAATGGTGATATCTTCTTTAACATACGATACAATTATTTTATCATCACCAGTTAACATACCATCAAATAACACAACATTACTCGTATCTTCGTGTGTATTTAATTGATAATAAATGTCATGAACATCACAATTAGTAAATTCAACTGATGTTACTTTAATTGGAAAGCCTGTTTCAGTAATCAAATATTCTGCGCTTGTTGAACCACTTACTTCTACGTACAAATCTTCGGGATATTTAAAAAGAAACGATGGACGAACACATTCGATTACACTATAAACCAAAACTTTACTTGTTGGTAAAACCTTAAATTTATTATTAATTAAATACGTTTTAATTGAGCTAAAACATACAATATTTTCAATACTAACAAAACGATAGTCAAAAGCAAATTGATAACCATTAACAGGGGCTAGTTGAAACTGTGACGCGGTAAGTTCTGACGCGGATTTTAATGTCATTGATAATAATGTATCACCGCTCACAATATTTTCAACTAACTCTTCGATAATATTACCATTACTTATCGCTACTTCAAGTTCTTGGTATGTAGTAGGTACACCACCACCATTCACCTTTAACACATATGTACCTTTTTTTAGTCCGTAATCATAACTTGGCCGATATTCAACTTTTGGCCACGCCGTAAATCCACTCAAAGTATCCGTCCAGTCTGTAACAACGTATTGTAATCCGTTAATTTTCAAGTGAACTTCGGTGTTTGCCGCATCTGATAAAATTAATTCATGTGAACTTGTCTCACTAAAACCAGTAATCGAATAACTACATTCAGATTGCATCGGAAGAACATTAATGGGTTCATCACAATTAAATTGTATATATGCCGGCATACTATTGCCACTTTCATCACCCACAATTGTTGGTATATAGCCATATATGTTTGTTAATATGTTAATATCAGTATATAACTCACAATTACTATCACCACTAAAAATTAATGTGTTAATAGGTTCAACTCTTGCCTCCATATTGGTTTCATCATGATATAAGCCATATGATGGTGTAAAATAATAATCAAACGATTCGATTATACGAGTGTTATCTTTTGGTGTGACAGTAAATGCGACGTATTCTACATTATCCGGTGTATTGCAAAACACTGCAGTTACCGTATATTCACTATTTTCATCGGTACTTATTTCTTCGACTAACGTATTAACTATATCTTTCCACTCATCTCGCATATTTTCAATTGCGTTAATCTCACTAAATAAAGTACTTCCCACATAATCACATATAAGAGGTATTGATTCTGTTGTTGGTGTTAACCTTGTACACGGACTTGTCGGTGTAAATCCAGTGAATGTTCTTAAATTACCTGTTTGTCTACTATAAACAGTTCCATTAATCTCTAATGTAATTGTATATGAAACACCATAAAACGATGTTAAACCCCTAAAATAACTTTCATAACTAGTATTATCTACAGTTCCACCGCCTATAAATGTTCTTAGATCTTCAACGATTACTGTTTCAAAATCAGGATATAAAACTTCAATATATGCTGTCGACCCCACTGGTCTTTTATGTTTGTATTTTGATCTATTGAATATACTATTTTCAATTAAATTTCCACCCAGCCATAATGTTGTTGCAGGAATAAATTGTTCGATAATATCAACCCAATATGGACTTAATCTGTTAATAAATTCATTTACCGAAATATAGTTATATGGTGTAAATAATATTTGGTTCTGATAAGCCCAATATACTCTCAATAGACTATCATATGTATTCTGATATTTAACAACATGGGAATTACTTATAATGTCATTTGTTACATTACTCAAAAATTCAGCAAATGTTACCCCTGTTTGTGGTGTTAACACACCAAAATTCAACATTAAATCTCTGGATTTTCGATATATGTCATAATCAATTGCTCTATCGGCAGACAAAAACACATTAACATTTTTTCTATTTAATGTTAACCTTGATATTGCCTCATCATCTACTAACTCAATTTTTTTATTATCAACATTGGAAACTAACGAATACCCATAATTTAATCCTGGAAGTTGTCTATAAACATCGAAATAATCTTCCCCATATGTAAATGGGGCGGGTTTGGTTTTAATTACTTTGGTTCGTCCAGTTAAATTGGAATTATCATAATCAATCACCTCTGATGATCTGTGATGTAGTGTTCGTTTATACCACCCCGCACCTTTTTGAAAAAACATCGAGCCATCAGGATATTCAATACCTCTTGGAAATCCAGTGTCTTCATCAACCGGATATTTGTCTCTCGTTAATCTCGTCTCACCCGAAAACCGCGTTAATGTATAACCAGAAAGATTTTCATCCCATGTCATCACACTAGACGACACCTGACTCTGAATTACATTTCTAATATCGTCTTCGATTGTTTGCGATGGAAGTGATCCATCAACTTTATAAACATATTCATCCAATCTAATCATTGGCTCCGGTGCACCAATAAATTTTAAGAAAAATTCAATTGCTGTTCTAGTTCCTTTTGATTTATAAAGAAACGCCAGATTAACTAATATTCTTCTATAAAATTCATATTCGGCCTCAATCAAATTAGTTCCTAATGAAACACCATCATATTGAGTGTCGTGTCGCGTATAAAGTGACTCTTCAAGTGTTTTTTCAGTGAATAAATTTATTGTTGATAATCCTAATGTTTCAGCTAGGTTTTTTAATAAAATATCAGGAACATTATTGATACCATCGTAGCTTACATTTCTCATATACGCAATGTTATCAATAAATTTTTTCACATTATCAAATGCCCGACCATAAATTTGGAAAACGGCTTCGATTTTTTTATCATCCGTATCAAATTCATATAATTGAGGTGATGTTAAAAATCTAACAATTAAATTAGATTTATAATTATCGACTTCATCAGCCAAAGAACTTATCTTATCTATATAATAATCAAATAATAAACCAACAATTGATATGTTCCAACCGTCATTAGATATTGGCCAATTTACATTTATAGTAACAGTTTCAGTTGATGAACCATCACTACTATCCCTTGGTACATTAAACGCAGCAGTAAATTTTGGATTTGTTTCTCTATTAATTAAAACCCGCTCAAGATCATCTAATTGTTCATAAAAATTTTCAACAATTCCATCTGTTGGCCTAATAAGATAGTTTTTGGTAAATGCAGAATATCCATTAAAACAATTACCATCAACCCTTAATGTTATTCTATTATTTGAATCAGGTTCAGAATACGATATAATATTAAAAGTTTCACCAGTTAAATCAATAACATACTTTGTAAAGGAAGAATAAAAATTACGTATATTGTTATCTGTTTCTGGTAAAATACCACTTTTTGGTGTTTTTAATATAATTTCTAAAGGATTATATATTAATTTATATGGAACATCAAATTCGGTTGTGTTTGTTTGACTTGAATATACTATATTCTCTGCAGTATAATTAACACCACCAATAAATGTTGAATTAACCTGTATTGCTGCCGGATACTTAGAAATAATATTATTAATAGCGACCCTAATTCTCTGTTTTAATGAACCATAAAGTGAACGATCTGCATTCTTTTTGTCATTATTAAATTTGATTTCTTTTTTTGTGTTATCAAAATCCTCAATAACATGCTTTTCGTCAACAATATCATCAAGTGTTAAAAAATCAGAAAATGGTTGTGTTCGAAATTCTTTAGTATTACGTTCAGGTATAGTTTTTTCAATAATAAAATTAGTACCTGTCATTAGGCTTGAACCTTCGGTAATTTGACGACCAACTAAATCGTCACTAAATGAATCCGCGCCGCTTGCGGCTTGACTAGGTACTTTGTAACGTGCCATTATTCTGTAATTGTATCAAAATTTAATGATTCATCAATATCATCTCTTTTTTCTCTAATTTCATATAATGTTTCATTAAATTCGTCTTTAATTTCGTATAAATTAAATTGTTTATAAATATTATTATCCTTATCATAAATGGTGTAAATACCACTTGACATGGCCTTGCTCTGATTACCATAAAGAGCATACGCCAACGTTGAAATATCATGTTCAACCATCTCAATTTCAATCGTTGTCGGATTAAAATATGTATTAGATATAATAATCGTTTGATTTGGTTGGCCAATATACGGTACTGTTGTCGGTCTTGTCGATGGAGCTGCGCTTGGTGTTATTGTTAAAAACATCAGATTCGTTGCATTATCAGAATACCTATACCGAATAGCTTTTTGACTTGTATTTACCAAATTAGTTGTAATTGGTTCACAATAAAAATTCGATGTTATCATTCGATAAAAATTAGGAATTTTTTTATTATCTGTTGGATTAATATATTCTATACGATAACCAACAAGATTTTGTGGTGAAAATTTATTTCTATCTGACGTAACAACATTAGACATATCAATTATAAGACCCCTAACCGATGGTAATGATGCCAACACACCACAATCGCTAATAATAGTTCTGATTTGTTTTGGTCTTAAATGTAATGTATAGTATCCCAAATCAGAAAAATCTTCGGACTCTAATTTTAAATTATACATACCACCTAGAATTTCCACATCTGCAACAGGTGGCCGATCAGATTCAGATGATAATGCCGTTTCTGCATTATGAAAAACAGGTGTTAAAATTGACGTTGCGTTCAATGTTCTTAATGTAACAGGTGAACTAGTTTTTCTATCGGGTGTAAAATGATATAAAATTTCTACATCTTCTGGCGATACGTCAGCCGCCCTTATTGTCCCATAAGATCCAATTGCCATTTCTATCTCTTTTATTTATATAAATATGAAATTATTGATTTTTCACTTTAAAAAACCCACCCCCATATATTTCTAATTCACCAACGTTATCAATTTCACCTAGTCTAAGATTCCGCTCCATAACACCAAGTTTACCCCTTTCCACAAAAATATCAGAATATATCGCTGGCTGATCAAGAAAACCAATTAAATGTTCATTTCTAGTTATCATTCCATTGTATACCTCTTCATGATTATAATCCGATGTGTTTCCCGTTATATATGTGTACCCATCAGAATAATCCATATAATATAACCCATCAATGGTATAACCCGTATATTCAGAAGTAATTGTTATACCACTATAAGCAGATAAACCATATAATTTAAATTCATCAATTCGACTTTTTCCTATTGCAATAAAAGATATTATTGTATCATTTGTGTTACCAGTTAACGTAGTGTAATCCTGTAAATAATCTTGAGTTTCAATGATTAATGGATTAGAATAGGGTATTTCGAATTGTAATGTACCTAGATCTGTAGGCATTATTGCTCCGTTAAATGGTACCTCAATTGTTCGTTTTAATTTCTCTATTTTCCATGGTGAGTCAATGGTAATTTCAATAACATAATTACCAGGAACATCATATGTGTGTGTAACATTTGGTAATACTGTATCATAAATTGTTGGTGATAATAAATTACTATCAGGTTCACCATCTCCCCATGAAATCGTATATATGGAATCAACTAGTGTATTTAATTTATTTGTGTTAACCGTATTGTAAATGGTAATTGTTTGATTATTTATGGTATATGTAAAATTAGAAAACTGTTCAACCTGTTCAATTTCCCCATCAAAACCAACCATAATACCCATTTCATCAATTGTATCTACTAAAAATATTGGTATTTGATAACTATCATATGCTTGTGATTTATTAATTGTTATCCATGTATTTCCAGACCACATATACCAACCAATCTGTACAGTACCCTTTATATTATAAATGACATCACCATTTTGAGGTGCCAAATTTGTACCACCAGACCACGGAATTAAATTGTGATTTGAATCATACCAATTTTGACTATCCAGTGATACCAATTCAACTTCGGGTATTGTCTTTCTTAATATTTGATATACTTCTTTTTTCATTTTTATATTAAAGATTTTGTGTAATATCCGTAGGCATAAAATGATACTGGTTGATTGTCTAAACCTATTCTTTCTTCACTAGTATTTCCAGAATAAACAATATACGAATAATCATTTTTATCTACCACCATTCTATGATAAATGTCTGTAGATTCATTTACAATATCATAATATGATTTAGGTGAATTCAAAAAACTTAATATCGTACCATCTATAGCATTATAATATTTTGCTGTTACGTAAAAAGTATCACCTTTATAAATCGAACCCTTCAAAACTGTATCATCTTGAAACCAGAATAAAAACATATTTTCTTTATTTCTATAATTGTTTCCAGTAAAAATTGGTAAATAAATCTCCCGACCTATTGGTGTATAAAACACTTTTTCACCTAATGGAATTGGTAGGTGTTTTGTGAAAACTAATTTCCTATTATTACTATCAATAATTTCACCACTCGGTGCTTTATAAAATTCAAGGCTAAAAAAACTAGTGTTTTCCGACTTTGTTATTATTGAGTTTTGTTCAGGAGATAACCCGACATACTCATAATTTAAACCACCAAAATATGTTGGTGGATTATCACTATTAAAAAAATAAAAATGATACCAAATATCATTTTGAGATATTCCACTTATACCAATATATTCATTATGAATATAACGAACAGTTTCAAAATTATCTATTGGGTTTATAATAGATTTTAATGTTTCACGTTCAAATTCTTGAAAATTCTCTTCCCATCCAAGGTCAATCCCAAACCTCGTTTCCTCACTAATAAGGATATTTCTATTCGATTTACTTTTTAATATATCCATTTAATTAATTTAATTATCCACTCCAACCACCCAATCTAGCCCATAACCACCATGCCGCATATGCTTTCATATTCGCATTAAGTGGATATGAATGTGATGAGTTACAATTATACCAATCAACATTCACCTGATGTGTGTTTTGCCAGTCTAACGCCCAGTTTCTATCTCCATTTGTTGGTAATCCAGGATCACCACCATCAGTACTAACAATACCATCTCCATTATAATCATAATTACAACAATCTGTTACTCGCTTATCTGCATAATAATTACCATCAGGATCATAACTTTCAATATCTGCAAAATCAAATAATATTTTATTATTATTAATACAATAATTTCTTATAATTGTATTATTAGTAAATAATGTACCTGATAATGGTTGTCCATCAACATGACCTGTCATATATACAAACTTAATTGATGGATAATCAATCTCCAATTGATTCATTAATGTCAAATAAGTGTTAATATTAGCTTGTGTTGCATAACTTACTTGCCCACACCAAGACCATATAACAACGTTAACACCAGGATTAGTCTCTAAATATGTACGAGTGTTTTCCGCCCACAAATGATATTGTTCGTTATTTGGACATCTTGTATTACCAAGGTCCATTCCCCAACAACTAAACATTTGGGCAATTGCGTGATCTCTTAAATCTAACGCACCACCAGACCCACCATTATTAAATGAATATGTCGAACCTCTCCAATTAACCAGTCCGGTCATACCCTGAACCAATTGTTCACCGTGCGATGTGTGTTCATATGCTATGTGAAGATTTGACTTCGCATTGGTTATCGCGCTACTTGGAATTGCTAATAAATTAGAAAGTTTTGCTATATTATGATCTGCAATAATCGAATTTGATGTTGGTGTTGATAATGAAACTGATGGTGTCCTACTTATTGAAACACTTGGTGTTCTAGTTGGTGTCCTACTAAACGATAAACTAGGTGTTCTTGTCGGTGTTCTAGTAATAGACACACTAGTTGTTCTAGTTGGAGTTGGTGTGCTACTAATTGTTGGTGATGTCTCCAGTGTTACGGTTCCTGGCCCGAGAAGAACTAATCCCGACCATGGAGATAGTGTGATAATACCCGAATATGTTGTATTTGCAACATCTTTCATCGGTGCTGACAATGAATAATATTTATTTTCGTCCGTTTCATTATAAATAAAATGAATATCATCCAAATTTGACACCGATCCTGCAAGTGAATTGTTTGAATTGGCATCCTGATTTGAATACGAACGCCATTCAGATAATGTACGATTAACCCAATTACTGTTTTGTCCTGTTCTAATTATAACATCATTCGACCCTTGATTTATAGGTCTCGCATAATAGTTATAATTTGATATACCATAATTTGAAATATTATCTGCGATTGTTAAATAAACTTTTAATGTATAATGATTTATTTCTTTTCCAATAAACTGATTATATCTTATTGTGTTATTATATAATGTCGCATATTCTGACCAAAAACCACTTGAGAATAACTGTGCTTCTTTATTATCAAAACACAAATTATATTGTAAAATATTATCATGACTGGAACTAAGTTTAATACCATTACCTGCGTTATGTGCACATATATTATATTGTACTGTATGACCAGTACAATAACTATCAAGATATATACCCTCAGCTAGATAGGTACTTGAACTTGTTGTTCCATTATAATTCCCGTAACCATTAAGACATATATTGTTTTCTATTGTATAATCAGATGGCATTGAGCGATTACTAGGCCCGTGATAAATTCCACCACCATCTGTAAGTGTTAAACAATAGTTATTAATAAAATTATGTTTAACAATGCCACTTGTTCCACTACCAGCAGTTATACCATTTAATCCGATATTATTTATAATATTATGATCAATTAATGAATTTGTTCCACCGTTATATATTCCATTTGCAGACAATCTCTTTGATTGACCAAGCAGTAATCCAATATTTGTTATTGTGTTTCCAGTAACAATCGTATTACTACCAGATACAATATGTATGGCATTATCATTACATTGTTCAATAATATTATCTACAATAAAACCATTACTACCGTATATATCAATACCACGAGATCCGCCAAATTTTAAAATACAGTTTCGTATTATTGTATTGGCCGCGTTATACCAATTACCACCATCAAATGAAATAATATCACCAATTGATCCTTGTAATGAAAGATTCTCAAGTGTTATATAATCATAACCACCATGATTTTGAATTATATTTGTTTTTGTTGCAATTTGAATTGTTTTACCTGCGGGATTACCATATATATAAAACTTACCGGCAGCATGATCATGATACCATTCATTTTCAACATCAAGTGTTCTTATATCATTCTGTATAAAATATCCGAAATTGTTATATAAATAATCAATTGTATTACCACTATATGATATTGTATTACCAGTATGACCAGTTATAGTAAACCTACCCAATATCCAGTAAGTCATTCTAATCACGACCTCAGCACCAACCCAATTGTATGGCGTTTCTTCTGATAACGTATTATCTGTTATTGAACTAGCACCATTAAACGACTCATAAGTTCTATATGTTGTTCCGTTTGGCCATCTACCCATTGGTACTTGAACACCATTAACAAGAACCATATTAGTTTGCTCATCAGCAATTATATCATGTGAATAAACATTATTACCAACATGTGTCCATCCATCAGTTATTGTAGTAAAACCATGTATAATGGGATCATTACCATCACCGTAAGTACCAAACACAAACGGACTATTAGATCCACTTGTACCACTTTTAGTTATTACAAGTGTACCATAAAACGAATCACCCTTTTTTAATAATATTTCTGTACCAGGATTTAAATTCGAAAACTCAGCATTAACTTTATCTAACGTTCTCCATGGTGTGGATTCTGTTAATCCATTATTTGTGTCACTTCCACTACTTGAGACGTATCGAGCAGTTAAAACTGAACTACTAGGTGTTATACTAGGCGTTCTGGACGGTGTTCTACTAATTGATAAACTAGGCGTTCTAGTTGGTGTTCTACTGAATGAAATACTAGGCGTTATACTAGGAGTTCTACTAATAGATATTGTCGGTGTGACTGATGGTAAAATTTGTCCATCAAAAGGTAAGCCATTACCATTATTATACAACGCAGAAACCTCTTCGGGTGTTACTGCTCGTCCCCACACACACAATTCATCAATAACACCATTAAACGACAATGGAACACCATTATAAGCACCACCAATGTTATAACCGGCAGTAGTACCGGTAACATTCCAAATATTACCACCCTGTGTTGTTGTACCACTATATGGTGTATTATTAACATATATTACTGGTCTTTTTCCAATACCAGAAATAACAAATACAAGATGATACCATGTATTAGCTTGAATTAAATTATCTGTTGTGTATGCGTAATTATTATCACTTGGTCCTGTAAACCTCATACTGAACCTATCATAACTATCAGCCCTAACCACAATATTTTCCCAAGGTGCAGTAGCGAGTGAGCTTCTAAGTATTGTACAAGTTCTACCGGAAACACTTGGTAATTCATTTAATTTTACCCATGCTTGAATACTATATTCATCACCATTCGGATTCAAATATGTTTGAGCATTCGTTTCACTAATGCGAGCACCACAAGTAGTACCACTAAAATTAATTGCGGTATTAATCTTACCATCAACATTGTATATTATTGGATAATCTGAATATGGAATTGCTGGACATCTACCCAAAACATCTTCTAAATTACCACTATTTTCATCCATTCTCCAATATCCCAACACACCTGAAGATGGATATGGTGGGGTATTACTTGGTGTTATCGAAATCGATGGCGTTACACTAATTGTTGGTGTTAGACTAAACGAAACCGACGGTGTTCTTGAAATCGATGGTGTTACGCTAATTGTAGGAGTTCTACTTAAAGAAATACTAACACTTGGTGTTGGTGTTTCAGGCGGCGGTGCATCAGTTACAGTTCCAAAACCAATAAGAACTAAACCAGTCCATGGAAGTAAACTAATGGTTCCCGAATATATCGTACCATCAACATCTTCCATTGATGCTGATAATTGATAATATTTAACAGTCTCAGTTTCATTATAAATAAAATGTAAATAATCATACGGATCAATTATAGTAATATTCGCCTCATATAACCCAATATTATCCAAGTATGTTGTCACAGGATCATCACAAGCAACAATTCTCAAGGTTGCCCCGGTAGTAACTTCATCGGGATTACTAAGTAAAACATCCTTTTGTGTATTAGTATTATAAACCGTAAAAAATCTTTGTTTTTCAAAACCAGTGCCAGTATTTCTTAATCTAAATGATAATGTTTTGTTATTAATTGTACTTCTACCAAGAAAACGTAATAAATAATGTTTTGAATTATTCACGACACCCCCAATAATATGTGCTACAGCAGCATTAATATTATTCCACCACCAATAATAAAAATTATTTTGTGTACTTGTTAAACTTAAAGCACCCCCATCGCCAATTCCTGGTGAATACCAGTCAAGAGTTAAATCTGATGAAGAAGCCGTCCAACCCGTTATACCAGAAGTAAATGTTCCATTTGTAATCAAATTAGGACCTATAGAATTTAATGTATATTGATTTTCACTAACAACCACACTTGAATTTAGATCTTGTCCAAAATCACTTTTCCATCTTTCTAGATTATATGGTGCGTTTGTTTGATATAAATTATGTGCTATATATACAAAACACTCTTCATTAGTATAATAGTAGTTATTATTCCAAACGCCCAAACGTTCTATTTCATCGTAGATGTCAGCACCATTTAACTCAGTTGTAGAATTTTCATAAAATATACCCTTTGCTAAATTTCTATTAAGATCTGTAGAAATAAACTTATTATGTTGAATATTTAATCCTGTAATAAATGTGCCAGTTCCATCCCAAAATCCTGCATTACCAAATTTCCATAAACCCATTAATTCTCTACATTGGAAGAACGTATTTCCTGTTAAAGTAACATTTACGGGAAGATTTCCATGATAACCTTGTCTGGTTACATTTCCAACAATATTTCTTATAAATGTAACATTTGCAGTTCCACCATCAGTATATAATCCATTCGCTGATGATGAATTAGGATTATTTGTACCTGCACCAGCACCAACAGCATTTAATACTATATTCTCTTCAACTAACTTCCCACCTGATCTGTCATTAAATATGTAAATTCCCGCCCCATCATCTTTATTATAACAATATGTGTGTATATAATTTCTCCTAACAATACTACCCGCACCACCAAAATTAATTGGTAAATAACCCGTATTATATATTTTATTATTCTCAATGAGATTATTACCATTAGATGATGATCCACATTTAATTCCAACAAAACAAGCTGTATCTCCAGTGGTAGTATATCCAAGATAATGTCCTGTATAATAAATTCTATTATTGATTATTGTTGTAGTATTTGGGAATAATATATGAACAGCATTATGACTAGAAAATAAAATGTCATTATTATCAATCATACTACCACTACCACCATGTTGATAGATAGCATTACCACCAGAATATTCTATTCGACATTTTTTAATATCTATATTTGATACATTATTCCATATATGAATATTATCTCCAGCTGTACCTCTAAAATGAATACCATCAATTATAATAAACCTTCTTAAATAACCATTATTATAAACAGTATGATCTAATGTTGTTGCCCGTATAATATGTTCCCCAGGTGTTCCTGAACCAAAATGCATATATATCCTTTGATTCACAGAATCATAATACCAATCACCCAATTCATTTAATGTGTCAATATGATTTTGTATAAAATATCCCCATCCAGTATATGGTAAATTAGCATACGGTGTGTTAAACGTTAATGATGTTCCAGAATGATCGGTAATAATAGATCTAATTAATGTCCATCTATCATATCTTATAACAATTTCAGCTCCCGTCCAATTAGGTGTTGATGATAAAGAAGAATCAGTAATCGTCACTGGACTGCCAATCGGTGGTGCAGGACTTGTTACTACTGTTGAAATTGTATTATACCCCATATTTGGATATTTTCCCTTTTCTATTATCATACCATCTATAGTTACTAGTGGTCCTACATTTGGATTAATATTAAATGATGCTGACGCATAAAATATTGACGATGTACCAACCCTCGTCCATGAATTAAGCGTTGTAAACCCTTCTATAATTGGTTTAAAACCAGTACCATATGAGCCTATCGTTATTGGATTACCCAATGTGCCTGATCTACCAATAGTTAATGTACCATAAAATACATCACCTCGTTTAAATAAAATACCAGTTCCTGGCGATAAAGAAGAAAACTCGTTATTAACCTTAGTTATTGTTCTCCAAGGTGTTGATTCGGTTAATCCATCATTTGAATCATCTCCACTACTTGAAACATATCGTGCAGTCAAAATAGTACTACTTGGAGTAACACTTATTGTTATGCTTGGTGTTGTAGTTGGTGTTATAGTTGGCGTTATAGTTGGCGTTCTACTAATTGTTATACTCGGAGTATTGGACAATGATATAGTAGGTGTTCTTGACACAGATAAACTTGGTGTCCTAGTCGGTGTTTTACTAATAGAAATACTTGGTGTGATTGTTGGTGTTTGTGAAACAACAACCACATATTCATAAGCCCCAATCTCTGGTGGACTACTAACCGGTTGTCCAGTAAAATCTTCAATTAATCCTACATCTACACCAGTATTTATGCAAGGACTATTACTTGTAAGTGTAAAATCAGTTCCAACCAAAGTAAATAACGGATCTACACCTTCTTGATTATTTAATATTTCTCTGGTGATTATTGTACTATTTCCCCATGATGTGGAATTATCAATGGTTCTTGTTGCACCATATGTTAAATTATTATGTATATATACACTATTTACTATTTGATTTCTAAACTGAATTGGGCTATATGCATTATATATTATGTTATTTTTAATGTTTGTATTTACCCATGTATTTGGTGTGGAATATTCATATGCAATACCCAAACCCCCGCTGTTATTTACTTTATGTATGACGTTGTTTAATATGTTGAAATTCTGAATTGTCACACCAGTAGATAAATTATAACCATAAAATCCCGCGCCAGCACCACCTGATGTATAACCCAAATTACAAAATACATTATAATAAACCCAAACACCATTAAAACCTTGAATTAAAGATGCTGCAGTAGTGCCCAAACTAAATCCAGTAGAGAATTTTTCAACCCAGTTACTGTAAAAATAACATCCATCTCTTGCGCCACATTCAAGTATTATTCCGGTTTCTGGTTGATTTGTCGGCCAATTATCTTGAATAATAGTATTATGATGAACTTTCATTGCAAATCCATATGAATAGTCGTCCCAATAACCATAACCACCCATATCAATTGCACCATTCAAATCATTATCATATATTTCAATACCACCAACACCTGTCCATAATTCTAAATTGAAACCAAATGATTGTTCACCAACATTATCTCTAATATTTGTTCTTATTTTGTTATTATAAATCTTTAATCCTTTATGATAACCACCAAAACTCAACCCCTTAATACCATAAGCATATCTACCACCAGTTTGATTATCGATATTATTATTATATATCAACATTCCATCTTGACCAGATATATCTATAGCACCATATGCCTCCCAATACGAATCATTCGTATTCCATCTATCACCACCACAATTAACAAGATAATTATTATATATATTATTGTTCGTCGCCCAGTATGTTGGTTCTACATGAACACTTCTACTTGTTGTATCCGAAAAAATTAATCCATAATAAATTGCATTATCAATACCACAATCGTGTACTGTTACATTACTTCGACCGGCAAATCTTACTCCACGATCAACCAATAAATTACAATCAAACGTTACATTAGAAATTGATTGATTACCATTTGTTCCAGCAGAACTTGCGGCATACACAAAATACGATAAAGATGTTGTTGCACTTAATATACAAGATGTTCTACCAGCGCCATCAATAGAAACACCCGCAGATAAATTACTTTGTGATGTTTCATAATAAGTTCCTGCATTTACATATATAAGACTTCCGGGTGTTGTTACTCTACTAGTAGCATATGATAATGTTGCCCATTCTTCACCCACACCACCACTACGACTAGCATCATCCACACCAGACGGATCAATATAATAAATTTGAAGATAAATTTGTGTGGGTGTTACACTCGGTGTTTGACTCGGAATTGCAGATAATGATATTGTTGGTGTTCGTGTTATTGTTGGTGTTCTAGTAACCGACGGAGTTCTTGTTAATGACAATGATGGTGACGGTGTCGACGACGTACCTTGAGATGATGACATCGATATTGATGGTGTTATAGATATGCTAACAGATAATGTTGGCGTAGGTGTAATAGATGGCATTACACTTAACGACACTGATGGGGAAACCGATATAGATGGTTCGGGTATTTCGGCGTCTCCACGTTTAATAATTACCGAATCGTCAACACATTCATCAACATCCTTTCTCCTATAAAAATTAATAACCCCATCTTTTTTATTTTTATAAATTTTTTCGTTTCTTATATAAAAATTAATATCTTTATGTACAAAATGAATATTATTTAAATATGGATGATCTACACCATAACCATCTGGATCAATATATCCGTCTTCATATACATCTCGCCACCTCCAAAGTTTTTCATTAGGAAAATACTTTGCGTTTTCTGGAAGATTATATATTGGTGTACTATCATCGGCTATTTCAATATAAGGTGATAATTCCTTTAACTTAAATCTATGATGTGGTTGATATAGAAGTCCAATTTGATTCGTTTCACTTGCACCAGAAAATACCTCATCAAGATCTTGGCCATGATTAAAAATATTTTTATTACTAACAATTTTATGGTAAGATTCTGATATTATTCTTTCTTTTAATTCCTTCGGATTATATTCAACAAACGCCCCATATAATTCTGAACCTTTAGATAATGAATTTCCAGAAAAAAATGGATATACAAAACCTTCTCTTGTAAATGACGTTGACGTTAACCCAGTTTCAATTGAATTTGAACCATCAAAATGTTCATCTATCCATGAATCATGCATATGAAACGAATAACCAACTTTTGGTGGATATTCGAAATATCCGTTTCCATTTCTAAAAATAATTGTAGTATAAAGTTCTATCGGTGTGTGGCCTAAATTATTTGTTATTCCAGTTAAAATAAACGGTTCCAATGAATCAAATAACACGGCTTCCATCCTATTTCGAACAACAAGAACATCATTATCCCCCACACTATTTTCATATAAAACTTTTTTCTCGTCTTCCCAAATTGGTGATTCAAATCCTACTTTATCAATAATACAATCACCCAATGATGTTAATATTGTATGTTTATGTACATAATATTTTGACGTGGAATTTTCAGTATCTTTAATGTCTATACAACGTTTTCCAATAACTAACGGATTAAAAGTAACACCACTTAACTGTGATTTTAATATATTAATAACATAATGTTCAGAATCAAATATGTTGTCACCAACTGAATTCACATAATAATACCTTCCATCAATCAAGATGTATTCACCCCGACTAATTCCATGTCGTACCGGACTTGTTAAAACATAATGTATTTCAGTCTCTTCAACCCTAAATGGTATACCATCACCACTAGTAAATGTTATAACATTTTCACCCTCAATTTTTGTTCGGCCAGACAATGTATATTTCATTGGAAAATTATCAACTTGACCCGAAATATAACTCGTATAAAGATTCCAGTTGTGATATGGTGCTGTAACTGATGTGATTGTTTGATGTTCAGTTGGACCACTTGTAACCATGGTAAATCCTGTAAATCCACTCAATGAAGTAACCGACAATGATTCGGTGGTTTCATAATATATATCATCTCTTAAAAACGCAAATTCGTTATATGGTAGATAACCACAGAAATTATTATCCGACCCATCACTAACTAAGGATAATCTTTCACGTAAATAATCATATGATGTTGCACCAGCATATAGGTTTCTAAAAACCATTCTCATCTTACCATATAACTTATATCGTTTACAATTTGCACGTTCTTCTGTAAATTGTTCAGATAAGTTTAAAACAACATCCCTATCATCCCCTCTCAAAAGAGATTTATCAGACTCGAATCCAATCGAAATTTGACTATCTGTTTCAGGTGCGTTTTCATACCTTAGCTTTGGTAATATGATCTTCTTTTTCTTCATTTACATAATTTAATCAGGTAATTCTTGACAAGCCCCATTACACGATGAATATCCAAATCCAGAAATATGTGTAACTTTAGGATTTAAAAAACCACTTTCTTCTTTTATTATATAATAAACTTTTTGTTCAATACCGTCTTTATAATACATTCCTTCATCTAAAGGATTTTCATTTATAATATATTCTGTTTCCATTGATGGTGGATCACAATTAGTACCATCATAACAACCATAAGATATAACCTCATATATATACCCACTAATAGGTGTCGGAGTCGGTGTTACTGTTGGTGTCGGCGAGGGTGGTGGCGCGCCAGATGAGCGTGATACTGTTATTGATGGTGTTCGTGTTGGTGATGGTACTGGTTGATAACCATCATTAAGTGATATTGTGACAGGTGCAGAACTAACTACTAATCTACCATAATGAACAATACTATATGGGAAAGATGCTTCATTAGTTATAGTCGTATTAATGACATCACCACTACTATCGACTAATGACAAATATGATGGTATTGTATATACCCCATTTATAACCACCACAATTGTGTATCTCCCACCACCATAATACATTAACACACCACTATCACCAGGATAATATGGGAAATCTGGTGATGGTGGATCCGGATGCTGTTGTTCTCCACCAATCCATAATTCAGATATTGATAGTGATGATGACGCATTATTTAATATATTAACTGTAACATAATCAGGTGGCAGTGATGATGGTGTAGGAAGTGAAGCTGAAGGTATTGGAATCGAAATTGATGGTATAGGTGTCGAAATTGATGGTGTTGGTGGTGGTGTAGGTGTTATTATATCAGAAATAATGCATTCATCAAATTCATCCGAAATAAACGCATCACTATCACCAAATGATTTTATTAGAAGATCGAGTGCTGTTTTGCCCGGCCTTAAACCAAAATAAAATAAAAATGGTGTTGAAAGAACTTGTTTTTCACCACTATAATTCAATGCTGTTTGAGGTATAAAATTCTCTCTGTAATTATCTTCATAAATGTTATTGAATTGTGGTACCCACATTTTATTAACAACGACATATATTATACCAGTTATCGGATCTTTTCGATAATCACTTCCGCTATAAGTTAAAACTTGTAACCACAAATCACCCTCAATAAATCCAATAGTATTATTCAAATCGCTTGGTGGTTCTAAACTAATTACCTCAAATCTTTCTAACATATCTTCTGTGGCACCTGTCATACTAAATGTGTTATGGGTTATAGTCATCGGTTTAAGAAGATATTCTTCTTCTCCGTCCGCCATAAGATAATTTGTTGTAGTACCAGATACATCACTTATAGAAAATATTCGTTGTAATGGCATTGAGGCTATTTGTGTCCTATCCCATGTTTGTTTATCAGAATCATTCCCATATTGACCAAACCCCTCACCTTTTTTATTCCACAAATAAAACGGTACAATTTGAGTAAAATCACCCAGCCTATAATTCAAACATAATCTTATACGTTTTCCATTAAAATCAAATTTAAAATCTATCGGTGTGGGCCCGAACAATGAACCAAAACAAAAATAATTATCAAATTCTGGTGATTCTGGATCCATATACTCACCATTGTACATTGAATAATGTGGACTATCTGTATCAAAAGCTTCTATTCCCGTTTCACAATTAATTGATAATAATTGTGTAACATCACCATCAAAAACTTTTATATTTGAACCATAATGAGTGTTACTAAAAAAATCATCAACTTTAAATTTCGCACCAGTAGTATCTAATCGGTAATTAATTGCATGTTCAACAATACCCCCCGGATCTTGATATGATGTTGATGTTATATCTCTTACCACAGAACATGTCGGATCAAATATTGCTTCAGTACATATTTCAGATAAAAATTCATCTCGAACACCAAGATCAAAAAATGTTGTTGGGTGTAATATTTCCTGTACATTATGTCCATCATGAATATATGTTTGTCCTGTAAAAATTCCTTGTTCGTTTACATAAACATAAGGACAACATCTATAATAAAACTCTTTTTCTCTAATATTATAAAAAACAAGCTCTTTTGGATATTTTGATCCTCGTTGATTTAAATCATAATTATTTTCATCATCCCACCTAATTCTTTTATGGAATTTAAAGAAATAAAGTAAACCATGAATCCAATTATCAATAAATGAATAATTAATAACACCACCACAAAACGTTAAACCGACTCTTTTTCTTCTATACCATTCTTGAATAGCCTTTAAATTGTAACTCTTACCCTGAATGACGGGTATTATTGTAAATAATCCGTCTCTAAATTCACTTAAGCCAGATTTGGTTTTTCTATCATAGTATTGAATACCAATATTTCGTCTTTTTGAATACCTCGTAAAATCATGCATAAATGGTAATCGTCTAGTACTATTTGTACCTATTATCGTTGAAACTAAATACGGATGTGTTGACGGCATATTACGATTTTCATTAAATCCGGTATCATCTGAATAATTAGGTGGTAAAATTGGTAATGAAGGATTATAACCTAAAGCCGGATCATTTGTCCACAAATATTGAAACATTATATTTTCATTATATAATTTATCATATTTTTGACATCCAACTTCAACATTTATTGTTTCGCCAGTAATCGGAAATTCCTCAGAAACTAAAGCCCTATCATATATTCTAATAACAGCATATAAATCATATATTTCATCTTCAAGTTCTGGATTATGGATAAAATCCATCCCAGTTAACTCATTCCATACTTCTTTACTAAAATAAACATACATAGCAGCCATGGGTAGTGAAAGTATCACAATATTTTCGGGCTCATTACTATTTATCGGTTTAAAATATCCACTAAACGAACTAAAACTTGTCATTCCAGTTATTGTTGTTCCAGTAACATTTGACGACCACGAATATACTTCAGCGCCATACCTCGGTTCATTTGATGATGGTAGTGTTATATTATGTAAATCACTTAATTGTGTGTAATGCATTTCTGTTGTTCCCGAGCACAAATCCGTATTTTGCCGAGCAGAATCACCATAAAACGAATCATATACATTCACACTCAATAAACTAGAAAACACATTAGGTGATACCGAATAAAAATTGGCACCAGGTTCCGTAGAACCACTTGTTTGTAATTGATCTACCGTTGCTGATAATTCTACCATAATAGGAGTTACGTTAACTTTAAACTTAACCTCCGCTATTCGACAATATCTATCGCTAAATGATGTCCATTCTTGAATTAATGTTTCATCATCAGCCGTACATTCCTCACAATCAGGATAAATTGTTAATGGTAATTGTTGTGTATATTTATCTTGTGTTCTATAAGAAAAATCAATAAGTTGTTGACCAACTTTTGGAAAAACTTTAGCACCCATAATATTGATACTTAAAAATGTTCTTCCAATACTATAAGCTATTCTTCCAATAATTTCGGCAAATTTTACTGTTATTACAGAAAAAATAAATTGTATGAATAATAAAACTTGTGATAATAATAATGTAAATTTCGTTCGATTCTTAAACGCAAAATTCGTTGGAAAATAATTCGTGTTTGATGCACAATCATCTTCAACATTCGGTTGTATTTCTTTAATCCCTAAAAATGCGTCTCGTATTTTTGCCGTTTCATAATGAGTACCTTGAAATGACGAAACAGTATATACTTTATTTGAAATGAACTTATAAAAATAATCTTCAGGAGATCCGGGACTAAGTGTGTTGTTCGTGCCCAGCATTAAATCTTTTTTGTGTTCCTTTACATCCGTATCATAGTTTAAATCACTTAATGTCATTCCTGATATTGGTGGAACGACATTTATATAATCTTCAAACACATCCGAAAAGGTGTATGTTGCCAGCATCCCTTCACTATACTGAACACCATATCTTAATGCACTGTCACTTAAAACACCATTAGACGTTCCATTATTATTTGGATTAAATTCTCGAATATTTGGAACAAGATATTTTGCCGTTGCATGTTTATATGTATTAAAATCCAAGTCAAATCTAAATCTTGCAATAGACGATGTTGGTATTCCTTTACTTGAATCGTTTGTTATTTCTTGTTCACCGAATTCATTCGTGTATATATAATCTAAATTCATTGGTAATGCTATCATTACCACGCCATCATCATTAATTGTGTCCGTTATGTTTAAATATTCGAGTTCCGGATACTCTGTTATTCCATCTGATCCTATTACAGACTTACCAGTAAAACGAACACACTCAACAGTACCCGGTATTGTTTGTAAATTACACTTATATCCGGATTTCTTTTTAATTCTCCCATTTCTCTTAACAGCGTCATTAGTATCGTCCGTTATAGTTGAAACGAGTATTAAAGCAACTGGATCTATTTTTATATTTCTTTCAGATAAATCAAAATCCGTCCTAGTAATACCAATCTCACACAATTCCTCATTCCCCCAAAATGGATAAACATCTATTGTTTTATCAAATGTTATAATTTGTGGTAAACTATCTATATCAGAACTTGATTTAAATGCATATACTCTGTCAAAATCATCAGTAGCATATCCTTTTTTTATAAAGTCATATGGTCTCAAGGAAAAACAACCCATATCGGACAAATCAATGTCAATATGTAAAACCTGTGTCCCGATCGGAACACCCCATATCATAAAATCACCAGAATCATTTGTTTTTACCGTATAATTGTAATATTTTTCAAAAACTTCAAGACATTCTTCTCGTGTTAAAATATCTTGTTGATCCATAAAGGTACCTGTTGGTGCATGTCCCCCATGTTGTTTTCTTTGTGGTAATAAATTATATCGATACCCATTAACATCTTTATCATTAATATCTTTATATGGATAAAGAGCAGAAATTACTGGATCATTTTCATCCATTTCAGATAAAGGCACAAAAATTGAAACTTTAGCATTTGGTATTCCAAAACCACTATTAGCTGTGACTCGACCCACAACAACACCATAATCTGAACATTTTCCAGAGGCATATATGTCTTTTTGAGAAAATTTAAGAGATAATATCTCCATTAAATCATACGTGCTAGAAATCTGTACAGTTATTTTATGATCTCGGCCAATATCTGTATGTATTCTATGTTTTTGCATTACCTTTTACTAATATAAATAGGAAACTAAACAATTTTCTAAAAGATAAACAAAAAACAAATTAATATGTAGCTGAAGTGAGATTTTTAGTACGAATTTTTATATCTGTATTAGGAAATCTAATCTGAAATATTTGATTGGACTTCATATAAATTGTACTATCTGATTGTTGTATTTCTTTAGTTTCATTATCAACATAAGCTTGAACAACCTCACTTGATGAATATTTACCACCCACTTTATTAAATACCCTAATATCCACCACGTTAACAACGCCCGTAACATTACCAATTTCCCTCATTAAATCTCCAACAAATAACGGATCTCCCATTTTTCTTTTTGATATCGAAAAGAATGATATTGTTTGTTCTATTATCGATTTTAATATTTCTGTAGAAATTTCATTTTTATTAATAACTAAATCAATTTCTAACCCCAAATCAATGACCTCACCACTTTGAATGTCAATATAATCATTTAACATCCTATAATTAGAAAGATAATTTAAAATATTATGTTTTAATGTGTTAGAAACTGTCTCAATTAACGCCCCGTTTTCATCATAAGATAACAACGTTATTTTCACTTTATTATCCTCTTCCATAACACTCACCTTTGCTGGTGCACCATATGTACTTGGCATATTTTCAATTAACGATTTATAATCATTTAACGTAACTGCCCTATTTTGTGCTGAAAAGTTATATGCTATCATATTTCTTATTTCCTCTATTGTGGGAATGTCTGACCCACCAATAGCTGGTGTTATATTTGTTACACGAATTGACTGACTTACTTGGGTATTTATTGACGAATTTGGACCGTTTACAATTAATTCATAAGTATCCATTACAGTAAGAACATTGACTCCAATATTCGTCTCTTTACCACCACCAACACGATACTTAACAAATAATGTTGTGTTTGATTTTGGTATTTCACCTAATGATGTATTATTTAAAAATGTCGCAAGATTAACTCTTAAATTTCTTGTCATGTAATTATCCAAATTTGTCATAGGATCCACATTCCCCGAACCAAATGTTAATGAAAAATATCCCTCTGGAGTGTATTCCGTATAAAACTTTTTAGTAACATTTACCCAATCACCGGCTTTAAAATTATCTCTATCTGAAGCAGCTGTTGGATTTTGAATAAATACTTTGTCCTCAATTAACGACTTCACCTCATACCATTTATTTTTTGATAACATAAATTCATCTGATGTTGGATTTGCACCATATCCAGTACCGTCTTTGTGAATAACAGCAGTAACGCCCAAAACATTTCGCTCAGGAAGATATAGTTTTAAAAATGGTTTTTGATCCAAATCTGTAATTACTTTTCTATATATTCTTGAAACACCATTAATAACAGCTTCCCGTTTTACTATTGTATATGAAATTAATTTATTATTATTATCAAAATTTGGTAATTTAAGCCTATTTGATTCTCCTCTACTATTAAATGGACTTGAAAAATCAACATCTTCAACAATTTCAAAAACTTGACCACCACCAGATATTTGAGAGCCAGCTTTTAAAACACCTTCATATCTTTCATCATCTTTATCGCCTCTTACCGGTACATTTATACTAAAATCACATAAAGCAACAGACGGTCTAGGACCGGGTATTTTTAGACCATACGTTTTGGCTATATGAAATAATGATTGTCTTTGTTGTGCAAAATCCAACATAGTCTCTTGCCAAACTCTATCTATGTGAAAATGTAAATTATCTGCAACCGCAGCATTTAAATCCATCAATACAGAATAAATCGAAGCATCATTGAAATTTGAAATTAAATCAGGATAATATTGCTTCGTTAATTTAACCAGCTCATCTCGAAGTCCGGCAAAATCTCTTGTTGCGTATGTTATTTGTTTTGACATTTTATTTATTTTTAATGATAATATGTATCATAAACCTCATTTGTTAGCCCAAAATCAATTAAAACCAAATGATCTTTTCCGTTTCTTTTTACAATTCCCCATGAACTTATTCGTCCCAAATCATTTGCTGGTGAATCTGAATCCAACATAAATGAAATTAATAATTGTACATTATCATTTTCATCTAATTTCTTCTGTATTGGTTCATCCAAATAAAATGGAGAACGACGTCCCCGATTTTCAACGTCTTTGTTTAATAGATATAAATCCAAATATTGTTGTTCCACACCCCACAATCTTCTAAAATCTGTTGGTTTAGCTCTAATTGCCAACTCCATTTCAACCCATAAATGATCATAACGATCAAAATCAAAAATATTTGCAACAATACTTTCATAATAACCATCACCCGCCCAATCAATTTCAACTTCATTTTGTGCAACACCTCGTCGATTCTTTGCCAATTTAAGAACTTTATTCTCGTCAACACGATAAACTACTCGTGACGAACCCCTCCCTATTGGTTTCCCCAAATGTTCTTCAGCATATCTCAATTTAGCCGCATATGATGGTAAAATTTTAAATTTAGAGATATCAAAATCAGTTGGATACTCTTCAGTTAATTCAGTTTCATCGAATCCCTCAAACATATCCCTCGATTCACACACAATATCATATAATTTAAGTCTGCTCATTATATATTAATAATTACAAAATCGGACGATGAAAATGTTCCGTTATTAACTGTATAATCTATTTTTACCCTAGCCGTATATGGTTTTGCAGCATTATCTGCAATTCGAAATAATCTTTTATCCTCATCTTCAGCCGGCATTGATGGAGTTTCAGGATCTTCTTCAGCTGGCATTATATTTATTGAATTTATATCCAAATTCGGAATATATTTTCGCACGCCCTCTCGTATTTCATCCTCAATATTATTAAATGTCACAATATCATTTTGATCAAAAATATATTCATATAATCTTGTACCAAAATCAGGAAGAAAATATCTACTACCTTTTCTTGTCAATAATAAATGTATAAGATTTGCCCGTACTTCCCTTTCAGGAGTTGAAGTCATCTTTACATAATTTCCGATCGCACTATCCCTAAATGGATAATCTATACCATAAGTAGTTGCCATATTTCATAAATATTAAGAAAAAAAAAATCGCGAAATTATCGCGATTCAAAATGAACGTAATATATATGAATTATTCTTATTGTTTCAACCAATTTTCCCAAGAATCAGCAACATCATAATAAATTCCATTTCTTTTAAACCAATATTTCTTTCCTGATGTTACTACTGTTCTAGAAAAAACTTCTTTAGATATTGGAATAGCATAGCCAATTTTAATAAATAAATTTTTTAAATGTGGTATTAAGTCCTTAAACTCATCATTATCTTCTATAGTATCCATAGCATCCTCAAACGCATTAACTATATCATAATCCAAGTTTTTACCCTCATCTTGTCCATGATCAACATTTTCAAGATGATACATAATTTCTTCTTTAAGTTTTGGATGAGCAGTTTCTATAGCACGAATTAATTTGTTTCTATTAGACATTCCAATATCCTCATTCAATTTTATTATTTTTCAACCATTGTTCAATATATGTTTCATCATTACTAACAAAACTATTTACGCAATCTATCTGAAAATCTCTGACTAATTTTTTTAACAATTCCAATGTTAAAAAATAGCCCGCCCTATATTCATAGTGATTAATATCGTTTATTTTGACTATTTTATTTTCTAAAACAATCATATAAACCACAAAACCCTAACATAATTTATTCCAATTATGACACCACAAATTGAAAGAATCACTGTGAATATTTTCCCAAAATCAACCGCGCCCTCTTTAACAATGGCGGATAATTTAACATACACATTTCCCTTGTATATTGTATATCTTGCAATTACTGAATACAAAATAACACATACAAAATAAGAGACGAAAAAATAAACTATTAAATTCATAATTTTAATATTTAAGTTATTCATTGCAAATATACAAATGTTTTTCAAATAAACAAATAAAAACCCAAAAATTTTGACTAAAAACAAAAAAAGTTGTTCGGTAATAGTAAACAACTTTTTTATTCTTTTTCAAATGACATTCAATTTAGCCACATTTTGAATTTCCACATCCCATGCAAGTTAAACACCCCTCTTTAAATTCAAGATGATTGCTACCACAATTAGGGCATTTTTTATTCACCTCAACACCATCTTTTATATATTTTTTAATCACACGCGCAACCCCATTTTTCCATGTGTTGATATGATCTTCCCTGAAATTAAGAGAATCCACCAAATTCCAAACATAATAAATCGGCATACGTTGTCTTAAAACACCAGATACTAACTTGGCATAATTCCAAAATTCAGGATTGAAAGCTTGATTTAAACCCGTATGAACTTGTCTTTCACTATTACTATCAATATATTCAATATCATAACGTTTTTTCGTGACCTTTATAGTTTTTCCTTCTTCATTGATCTCTTCAACTTCAAATTTATTTTTTACAACTTCACATTCCTTTATATTACTAGGTAAATAACTAAGTCCATTTTCAAGTTTACCGGTAAATATTTCATATGGTCTTCCATCCATCAATCCTACTACAGCAATCCATTTCTCCAGATTATTTTGAAAACGATGAATGTGTGCTTTCAATCTCTTTGGACGTTTGGGAACGTGAATTTCATATGGTGTTTCTGTCTTTTTTTCTGAACTTATCAAAACACCACTACGACTACCATCACGATAAACTGTAAGCCCCTTGCAGCCACTCTTCCATCCTGTTTCATAAACCTTTGCAACCATTTCTTCAGTTATATCTTTTGGAAGATTAACTGTCACGGAAATAGAATGATCCACATGCTGCTGTATTCGTCCTTGCATTTCAACTTTTTTAACCCAATCAACATCATTTGCTGTTGCTTTATAATATGGTGATTTTTTTAGTATTTCATTAAGTTCATTATCAGACATATTTTTCACTTGTTCAATATCATAACCATTCAATTCAAGCCAAGTTTCAAATTTATGATGAAAAACCGGATACTCCTGCCAGGCAACACCCTCATCATCAACAAAATCAATTCGAATGTCTTTTTCTTGAGCATTAATTTTACGCCTACGTTTATAAAACACCTCAAAAGCCGGTTCAATACCCGATGTTGTCTGAGACATAATTGAAACACTTCCAGTTGGTGCAATCGTTAAAAGTGCAATGTTTCTACGACCATGAGCAATCATATCATCATATAACTGTTTATCTTCTTCTCTTATCCTATTAATGAAAGGATTGTTCATTTCGTTCTTTTTATTATAAATTGGAAATGACCCACGTTCTAACGACATTACAGTACTTGAACGATATGCCATGAGTTTTAATAACCTATGAACATTTTCACTAAACTCAATCGCTTTATCTGTTCCATAAGTTAGTCCTAATGCGGCCAACATGTCACCTTCTGCGGTTATACCAAGACCAGTCCTACGACCCTTTGATGCCATATCTTTTATATTTTCCCATAATCTTCTTTCATAAATTTTTATAAAATCATCCTCTGGATCGGAATCAATTTTTCTTAAAATTGCATCAATTTTTTCAAGTTCAAGATCAACTATGTCATCCATATACCTTTGAGCTATTTGAACATCGGATTTAAATAATTCCCAATTAAAATGAGCATCTTTTGTAAATGGATTTACCACATAACCATAAAGATTAATAGCAAATAACCTGCAACTATCATAGGGACAAAGGGGTAACTCGGCACACGGATTTGTACTAACAGTTGTAAACCCTTCATCAGCATAGCAATCAGGAATACTTTCACCAATAATTTTATCCCAAAAAAGAATACCGGGTTCAGCCGACTTCCACGCATTATGAATAATCTTTTTCCATAATTTTTTTGCATTAATTTTTTTCAAATATCCTACATCCGGTAGATATATTAAATCACCTTCTTTTGCATTAATAATTAATTTATCATATTCTTCACCCAATGGAATTTTTAAATCAATAGGATATGTTTGCCAAAACTCATTATCTTCAAGTTGCGTAGCACGTCGCATAAATTCATCAGTAAGCTTAACCGAAATATTCGCCCCCGTAACTTTACCTTGTTCAAGCTTAGCATCAATAAATTTTTCAGCATCAGGATGTTCAATAGATATACTCAACATAAGTGCCCCACGCCTACCATCCTGAGCAACCTCTTTTGTACTGTTTGAATACCGTTCCATGAAAGGAACAATACCCGTACTCGTTATTGCAGAATTTTTAACAGGACTTCCTGCAGGACGAATATGAGATAAATCATGACCAACACCACCCCTACGTTTCATTAATTGAATTTGCTCTTGGTCAATTTTAAGAATACCACCATAACTATCACTTGTTCCTTTATTGCCGATCACATAACAGTTTGATAATGAAATAACTTGAAAATCATTACCAATACCTGACATTGGTGATCCTTGTGGTATGATTCTTTTAAATTCTTTAAGTGTTTCATAAATTTCATCTTCTGAAATTGGATTTGGATATTTTTTTTCGATTCTCGCAAGTTCTTTTGCGATTCTTCGATGCATGTCATCCGGTGTTAATTCATAATAATTATTTTCATCTTTTAAACAATACTTCTTAATCCAAACATCTGTTGCTAATTCATCACCCTTAAAATATTCTAAGGTTGCTTTTTGGACTTCTTCTTTAGTGTAGATTTTTAACGTTTTATCCGCCATATTATATCATTAATTTTTAATTATTTATTCATTTTTTTTAATGCTCTTAGTCTTCGATTTATATCTTCTTGAGTAAAAACAGTTTTGGTTGGTGTAAGTTTTGTTTCTATTTTAGCTTCAACCATAGTATCTGTTATTGTGTTATCAAAAGACTCATAAACAGTTTCATGTATATCATTAGATTCATCTATTATATCAATAATATCTTCTTTTATTTCATTCGCAGGATTAAATTTTACATCACCAACTGTCATATCATCTAGATTTTGTAATTCATTTAAAAGATTTTCTACTACAATAGGTGAATTACTAATTGCAGCTTCAATTCTAGATCTACCCCCATCTTGAACTTTACCAATATCCTCTTCTTCTTTCTCCTTCTTTCCTTGTTTATAAACTGTTGAGGCTCGTAATTTTCTGGCCTCAGCTCTATCTTCCTGATGTCCAAGTATTGTGTTTTGTGTATCAGTATCGAATTCCAAATATTCATTATTAAATTTACAATTTTGAAAAACGATACCATCTTTACCAATACGAGATTTTAATAATGTCACATTGGCAAGATTATTTTCTTTCTGTTCCAATGTTTTTGCTGCAGATATAACTATATGACCAACTTGGCCTTTTTTAATCGATCCCCCCATTTGATCGGTTGTAACAACATCAGAGCTAATACTAAATCTATTCCCCTGTGTTGCTGTCCAAATAGCAATATTAAACTCACCTGTCATTGATTCTAAAGCTCTCATAATTGCGCCTTCGCCCTTCCATTCCTCGCCACTTATTATCCCATCACCGGCAATACAATCAATATAATCAAGAACTAAAAAATCAAGTTTTAAACCCTCAGATTCTAACTTTCTAATCTTATTTCTTATGTCATTTATTGTTATTTTACCTGACGGATATTTAATAAGTTTTAAAAAATTAGTGCGTTTGGAAATTACGTTTTCGACTTTTTCTTTCACCTCATACTTTCGTTCCGGTTGTTCATGCGATGGAATACCCGTCCATATTGTATAATGTTTTCGACGAATTTCACTCATACCATCTTCAAAGAATATTTGTAAAACATTAGCACCATTTTCATATGCCGAATTTGCCATTTTCGTTAACCATGTTGTTTTGCCAATACCTGTTGGTGCAAGAAACACGGCTAGTTCCCCACGAGCAACACCACCTCTCAATGCATCGTCAATACCTTTAATACCAGTACTAAACGGTATCCTCGAATCCTCTTCTAATGAACTTAAAATATTTTCGGTAATATCTTCTATATCATCAACAAATGTACCTACTTGTAATGCGTCCTGAATCTTACTTTCAATTTTATCATAATTTTCAAAATCACCACTACTCATAATTTCTTCAGCTTCTTTTAAAGACGCTTTCAAAACTTGTTGACGACAAAAATTTAATGCAATCTTTTTAACATAACCACCATCATTGTCTAACTCTTTATCCTTGATAGCATTTATTGTATCAATATGTACCTTTGACGATACATTATTGTTTTCTGCCAGTATTTTTTGTGTTAACGTTTCATAATTAGGTATACTACCAAAGGTTTCATATAATTCTTTGATATTTTCCATTATATACCTAAAATATGGCCCATCAAAATACTTGCTTTCAATAACATCAATTATCGTTATGGCAAATCTTTTATCTTCAATTATGGTTTTTAATAGTGATTGTTGAAAACCAGACCCCAAATATCCAAAATTCTTTTCGTTCATTTTTAATTAAATCATTTTTCACAACTCAGTTTCCAAATATTCGGTAGTCACCTCACTAGACGATAATACATTCGTCAAATCGGTTAAAAATTTTCTAACTTTAGGTCTGATGTCAACAGCATATCTTACCTTTGGATGGTAAACATGAGCCGGAAATATTCTAGTTATAAATACCTTCTCACCTAGTTTTATACTTAATGAAAACCACTCTTCTTTTTCTTTTATTGCCTCACTTGGTTCCATGTCAAAAAAATAATCCGCATTATCATTCAGATAGTCTAACGTCTTCCATTTCAAGTCCATAGCAATTTCATTACATATATCTCTAACACACTCATACAATTCCAGCCCCACTAAAGATTTAGAACCATAATTAGGTACGTTAAAAAACCTCTGTATAACAATATTATTCTCTAATGTTAAGAGAAATTCAAACCTATTTACATCTTGAATTTGCATATTCATTTATTTTTAAATTTTATAAATTTTTTATTTTTTTCCTTTCTTGTAAGCCTAAGAAAAGGATTGAGAAATCTAATCCATGCGTCATCTGATTTTGGTAAAACATGAAATAAACCATCTTCCATCATCATTCTCATCGTATTTTTATATGACCTTCCTTCACTGTCCAAATTTTCATTTATCAACGCAATTATCCCAACTTTAGCTTCTTCCGTTAAAATTGGATTTTCCAAATTCACAATACTATTATTTATCTGAAAAAACTCTTCACCAAAAACCCCGTATTTTGTAACCCCAGTCAATAAATTTTGAATAAGTTTGTCCTCTTTATCTTGTTCAAAAAGATAATTTGCTTTATTTTTCACATAATCCAGAGTAAGTGGTTGACTAGAGATTTCTGGAAATAAAGACAAAAGTCGTTTAATACCTAGACTTCTTATACCCGCAATATTATCTGAAGGATCACCACATAACATTTTAACTATCTTAATGTTTTCAATCAGCAATTTTTCCTGATTATAAACAAATGTATCTTTTGGCTTATATAATTTCCTGTGTGATGGGTTATAAAGTTGTGTGTCTTTCGAAACTAACTGTGTAAGATCACCATCTGATGAATATATAATTTTTTTCTCTTCGGGTGAATTTTGAACATAATATGCAACACAATCATCAGTTTCACAATTAGAAAATTCACCCTGTCTCACATAAACTTCTTCTAGATATTGTTTTACACGATTTCTCTGGTATTCATAAGAATTATTTTCTTCTTCTGTTTTAAACCTATTTTGACGATTTTCTTTATAATGATGATATATCCGTTTTCTAGATCTGGCAGCATCTTCTCCATCCCAAAACACCACTATTTTATCAAGACGATATGTTTCAAACGACAATCTAAGTGTGTTTAGAAAATGAAATATCCCCCCAATATGTGAACCTTTATAAAAATAATTCTTAAGTCCGTAAAATCCAATGGTTAATAAATTATCACCATCAACAATTAAAGTTGGCATTCACCATTAATTTAAATTATCCCTCTACATCTTCTTCATAAATTTCGACATCTGATAAACCCGAAACATTAACCCCCAATAACTCGCTTATATATGTTCCATAATTTTTTACATATTCTTCACGAGATTTCTTTTCCTCTTCCTTTGTTTTACATCTCATAAAATCATGAGCAGTAATCATAATTTTACCATCCTCATATCCCGACCCACTTATATGATTTTTTAAAATTCCAACTTTTGTTCTGGTTGCAATTTTAATTGTTCTTCCACCTTTAGTTATAGAAATTTTTGTAATACCACCATTTTTTTGGTTACCAAATAAAAAAACCAAACTTGAATTAAGCCAAACTGCTTCACCACCTTTAGCCTTAATTCTCGGCTGACCAAATGGGTTGTCTGGTAATTCTACCCAAGGCTGATTACACACAACCATAGTGTTAGTGTGCTTTTTATCAATTCTACGTGAACCAGTTATCCTCTGGTTTAATCCCATGCCTATTTTGTCTGACAAAACAGACGCATTATGTTGTTTTCCACCTTTACCTTCCCAAGTCATTTTACATGGAACAGAGCCAATAGAATCCCATAAAAAACAAAGATCATATGGTATTTTACCTTTATCTTGTGCGTCCAGTAAGTCATTAATGTAATCCGTAATTTGTTCGATATATTCAAAATGGTTGTTGAATAGAAAAAACCCATCCCATGTTGTTTCATTTGTTTCTGAATTAATGGTTTTTTCACACTCAAGACCCATAAGTTTAGCGTGTTCAAAACCCCATTTCTGTTCTGTAATAACAAAAACAGGTAATATCCCTTTTCTCTGAGCATCAATTGCTGTTTTTATCAATGCTGTAGTTTTACCTGTATCAGTATGTCCAAGAAACATATTTAAATGTCCCATTGCCGGTCCGGGAAGACCACAAGCATCCGTAAAAGCATCCCCTAAATCAAAATATCTTTCAGGTTTATAAGCCGCAACCTGTGAAAACTCTTTTTTTATTGCAGAAAAATCAACTTTTTTAATCGCCATGTTTTTTTAGTTAAAAAAATCTTCCCGCCCCAATATTGAAACGGGAAGATTCTACAAATGTTAATTAAAATGGTAGATCGTCAACGTCGGATGGTTCTTCATCTATTTGAGGATCATCAATTTCTTCATCATCACTAATTGTTGATTCGGAATGTACTGAAGATATCCACTTATTAAGAGTACTATCCCATTTTGGTGTTTCTCCATTAGCAACCATTTCAAGATATTCCTCTGGTTTCTTTGAATAAACATCCGACCACACAAGTGTATCCGTAACCCACGCATTAAGCTGTTCCGCATCCGTACTTAACGGACTCGGATCTTCAGGAAGAATTGAACTAACTTGAGTATATTCTCTTCCTGTTGCAGACTTCGTGAGTGATAACGAGAGAGTTATATCCCTACCCTTTGTTATGTCGGTAATATCACCCCTATTTTTAAAAATAGGAAAAATCTTATCAAAAATACCTTCACCTTTGGAGTTGTGTTTAAATCTCCAAAACTTAGGTCCGTCTTGTTCATTTTCTCGATCAATAACTTTAACGATATAAAACTTACGTGCACGATAAGTTTTTGATAACTCTTTGTCAGAATCTAATCCTGTCGCTTCGAGACTTTCTTTTACTTCATTTAATGGTGATCGTTTACCTTCTTGTCTGGGGTCATAGAGTTTAACCCATTTTCCATCCACCTGAACTTCGTGGAAATAAACTTCTACAAACGGTGATGAACCATCACTAGTAGGTAGAATCCTGATACGTTTTTCCTGACTAGAAGACCCTTTGGGTATTACTGTCGTGAAATACTTTTTCATCCGTTCCTCCTGCGAGGCAAATTTGCTGCCGCTTGCGGCTCTACTTCTTTCGTACTGTGCTTGTACTGCTTCAATAACACTCATAAATCTTAAATTAATTTGTTTGTAAATAATGTTAATTATGTAAAATATAAATAATAATTTTCAATTTTCAAAATATAAAGCGTATTCATCTCAAAATAAAATATACAAAAAAAAAGCCTGATTTCAAAGTCAGGCTTTAATTCGTTCGAAAATATATATTTTAAATCCCATATGTATCTTCATAAGACTTTGGATTGAACGATTTCATTATCTCATTTTTCCCATAATTTTCAACATCACCTTTTGTTAAAACATATTCGTTTTTTCCTGATGTTTTCATTTCATATTGTTTTTCATCAAAAAATTGATCCGGTTTAACATTAAATGGATAAGAATCTAAAGACCTCATTTCCAATTTTTCAACTGGCGTTTTTGGCCTCATTTCTTCAATTTTTGAACCCAATTGATCTATTTTTGAAATAATATTATCCATCTCAGCTAATTTTCCTTCAAGTTCACCAAGTTTTGTGAATACATCACCCATTTTTTGCGTGACCTCGGTATTTTCTTGACTTTGAGTGTTATCAAGCTGTTTTTTTATACTTTTTGTCATATTAACCAGATCAGTAATATCTATTTCTTCTGTTGTATCATCACTCTCTGTTTCAGGATTAATCTCCGCACCAGCTTCCGGATCAAATTCTTCAGCATCAGCCGGTGGTTCCGTTTCAGGACTTAATCCCGCTGCACCAGGATCTGTCGCCATTGGATCCGCCGGTGCCGCATCTGCACCTGCAGGTGGTGGAGTTGGTGTACCACCAGCTTGAGGTAATGGTGGTTCTTGTTCAGTAATGAAAGTTTTACCATATTTATATATGGCGTTAAATCTTTTTAATTCTTCTTGTAAAGCATCCATTTTATTTTATATTTAATCCATTAATAATTGTCTACCATCTTCGGTAATAAATTTTTTATTTATTCTTTCAACTATACCATCTCGCGTTCTGATAATATAACACTCACCAGTCTCTAAATCACAAACTTCTTCCTCTTTTCCGTCTAATGATGTCTTTTTCACAACCGTTGGTCCTGCCAGGAAATCATCCAAAAGTTTAGTTGTATCTTCCATAGTTTTAATTTCTATATAAATATCAGTTATTTTGGTAATTTCTATCTCATTCTAAAATATACAACGTCACCATCCCACAAATCTAGTTTTTTCATTAATGACCACGACATTCCAATACCATACCCCCCCTTCAATTTGGGTGGACCAACACTAACAGGTCCATTATAAACACCATTTCCTGATTCCATAATTATATTAGTTATAAGTGTGAATGTCTTATCCGATGTTAAATTTCTTTGTTTTGGACGTAAAAACTCGGTGTTTTTAAATTTTGAAACAATTGTGTTGTCAGATATTAAATTACGATCAAATCTAGTCACATAAAAATCGTCCACTTTTGTTCGTTCTTTAAGCTCATTCCATTTAACAATTCGAGGAGTATTAACTATGGGTGTGGTAAGACTTGAAATAATACTCATATCTATATTATCATCAATAGGATAATTTTTTCCTCCCATTTCAACAACCCTAACCCTTAACCATTCACTACCACCATATACAACTAATTGTATATCATCATCAATTTCTTTTTTATATCCATTATATGGTATTCCATATGACGTATATCCAACACGAATTACTTGTTTTTCACCTTGTATTATTATATTATCAACCGAGCTTGTAAACGTACCTTCGGCAGTCGTAATATTCTTAGTAATTCCAGGTTCACTCAATCGTTCATCATCTTTAATTTTAACCAAAGCCTTATTTACTAACCTATCAAACAAAGATCTATAACTGGCCATAAATGAGTCCTTCGGATCTGGAAGTGATTCTTGTGGAATTCTCGTACCAGTAAACGATGTTTCAATCCCAGATGTCTTAATTTCATGATTTACTTCGGTAATCCAATACGAACCTCTAAATAATGGAACATTCTTTAAATAAAAAAACATTGTTGGTTGTATCATAACATTTCCCATACAAGTCACAGTGCATTGATATGAAGACTGTCTATAAATGTCCCATAACCCAATATCAACTTGTGCTGCACTAGCACCACTCTCACTTTTCCCTAATCTATCCAATACTTCAAATGATTCTGATGTGTTTTTAATACTCGATTGATCAACCTCCACAGTCTTAAATATAGATTGATTTTGATCTCCAAAACTAACTTCAAATGCCACACATTTATTTGATTTTCCGAAATCTGTTCTATTAAATACCTCAGATGCAACAACAATAGGATTATTATGTGTATCTGCAATATAAAATCCATCATTCTTATATTCGCTTTTGTATTTATAAAGATCAGATAATTCTAAATGTTTGGAATTTGGACCTATATATTGTAAAATTATTCTTGGTGATGAATCTTGATAATCTATATCAGTAAAAATACCAAACATATTTTGTGCTACTGTCTTTGATGGTAATAATTTAGAATTATTATTGAAATTTGTACCATAAAAATTTACATAAGCCGGCAACGCTCTTATGTCAAAACCCGTATCTTGAAATAACAAACTTATTGCACCATACAAATTAATTTTTTTATTTTCTGGACGATTGAGTCTTAGTAATTTTGACATGTCAAGGAATACTTGACTACCTATATCCCGATTGGCTTTATCAAGGAAAAGAAACTCTTCCATTAATGTTCTCTGCCCAATTGAATTTCCAGATGTCCATTTATCATTAAATGATTTAAATAAATTATATAATTCTAATTTAAGTGTCGGATCATCATTATATCCCCTCACAATTGAAGAGTCTTCAACTTCTATTCTAGTACCAAAATCACTAGATTGTATCTTTCGAATAATATATTCCAAAAACATAACCATTCTTTCAGTTGGTCCTTGAAAACGATCAACACCAATTGTTACCGGTGGTGGATCTACAATATTATCTTTTACATACGTCACAAAATCAGAATTAGTAAGACCTGTCATACCATTTGATCTTAATCCCGCATATAGATAAATTAACGGCCTAAATCTTTTTATGTTCTCTTCATTGAGTTCTATGTCATTAACAGAAAAGAAATCCAAATAATAATCATCATTTTCTTCTCCAGTAATTCCATTCAAACCCAAATATAATCGAATATAATTTAAATTTTCCGAAGTAACTTGATTCACATTAAAAGAACCAGAATCAAATCTCATAACATCAGTATTTGTAAATCCACCAAATATATGTGGATCAATTTCTCTTGGATTTGATAATGCCAGTTTAATTAGACAATCATTACCTAATAACGTATTCGTTAAATTATTAAGTTTTTCATTTTGTTTTATTTTCATAAAACCCATAAACTTATTATTATTTGTGGTTGTTGTTTGTTCAAATTCTGACGGTAAAATATTATCAATCGTTACAATTTCTTTTAATAAATCTTGAAATTTTGAATATGGTGTTTTATATGGATTAAATGGAATTTCTTCATTTAATTTTTCACTCGCAAAATCCAAAAACGCCAATTCAAACTGTTCCAAAATATTCGGCTTAAATACAGCAATAAGATCCAACACCTTTTTATAATTTGTCGATAATGAATACGAACTATCACCAGTTAAATTAAAATATTCATATGGTGAAGGAAATGTAAATTGTGTATAATCAACCAATGATCTTTCTGAGTCATTAACATTCCATATAATTCTAAAATTATCTTGTTCTGACATATTAAAATCACTGGCATTAACATTTATATAACCATTCGTTGGTAATAACGTATATCCGCTTAATGACGGATAAAGTTTTTGATTATCAATCACTGATGTCCAAGCATTCCCACCATGAACTTCTCTATATGATAATCTAGTAACGCCAGACGTTATCATTCTATAATAATCATCAACAATATCATCAATATTAAGAAATGACTGTCCATTTACAATTTGATAAAAGATGGTTTCATATAGAGGATGACACCCAACATCACTTTGTGTTGTTCTATTTATCATGGGCTTTTCAGAAATTCCCGTATTAAATGTGTAACCATTATTTTGATCAAAAAAATTTCCACCATCAATGCTATCTGTTACATTACCAATAATATCAACACTATCAATAATCCATTTTTTATATCTATGATATATTGAGCCCCATTTTAATATCATATGATATGGTATATAATGTGTTGCTGGTAATTCTTTTATTAATGTTGACACTAAAGTACTTGTACCCCCACCAGCATATGTAATTCTATCATCAAGATCTTTAAACGGTAAAGAATTTAATAACAAATAAGCAGAACCAACATATTTCCCTGATGATTCATTATTGATAAATTCTTTATATAACTGATTATGAAAATATGGTGTATTTAATATATGTTTTTCAATTGTTATTGTGTCAGATACCCTTAAATCTATTGTATTTAAAAATAAATTTTTTCCACATTCGGGCTTATTGTCCTTAACCCACATATGACCACTACTATATGATGTAATAAAATCTGTTGGTTCGTTAATGGTTAATAACATATTTAAATCCAAATTATTTGATTCATAAGTGGTTTGCCCAAGATATGATAAATAAAGTGGTGAATTAAAAGGATATATTGATTTTCTATAATTTTCAGCTTTATAGTTTTCAAGAAAATTTTTAACTTCCGGATATGTCTTAGTCTTACTAAACGCACCACTTTTTCCAGTATGTTTCTGAATAGTATAATCTTTTTCTGTTGCGTTTTTTATATATTCTACTGATGGTATTTGATCTTCATAATAAGGATAACGATATGATAATGTTTCTAATTCTTGTATTAATTTCGAGAAACTCGTTATATTTCTTTTTAATACATCAACCACATCTATATCCTCACCAAGCTGGTTTTTAAGATTTTGATATTCAATTTCGGCTAGTTCAAGTACGGCTTTATCATTATATGGTGTAAATAATGTTGTATATTTTGCTCTCTCATATAACTCATAAATGATTGAACCAATAGATTTATCAGTATACGGCATCATATTTATAATATCAGTCAAAACACTTAAGTTATAGTTCTTCATGTTTAGGCTGGTATCAAAAATATAATTAATATTATCCGGACTATTTTCTTTACCTCCAAGATTATCTTTTTGACTTGTTGCTATTGCATAAAAATTTTCAATAAAATCTACTTCAGGCCATAATGTTGCATCATATGACTGTAATTTATTTGATATAGACTTATCACCCGGATATAAAAGTACCATACTTTTATTACCATAATTTTGTACCTTTACCTCGGGCCACGGATAAATCGCATTATTTCTATTGTCTGTATCAGTTAAAACTGAATTTAATATTTTTTTTCTATCTTCCGCTCGTTCAAACGCTTTAAAATGAACATCTTTCATTAATCTTAAAAAGGTTTCAGCATTTGCAAGTAAAACACCAGTAATATTTCTAACTGTTGGGACAAAACCAATACCGATTTTTGGATCTCGTTTACTTGAAACAAAATCATTCATCTTTCTTTCTATTTCAATTTCAATTTGATTTCTTTGTTCAACATAATCTTTTCGAATATCATCTATTCTCATCATTAAACCATCAAAATCAAACCCAACGATTCCATTTGAAATAATATAAAAATCACTTAATCGCTTTATTGATGAACATGAAATAATTTTAGGTTGAATTTCCTCTCCTTTTAAAATAGTTTCATCTCTATAAATTCCAAACGCTAGATTCTGCTCAAGTTCATCAATTGCTCTACTTAATATTAAAGCAATCGATCCAACTTGATCTCCGGTGATGTTTGTTAATGACCCTTTGTCGGTACTATTCAATGTGTAATATGGAATAAATTCTGATTCACCTGTAAACACATTTTCTCTTGTCTTAGTTGTTGTTATTGGTGATGCTGTCACCAAATTCATTTTCCTCCACGTATCACACCCCTCAACCAAAAATCTTAATTTGTCTTCATAATCTTTTATTGCCCCCAAAACACGATGATGGATTACTTTAGGAAATATTTCTCTTTCTAAAATTTTTTCTAACTCACCTGCAACAGAAATAATCTCCCTTAACGTTTTAACGGGAAAATCGGGTGGTAATAAGCCCTTGCTAATATATTCTTGATACACTGACTTTAATACTCGATAACCTTTTGTTGTCTTACTTATTAAAACATCCGTTTGTTTGGTTTTTTCATTATATGTTTCAGAAATTTTATTCTCTGTTGCATAAAAATATGGTGCGTTTAATACAGCATCCATCGGAATATCAGCAAGATATGCATACGTTGATCCAACAAAATTACATTCAATATCAAAATTACCGGTTGATGAATTATATCTAGCATTAAATTTAATCATATGTAATCTATACCGTATCGCCTTTCCATAATAACCTTTTACTGTAAGATAAAACAATGGCCATGGTAAATGAAAAAACGCTGAATATGGTGAATGCTCGGGCGATTCAAATAATGTTTTTCCCCTAACATCAACAAATCTCATAACAACTCTTGGAATAAAGTTCGCACCACGTACTTGTATTGAAACACTATCTATTCCAAAACTTTGTGTTGTTTCATCATTGGTATAATACGTTGCGTCATTAGATAACGATGTCGCCTTTCGTTCGAAATATGCATCTGTCCAAGTTGTATCATAGTCGCGACCATTAGCGTTACGCATAAAATTTAATGTTCCTTTAGCAACCGATATTAACGTACTTTTAGTGTCATTATTTATTAAAACAGATCTCGGAACTAAATCAGCTTCCAAATTAACAAACATTATATAATTTTCCGGTTCAACGCCTCGTGGTTTGACTTCACCATTATCCAATATGCTATTAGGATCGATATAAATTAAATTATTTTGATCGACCTTTACTAGTATTTCATTTGTTGTTTTTAAATTGTTATTCGCCATAATATAATCTATACAAATCTATACTTTTCCTATAATCTTGTAAAGACGGAATAAGTGGATATGGTATTCTCAATATAAAATGATCCGGTATTGTAAATTCAATCCCACCACATGTTGGATTTGCCAACAGTATCAACCAGCCGAATAAAGGTGAATTATAATATTCTTGAGATAATTTATCTAATCTATCCTTGTTACGTTTAAATTCAATATATTTATCTGTCGGTTTAATGGGAATTTCAATACCCGGCACAATCTTATGTTTTCCGTCATCAAAAAAATACTGATATCTATCAAAATATTGGTTATTCATTATTTTTACTATTTTATCCCGATAATCCAAAAGATGGACGATAATAATTTAATATACTCTCCACATCATTTTTTCTTGTTTTATTAACTAATATTAGCTCTTGTTGTATTGAAGTATCATTAATTTCAACCTCATCATTAATTTTATATAATATGTTATTCCCATTTACCCTAATTGGATATTCTGGAATTTTGAAATTCTTTTCTTTCGGCATTTTTAAGAAAAACTTATCTAATCGTTTATCAATGTTTTCTTTTATTTTATCTGTGAAAACCGAATTTGAGTCGAACAATTTCATTATTTCATTTTTTCTTTCTCTCAAAAAGATTGAAAGAAAATATGAAACATCATTTGTTGTCATAGTCTTACTTCTAAAATCATAACTAATATCTAAATCTTCAGTAAACTTATGTTGTTGATTTTGTATGAAATATATTAAATTTTGATATTCATAGTAAATCTCAGAAACATCACCAACATTCAGAATTGCCCCCATAAATTTATTATCAACTTTTTTCGCATCCTGTTGATGTTTTAAAATAAAATTTAATTTATCTAACAACATAATTATTCTATTCCTACTTTCTTCAAGCGATAAGATGGATTTCGTATCTGAAACCATCGTTTCAACAAAATTTTTAATGTTATTTATAATGTATGGTTTGATAATCATTTCAGTTCTTTCTAATAATGAACCCGGCATGTCTTTATGTAAACCCAAAATATTACTAATATTTTCTCCACTAATTTGATTATCAAATGTTGTTATAAAATCCAGTGTTATTACGTCTAACTCCTTATTTTTAGGATAATTACCTAACATTTCAAATGAATCTATCCCGTTGCCGGTTTGTACTTCATACTGAAATATTTGTCTATATGTTGGTGACAAAAATATTGACGATAATTTATGTCCATATTTTGTTGTTATAATATTATAGACATTTTGATATCGATTAAAATAATTAGTTATAGCATCATAAAGTCCATCAATTATTTCAGTATAGTCAAGTGACATATCAGATAATGTCCCAATATATTGTCCTTCCGTTAATAAATTAGTATCTGTAATTTTATCTAACGGATCCGGTTTAACCGAAATCCCCGCATTTCTACTAAGTTCATCCAAAAATTCTTTAGAAAATTCTTGTTTATAAAATTCAGTTCTATCTTCTGTCGATATTGACCGTGGGTCATACATTTCAGTATTTGCATAGAAATTAGATGAAAGTGCATTTTGTAATCTTTCAACAGGTCTTTCTAATCCCTGTCCACCAATAAAACTAATCATTAATGTAACATCAGCTATCATTGGTTGCACCCCAATACCTTCCGGATTTAAATCCCAAATATTTTCTTCAAATGAAATATTAACGTCTCGAATTATAATTTTGGAATGATAAAAATCTCCGATTCGTAATATACATACTGGTGGAGGACCAAATGTGGTATTCCTAGCATTTAAATCACTTTCATCAGATATCCCCCTAATTGGTAACGTATCACCAGGCCTCACACATTGTTGTAAAAATGTTAATCTGGCATTTAATCCTTCTGGTGTCATTGAATGAAAAGTAGGATGGAAATATCTTAATTTTTCTCTCAATGATGAAAATTGTAACGGTGACTCCTCTTCTAATTGTTTAAAATAATAACATTCTGATAACGATTTCATTATCAATGATTTTATAGCATCAATTGGTGGTCTTTGTTTATTACCTGTTGGGACATCATGTTCAACCTCAACGAGTTTACGTTCTGTCATTAATGTTGTTGGTTGTGATATTGCCAAATCTTGTGATTTTATTTCATCAACAGACGTGGTCAACTGTTCTCTCTTAACATATCCCATAGCAACATGTGTTTGCCTACACCAGAATGTCGATGGCGCCGTTTCTTTTAATTGTGACGATGTTAATAATAATTTAGCATCAGAACAGTCAAGTGTGTTATCATCAATATTTTGTTCTCCTTGATTAATAATAAGTGAAAAAACTAATCTTCCATCATTAGGATAACCAAGGTGTTCTTTAAAACTGAGTATAATATCTCGTTCTGTTTCAATCACCTGATTTGTCACATTAATTTTCCATTGAACTGCATCGATGGCAACATTCACATCAGCCCCATCGTTAATTAATTTTTTTATAATATCCTTAATTATACTATAACTTCTTCGATACGCAAGCCGCAAATTATAATCTGAATTTGCAATAGGTGATGTCCTTGATTTTAGTAAAATCTCAAAACTATCTATCGTATTATCTAATAATTGTGTCTTAACATTGTCTAAATACTGACAATACGACGAATAATTATCTTGTAACACACTAAAACCTTTTTCAATGTCATTATTAACTTCTAAAACCAATTCATTTAAAACATCATCTGTTGGTTTTTGTGTTACTTCAATACCTCTAGATAAAACACTAAAATCGTGCTTTTCATTCATTCCCCATGTTGTTTTGCCAGTTAAAAATCTTAAACCATCATTTAAATCTTTTATATATTTGTCTTTACTTCCAATATAGTTATCATATAACTCATTATATGTGCTTGGTGTATATAACAATCCAGGTAGCACATTCGCATTTGGTTTTGGAAAATCATTTTTATAATATAAAACGAAATTACCCATAATATTCTCTTTGGGTTTAATCTCGGCTTCTTTTACGGGCGTCGGTACATCAGTCACAATTTCATTAAATACCGATTTATTACGTAAAACTGTCTTCGGATCTTTATTTTGATTCAAATATGCCATGATTGTTTCAAGTTCATCAGGTGTCAATGTTGGATAATTTCTTACCAAATCATATAAATCAAAATCTTTACAACCAGCAAAAAAAGCATTGATATAATTATCAGCTTCATCATTTGACATATTTTTAAAATGTTTTTGTGTTAAAAGATTTAATATACTTGGATGATCAACAACAACTTTAAACTGAACTTGTCCCGATCTCTGTGTGTTTGAATATGTGTAAACTGGTTCTGGCCTTCCCAGAAAAACATTATCCGTCCAGTTTGCTGAATTTTGCTCATTAACTGTTAAACCATAAGGTGGAAACCACATAATTCTTCCACCATTTGGTCCTCTTTCACAATATGGTAAATCACTATATGTAAAACCCGGTGTATCCGACATTTTCCACGCAAGATTTTCAATAGAAAACATATATTTTTTCGCATAAAAACCCTGTGCCCCAATACTTTTACCCCATTGTTCTGATGTGGTATCAAATGAACCATTTCCATTTGAATTTGGATATATATTTAAATTCCATGGTCTCGTTAAAACACTGCTTTTTAATTTTCTATAATTACCAGTCCGTTTCATGGTGTCAGAATAATTCATATATGATCTATCTTTTGTCCAGACCCTACAATATTCAATACCACTTTCAGAATTAGTAAACTGGTCAATATATCTAATTGCCGAACCTTTTGACATTTTAACATCACCATCCATAAACACACGACTTGTTTGATCAATAACATTTGCAATGTGAGATCTTGCGGGTCCACCTTCTAACGGCATTGTTTCAAGTATTTCTTGTGTTATACCTAAAATTGATCCATCCTTAAATTTATAATTTGTTGATAACGAATCTTCAAATTGTGATCCCTGTGTGTTATATTCATCATTACCAACACCCAATCTATTTCGTGATTTCGTTGTATACCATGTTAAATTTCCACTAATACTACCACCCTCACCAATATTTTTTGTTCTTTGAAATAATCTTGCTTGAATAGGGTCAAACATTAATGACAGATAATAACCACTTCTTACTGGTCTATCATTAAAATCGTTCATCGCAAATTTTACATCATTACCTCTATCATCACCAATATAAGCGATACCAGCGGGTGCTTCAACACCCAATGCGTTTTTAATATTTTGTCCAACATTATCAATAAAATTAAAAAGTTTTGATGTATTTTGAGACCTGGCAGTTGTGGTGTAATTCGGTGCATATTTTGAATATGATAAATTATCATATAAAATAGATAATTGTCTACTTCCAGTATATTCAATAAGTAAATCTGATGGCTTTCTAGATGAAATTGGCCGTCTTTGAATACCAATTAACGAGCCTAACACTCCGGTCGCATCTTGATATATTGAAACAGCTTCACTTCTAGTTGATGGTCTTGGATTAATCGGATTCTGTGGGTTCGTCAAATAATCCCCAGGAATTTCAGCCCACGGAAATTCAACACCACTAACTGTTTGTAAAAAATCAATGGTTTTACCAGGTAATGTTTTTGCGACGGTTATTTTTGAATTAAATTCAATTAAAGGTTCTCTTCCTGTAACAAGATTTGTTGCTGTCGCTATATTACCATCCAACGCATCTATTAATCTTACACGTCCAACAGTTGCGCTATATAAATTTTGTGCAATTCTTGAAAAAACCGGTCCTTCGGGGTTATCTTTAATATTCCATGCCGCAAATTTCATTAATTCAGATTCAGTTTCATAATTTTTTGACGACATAATACTAACAAAACTATGATGTTGTCCTTTAACAAAATACGGATATAACTCTAAATTTGCTTTTCGTGGAATAGTATTAATATTTTCATTTATGAAATATTCGGTAGGTTTAAAAATATTGGAATTCTGTGTTCGTAATAAATCATTTTGCCTATTAGTGTCAACTGCACCCGGATCAACATTTGACATTGTACTCAAATTATGAATAGCATAATTTTCACTACTGAATGTTTGTGGTCCATTTGGTGATGGTAAAGTTTTTGCTAATATAAAATCTCTAAATTTTTTACTTGCATTAAAGTCAACATAACTTGGCATATCATTATTTTAATAATAAATATGAGCCAATGAAATTATTTTATACTTAAAAAACTTTTACTGAAATCTCTCATATATTCAGGATCACTAAATAACATTCTTCGTAATGGATCGGTTAATGGTGAATTTGAATTAAGATTCACATCAACTATAACTCTCTTTGTTATTAGTTCTTCTACACCTTCATTTACTTTAGTAACTGGCGTTGTGCTAGTTGTGGTTACAGGTAATGGTCGTTGTTCTTCAACACTACTAACCCCCCTATTTTTTGGTAATTTCAACCAATCGGGTAGATTACTATTTTTTATAGCACCCTCCAAAAAATCAGTTTTATTTTCAATCCATTCACCACCTTTCATCGCAAATCTATCACTAACACCACTAACTGTTTGTGAATTAACACCCAAATATCTTTCAATAGCAGCGTGAATAGTTTCACCAACACCAACCCTTGCAACTGCAACAAGATAAGAAAGATCCCGACTAATATTTTCAATCATTGTGACTTGTTGTCTTGCAATGTCTTTCATATCCATTTCTTTGAATCGTTCTTGCTCCTGTAATAAGATATCTTTTTGAAGTTCATTCATTTTAGACAATTCCAATGTGGTTTCTCCCATGTCTAGTCCCATCTGTTCTCTCATATCTTTTGGAACTTCAATAACCATTCTACCACCCTTCATTTGAGCAAGGTTGGTTATGAATTCTTTTTCATCATCTTCCATAACTAATCCGGCTAATGCTAAATCTGTAGATGCTTGCAACCTTTCCATACCAGCAATTCCAGTACTTGTCAATTCTTCCATCGACATACCAAAAAGTTCGGCCATTTCTTTTGCTCTTCTTAAATTAGCACCAGTAACTTCAAATCGTCCTTGCTCTGCATTATACGTAACTAATGATCTTGCAGCACCAATAATTGCTGTTTGCAACCCCTCAACATCATTTGTTGCCATATACATCATTCGAATTGGATCATTTAAATCACCATATGCACCACCAATCATTTGTAAATTAGCAACAATTTCCAACGCACCATCTGGATCCCAAACCTTTTCAGCTAGATTAAAGACATTTTCCATATTCATCCTAAATTCAATGGAACGTTGAACCATTCTATTTAATCCTTCAACACCATTTCTAAAACCATATTGATTTAATTTTTCCAAATATTTGTCAATACCCGCAGTTGTTTCTCTGGCATTTAATCCTAATGTTAACGAATTTAAACCCATTCTTTCAATCATCTTAGACATATCTAAAACACCATAACCAACCCTTTCAAAATCCTTCGCCATACCAGCAAATTCCTTCATATCTCTTGTGAATTTACTAGCTAAAGCCATTTCTGCTATTGTGTCTTTGCTAAGTAGTTTAAATTTTCCTGATTGTGCTACAGTTTCAGTTACTGAATCTGATAATTCCTCAAAGCTTATACCCAATTTTATTGCTTCGGGAGAAGCGGCCATGATCTCTTCACGAAATGAACGTGATAAAGTACCCGTCATACCGGCTTCTTCATTTATTTTCCGTAAAAGACTAGCCTGCTCTTCTAAATAAACATTTACCTGATCAAGTATCAATCTTCGACCAAGTTCTGCACCAGCACCACGTATTCCACGAAATCTTCCACTTTCGTCAAAAAATGTTTGAAGAGCGTCTTGAACATCAATAAATTCACCTTTTTCACCCGGCCTTTCTCGTAATTGTGTCGAAACAAATCTTTCAATCCATCCTTCCACAGTTGTTGGTCTTCCTCCACTACTACCACCACTACTTCTATTTGGAAATCTTTGTTTATTTAAACCAGAATATAACCGTGATAAACTTTTTGCAGTATCCTCCGTGATCATATCGTCTGGATGTGCAGTATTCCATAACTTCATCAATCTAATATAATCACCCTTTGAGTCGAGTATTGCTTGTTCTATTGTGAGACCAATTGCCATATCCTATAAATAGATAATTATTTATTTTTACTTTCTATTTCTTGAATATGCTGAATTAAATATCTTCTTATGTATATCGGCATACCAATAACATCAGAATATGAAAAACCTCGATAAACTAAAAATAAAATTTCATTTAATTGACCTTTTCTATAATCCGTAGAAAGGGCGAAAAAATTCTACCCCAAATCCAATATCAACTTGGATTTCATCTCCTGACGGGGTCGTTACTTTTTGTGATAAATCTAAACCTGGTTTATTTTCTGAAACATATTTTCGAAAATCCTGAGAATCTTTAATCGGCATCTTATATTCGATGAAATTATGAATTTCCATTTGACTTCTATTACCATTTATAGATTTAATCATAAATTCAAGACGCTTTGTCATTATTGGGGCAACGCCCTCACCATTCCAAGTTTCCTCAATTTTTTGAAGTTCGTCTTCCTGTTTTTGTGTCAAAAACTTGAAAGTGATATTAACACCACTTTTTTTCATAAAATAAGGATATTCACCATTCTGGTCCGGAATTAATGTAAATTCTTTTACTTTTAACCGGGAAAGATCTACCATAACTGTAAATTTCTCTTCTGTTTTTGGATCCATTAAATTCATATTATATTCTGAACCAAAAGCAGTATTTCTTAAAAATATTAAAATAGCCTGTTTATCTTCTTGAACAATTTCTTCAACTGGGAGATCTTTATCCAAAACTTTTCTTTTTAGAAGTTCATTGATAATTTTATTCGAAGCAATTAAATTTGGTGATGATAAAATATTTTCATCGGCCGCAGTTAAATATGCAACTCTAACAGATTTTTTTCCATTACTGTAATGTATACCCCCACTTGGTAATTCCACGACATCATATGCTATCGATGGATCAATCTTAAATTCACTCATTTACTTTATTTTTTTTATAAATATTATACGAAAAATTTTTATTAAAGTACATTAAATTCCCATTTAATGTGTCCACAATCATAAATTCTATATATTTTCCTATTAAACATAATATCCCTTTCTGTTTTATTTTTATCATAACCTTCTTTAACTAGTATTGATTTTCTAAAATTAAATCTATGATATCTTTGATTATTTATTACATACCAATAATTTGGTTTTGATTGAGATTTTCTTTTGAAACCCAATTTTTCATATAAACTACCATTAAATAATCTAATATCAGAATAAGAAATAATTTTTGTGGGAGAATATGTTTTAAGAAAATAATTAAATAATTTACTAGCACCACCAATAACATTGACGTTAATTTTGTTACAAAATCTCGTCAATTTCCATTCATTATTTTTACCACCAACAACAATTCTGCCTTTTGAAAAAGTCATAACAGAAACCAAATCATTTTTATAATATAAACCAATTTTAATTTTGGAATTAACATTTCCTTGAATATGATTATTAATAAGAAAATCCTTACATGTATTTGAATCGATTTCTTTAATTTCACATTTTTCAGCAAAAATATTATCATCTAGTTTACCCAGTCTATTTTTGATTATTGATTCAACAATTTCTTTTTTAAATAGCCATTCATCTTCAAAAACATGAATTAAATCAACATTTTTTTCTTGACATCTAATAGTTTTTTTTAAATGATAATCTGATGGTACAAATAATTCATTATGCCAATATAAACCATCAAATTCTATTGCCAATTTATAATCTGGTATCAAAATATCTAATTCCTGTCTATTTAATAAGCTTCTATCAGATGATATGTATTTTATTGACAAACCATTAAGGAAATTAGACAAATCATTTTCATGACTACTTTTTTGACTTTGACCTATTGGATTACATTCAGGACATATAATTTGATTATATTTTACTCTTCCGTGTAATAAATGCTTTTCAATTTCAATTATTCTATTACACAAATTACATTTAATTTTAACCTTATTTTTTGTTATTTTAACAATATTAATATCTGGATATATGTTTCGAAATTTTTTATCAATAATATCTTTATATTCATTTGATTTTGAAAAATTTTCCACACCATATTTTTCTTTACAAGTTTCAATATATTTTTTATGATTACAATATTTTTGAGAACCATATTTAATTAATTTTGTTTTGGCCATTTTTTTTGGATTATTATAATTTTCATTCCCATATTTTTCTAATTTTGTTTTTCGTTGTTTTTTAATGAAATCTTCATGTTCAGGATAAAAATCAACATTATATTTTCGTTGAAATGTTGCCTTTTGCCTTTTAATCATTTCATTTTTATTATTATTAATACAATTTAATGAACAAAAATCACCATATGGTTTATCAAATCTTTCCCTAAATTTAATTTCTTTTCCACATGTTTTACATTTTGGACGTTCGGTTAAATTATTAAAATAAAACCATATTTTTTCTTTAAAACTTAAATCATATTTAAATTCTTTAGAATAATTTATAATTTTATTATATAATTCTGGCTGGTGATGTTTTAACCATTTTTCGTTGGTTTTATAACCAGATTTATTATCTGTTGTGAAAAATGAAAAATCCATATATTTACATTTTCGTAAAAATATGGATTTTTTTTTAGGATGTCAAGGATATACGAGAATTATTTTAATATACTTGTATACAACGATCCATTCGTAAACTACATTCAATAGTTGCTATATCATCTCTTGAATAATCAAGATCACCAAAATTTATATTAGTTAAAAATGTTCCTTGAAGTATCCATTTTTCAACAACAACTCCTGTTGGATCTAACATATCTAACTCTATGTCTTTTTTATAGCCACAAGAATACCCCATTCTCCCCGTAACAGATTCTGCATGTAAACGTACCCATTCCATTAACGCCTGTGATGCTGAAGGACCAATCGGATCTCTAAATTGAACACGTAATTCATCCCATACAAATCTACCTGCAACATAAGTTGATGTATTTAAAAATTGGATTTCAGTAGAGTTAATTTTCATACTAGGTCTATTAGCAGAAAACACATACCATTCATTAATTCCTAAACTTGAAGGAAATCTTAAAATAAATCTATTTTTTCTTTTAGGCTCGTAAGGTACGGGCATCTTCATTAATAAGTCAGCCATTGTGCATTTTTATATTAATTTGTTTATTGTTTTCCTATAAATATATTCAAACTAAAAAAAATTTTTTGTTTATAATATTATTACTATAAATAGTATATATTCAATAATTTTTAAAATTTTTCAAAAAAACTTGACTTTCTCAGAAAAAAATTGTATTTTTTCGGCCCAGCAACTAGGTTCCAGTAATAATACTAGTATACTAGAATCTATATATCGGAACCTAGGTACTGGAACCCAGGTACTGGAACCCAGGTACTGGAACCCAGATACTAGATTTTATATATTTTAATTATTTTTTCTAGTATTAATATTCTGGAACTAGTATTCTGGAACTAGTATTCTGGAACTAGTATTCTGGAACTAGTATTCTGGAACTAGTATTCTGGAACTAGTATTCTGGAACTAGTATTCTGGAACTAGTATTCTGGAACTAGTATTCTGGGGATTTTTAAATAAAAAAAAAGAGGTGTTTAAATCACCTCTTTTCTCATTAATTAAAAAAATGAATATTAGATATTCTCAAATGAAGCTCCTGTTGGTGTTATGATAAATTCAATATCAATATATTCTAATGATCTTGTTGGTTTAATGTAAATTTTACCTCTAAGAGTATTTGCATCAATATCTTCAGGATCATTAGATACTACTAATCTGAAATCATAAAGTCCTCTTTCTTTTTTAATAGCCTCAAGAATTGGGTTAACAAGTCTAGTAAATTCGTTTCTAACTTGTTCGTCATTTTGTTCAAATAGTAATCGGACAGCGACCGCTGCTATGAGTTTTCTTGCTCTTAATAATAATCTTCTAACATTAATTCTATCAAGAGCAGATTCTCGTATTTGAAGTGTTTTATTACCCCAAATAATAGGGCCAGTATCAGAAAAAGTTGCTATTGGATTAATTCTCATTTTATAAAGTTCATCTCTTTCATCAAGTGTTAATTTTTTAAGAGCTTTGATTGCGTTAACAATACCTCTTGAATATCCTGCAGTTGCAAACCAAGGATACGAAACGTTATCTGTTAATGCCATATTTCTGAGAACTTCACCAGTTGGTGGAATATATAATTGTGTTGAATTTTCATTGTCTCTAACTTGTATCCATGGCCAGTATGTGGCGGAATAATTAGAATCCAAATCAATTGTATCCATCATATCAATAATTTCATCAGCTGTTGTTACGTTTGGTGTTGATATAATATAAAGTGAGTCAGCTCTCTCGTTTTCAACCATATCAATAGCTTCTTCAGTTAATGATGCGTGTTCATAAAAGTTAATACCAGGTGTTGCAAAGAGATTTATATCAATTGCTTCCGGGTTGTTAAACGTGTCAATACCTGCCTTATATGCATAATAGTCAGAATTACCGACAGTAGAATTAAACACACCACCATTATTAGTGTTATTATCATCATATGTTGTTTTTCCAAATTTATATGCATCACCAAATGTTCTAACATCTCTGTATATATCCCAGCCATCAAATCCACCTGCCAATGCTAGAGTAAATTTGCGTTTTGATACCGATTCGAGTTCGCCTTTATTTATTCCTTCAAGGTCATATGGTGTACAATCAAATTCAAAACCAGTATTTGTATTACCAGTTAAAGTTGATGCTTGTGATGAAAGGTGGAATCCTGTTGTGGTTGTTGTTGGGTTTACACCTTTAAAATTAAACATACTGTTATCATATCCAAATTGTGTTGATAATCCTAACATAACCCTTTTGATTCTATCACCTGATTGATCTTCTGGTACACCAGTTGCATCATATGTGACAATATCACCTGCAATGTAATATTGTGTTTTATAAAGCACACCACCCAAAATTGCATCGCCAGATAGTTGATCAGTGGCATAACCTCTAAATCCTGATGGAACAGCATCTATTGGGAAATCTTCCGCTAATTCTAACATCACATATTTGGATTTAAGTTCATATTCAGTATCATACGTTCCAATTTTTAAACCGATAAAGCCAGGAAGATCTGGGTTCATTGAACATCTTGAAAATCTTTCAAGAACAACCATATTATCATCGGTATCATTAAAATCGCGAATAAGAACGTCAAATTCTGCAGTATCAAGGTCAATATTTAATATTGAAACTTTTACTTGTACGTTTGATGCATTACCATCAGATATTGCAATAAATTTAAACAAATCATTAACAACACCACCACGCACTTCTGAAACAATAAATGGTGATTCTGCTGTTTTCCATTCTGTCATAAAATCATTACCAACCGGATGATAAACCACATCAAGGCTTAATCCCCTAATTAAACCACGTTTATATAGTGATTCAACTAATATTGGATAAGATTCAAACACATAAATAGGATAATCCATATAATTTCTATCAAATACACCAGTACCCAATACTTTTGTCACATATTTACTAGATGTTCTATCCATTGAACAAGTAAATGTTTTTGCTGGCATATTTGCGTCATCAGGATTAATAGTTAAAATAAATTCACCTAACGGATTCGTTTCAATGTCATTTGAAGACATTGTAAATCCTGTATTATTAGTAACTGTTAAAGTTAATGTTGATGTAACATAACGGCCTCTTGGTCTAAATTCAGCGACAGCTATATTATCATATTCGTTTGTTGTTGATGGATATTCAAATTGGCTTACAATAAATCTATCCATACCATCATCATAAACAAACAAGTAAGAAAAAACACCATCACCAGTTGGATTGAGAAAATTATTTGCCCATGCGAAATTAGTTACATTACCAATAGGACCATTTACTTGTTCACCGGTTAATGTTTCAATTGATGCTGTAGGAACTAGTCCAATTGTGAACCATGATTCATTTACAAAAGTTTGTTCACTAATCCAGTCAATAATTGAACTACCGTCATTTGCTGTTTTTCCGCTTAAAACATTATAAAACTCGAATGATTCAACATTAAGTAAATCAAGTGTACCGTTGGTTTGTGTTGGTGTTGATTCTGTGTTTACAATTACACCACCAATAGTTTTTAGAGCAAATGTTTTATTTGGTAAGTATCCAGTTAAACCAAGTATTCTTGTTACAAATAATTGATTTGATTCCCGTAGATATGATTTTGCAAAATATGGGAGTTCATAGGCAGGATTACCATTACCGTCTTTTAAAGGAGAAGTTGATCCAAAAAATGTTCTGAATTCGTCATATGTTTTTATTAAAACTGGCTCAAAAGCTGGACCTTTTAGTGTTTCACCAACTAAACCCAGTGTTGTCACACCAACGCTTTGAGCAACGAATGTTAAATCTTTCTCAGAGGTATAAACACCTGGAGAAACGAAAACTCTTTTTGATGTAGCCATTGATTTTTATTTAGTTAAATTATTTATTACTGTTATTACAGATAAATATCTTTGTTTTTATCAAAGGGTCAAATGAAAAAAAATTAAAAGATAGTAATTTATCTTTTTTTACTATTATTTATCTATAATATGGGAACACCAAGTAAAAATATTAAAATCAGTAAGAAACATCATGAAATATTGAAAGCTTATTGTGAAAAAACTGGTTTAAAAATGTATCGAGTAATTGAAAAGTGGATTGAGACGCTTGATAAGACACCAAACAGAAGTAAAAAAAAGGATTTGTATGACGAATAATTTTTTAATACAAATAACAAATACTAATTCGCGATCCTACTATTGGGGTATCTAATAGTGTTACTGTATTTACATCTGAAACCTCATATCCAATTTCAATTTCATCAACAAGACCGTTAATTTCAATATAAACAACACTTTTTATATCATTGGTAACTGTGAAAGAGAGTGAATCGGTATAAACAAAATTTTGATGTGTTAATCGTAAAATTTCACCATAATTATCATAAAATACACCACTTCTTCCAGCATAATACATTACCATTATTCGGCTACCCTCGACTGGTGGTGTAACAAAAGAAATTCGTGATGTTTGTCCTATCCAATAATAATCAATATCTTTTTGTTGTACCAATCCATTTATTGAAACAAAGAATAAATAACCAATAAGTTCACCAACACTATATGATGTAGTAACACCATCACTAATAAATGTTGCGGTTTTTACTTCAATACCTCTTTGGTGTATATCTTTTTGTATTGATTTACCACCCATAAATTCATGTAATAACAATACTCTATTAATTGCTGGTTTCACTTCGAATTCATCGGGATCAATTAAAAATCCAAGCATTGTAAATTCATATGTTTGCAAATAAAACCTACGACCTTCTAGTGCTTCAATTGGTGAATTATCACTAATTCTTTCTAATATAATTGGAATATAATGTCCTTTGACTTTTGTGTATGATTGTCTTGATGCAAATTTTTGAAGAACAATTCTATTAAATCTGTTTAAATCTCTAAATTTTTGACAAACAATGGTGACTTCGTATCCTATATCAACAGCGACAGGCTGTGGTATTTTATAAACATCAGCACCGTTTTGTTGTCCATCCCATGTTTTAACTGTAGCATAAAAAACTTGTCTTCTATCAGGAATAGTTCGTTGTATGACGGGATTTGTACCGGGTTGAACGTCTGGTTTACGGATAACACCAACAAAAGGGACTTTCATATTACCATCTTCATCTGTGAATGTCCAAGTGTTTGATATTTCACCCCATCTTTGTACTGTTAAAATTTTTGGAATAATTGGAATTTGAACGCCATCTGAAACTACTTTTAAATTATCGTTAATATATTCTAACATTCCTTTATCCAAATCGTCATGTAAAATCGGATCTGGTAAATATGTGTCAGATTTTGTTATTCTATCGAGTAGTTCTTGCCTTCTCGGAATAAGTTCTTTTTCTGTTGGCTCAGTTCCAATTTGTCGATATACATTAATATTTGTTTTTCTTGGCAATGTCATTTTATCCGTTTTTTATAAAATTATATAATATTTCAGTAATTTCATTTTTATCATTATATCCTTTTTGTTCTATTATTTTAATGAATTTTTCAATAAGTTTTTCAAAATATTCAATAGGAGTATCTTGGTATACTTTAGATTCTTGATTTGTGATTTTTAGTTTATCACCAAAATATTTTTTTAATTCTCTTAATTTTCTCATTGCAAATTCATCAGCAATATTTTCACAATATTTCATAAATAACGCCCCCTCTCTCAATGATAAATCCCTAGTATAACAACCATACATTTTATCGATACCATATTTTTTATATTGATATTGATGTGCAATTTCATGAAATAAAACATAAAGAAAATATGATAATTCTAATGAAAATACCTTTATATTGAGGACAATTCCGTTTATTGTTGATAAGCCTAGCGCAGGATATTTAAACGAATCAACTTTAATAGATTTACAACCAGATTTGGTTATAAAATCTTTTATAAATTGCATAATATAAACTGAATCAGGGAATGTTTCAGACATCATTTCAAAAAAATCATCAATTCCTTGTTGTTCCAATAAAAAGTTTAATTGTTGTTCATTTATAATGATTTTTTTCATATTAAATTCCTCTAAATTCGTTTTCTTGTACTGGTGCACAAATTATTGTTCTATAAGAAGGTTTATAACCGAAGTGGTGGTGTTTATTATCAGCATTAACCTTTCCATCATTCACAACATTATAAAATCTTATTCTTTTTTCACTATCGGCATAACCAATATAATCACCAAATCTTACATCAATTTGAAGATCTTCTAATGTTTTAGTATAAACAGATATTACCATATTACCAGGTTCAAGATATCTTAATAACCCTGATTTGTAAGACTTATTTTCTGCAGCAACAACATGAACCAAAGCATTAAATTCAATTGGTGGTTTAAATTTTATATCATCTTTTCCGGCTTCACCATAAACATCGTCGTTGCCTGTTATTGTTCGGTCAACCTGATAAAGAACAACTTTCATGTTCAAATCTCCATGAAGATATTCCATCCCCATTTCGATATGTAAATTATAGTCGTCTTCAGAAAAAAATTTGTTTAATCTTGTTATTGGTAATTTATTTTCCATGTTTTATATTCAATATCATACGCCAATAAATACTTTACAAAATAGTTCTATTTATGTATATTATTATTTATTAAATTTTATGAATATACCTGAAATTGATGCAAAAAATATACTTTTAGTCTACGAAGGAGCCAATAATCAGCTACTTGAATGGAAATTAAAATTTTTAAGAAACAAAAATTTCAAATTAACACGATCACAAGCTGAATATGTGTTAAAATTTCATGAAATAGTACCAAAAGTAGCTAGAAAACATATAATGATTGTTTCTTCTTTTGGTGAAAAATTACAAGAAGATAAACAATTACCAAATCCTGTTGAAAAAATATGGTGTGAGAAATTATTATGTGAAACTGAAAAGGCGTATCATATTTGGGGAAAATATTTTGATAATGAATCATTAAAAGCAATATGGTTACCTAAAGGGGCTGTTTTACAACCTGAAAAAAAATTAAAAAGAGAAATCGATTATTCAAAATATAGTCATAGACCACCAAAACCATGGCAACCTAAAGCAATTGAGTCACTTTTGGCTAATAATAGGTTCATTTTGGCTGATGATATGGGGTTAGGTAAAGGTCTAAGTATTAATGAATTAGTAATAACGCCTAAAGGAAAAGTTGAAATAGGAAAACTAAAAGCTGGTGATGAAGTAATTGGTTCGAATGGTAAAAAATGTAAGATAATAGGCGTATTCCCACAGGGTGTTATGGATTTATATAGAATAACATTTAATGATGGTTATTCAATATTAGCAGATAAAAGTCATTTATTTAAAGTATATTCGAGTAATTTTGGTAAAAACACAAAAAATAATAGGGAAGAAAAAGATATTATTTTAAGTGTTGAACAAATGATGGATAAAGATCTTGTTTTGGAGATAAACGGATCAGGATATAATAAAGATAAAAAATATAAATTTTCAACATATTATAAAGTTAAAAATGGAGATTCAAAGTGGCAAATTCCTATGGTTGATCCTATAGAATTTGATAACACTAATCCGCTTCCTATTGATCCATATCTTTTTGGTTTATTTCTCGGTGACGGGTATTTAGATGAAAAAAAAATAAGATTTTCAGTTCATAAGGACGATTATAACGAGTTATTTGAGTCATATAACTTACATCCGATTGAATGTCGTACAAGGCCACACATAAAAACAGGATATATTAATGTTGGAGATATACTGGAAAAGTTAAACATACAAAATTGTCGTTCAAATAATAAATTTATTCCTGACATTTACAAATATTCATCGATTGAGAATCGGATATCGCTACTACAGGGGTTAATGGATACTGATGGATACTGTGCTTTTAGTAAAACTGGATCGTTTTTATCAACGGAATACTCAACAATCTCTGAAAGATTATGTGATGATTTAATTGAGATAGTACATTCTTTGGGTGGTGTCGCTAGGAAACGAACTCGTAGGTCGTTTTATGTTAAAAATGGGACTCGTAAAGAATGTAACATATCATATAGGGTAAATATGAAATTGGCTAAAGGAATGAATCCTTTTAGATTAAAACGAAAAGCTGAAAGATACCATGAACCCGAAAAATACCAGGTCGGAAGATACATAAAAGACATAAAATTTGAAAAACAGGGCGAATCGGTGTGTATTGCGGTGGATTCTCCCGATAAATTATATGTTGTTAATCATGGCATCGTGACTCATAACACAACATCAGCAATAATTGCTGCATTAGAGTCGGAAGCAAAGAAAATTTTGATAGTTTGTCCGGCAAGTGTTAAAATTAATTGGAAAAGAGAGATAAAAAATTATACTGATCGTCCGGTGTTAATAGTCGAAGGTAGAAAATGGGGTTCTACATTTGATTTTTATATTATAAATTATGATATTCTTAAAAATTATCATACAACCAAGAAAAATGATGAAGAAAATGATATTAATTTAATACAAAAAGAAAATTTTGAACTTGTAATTGTAGACGAAGCACATTATCTTAGTAATCCATCAAGCCAACGGACAAAACTGATGAATGATATTCTTAAAAAAATACCAAAAGTATGGTTGTTAACTGGGACACCAATGACAAACAGGCCAATAAATTATTATAATCTTTTAAAAATTGTTAATTCTCCAGTTGCATTGAATTGGCAACATTACGTGAAGAGATATTGTAAAGGATTTCGTTTTAAGGCTCATGGTAGAACAATCTGGAATACTAGTGGTCATAGCAATTTGGATGAATTACGAGAAAGAACCAAAAATATTGTATTAAGAAGATTAAAAACTGAAATACCCGGATTACCAGAAAAAACAATTTCTCCTATTTTTCTAGAATTACAAAGTACTTTCTATAATGAAGAATTAGAGGAATTTATGAGGATAGCTGAAGATGAGAGAAAAAAAGAAAGCATTGCAATTACGATTAATCGTCTCGTCAAAGTTAGGCAAATAATTGCAAACGAAAAAATTCCATATACGTGTGAATTGATCGATAAATGTCTTGAATTAAATAAAAAGGTTATTGTTTTTACTAATTTTACATTACCTTTAGATATGTTGCATGAAAAATATCCTAGAAATTCAGTAATATACGATGGTAGGATGTCACCATCAAAACGTGATGTTGCTATAGATAAATTTCAAAATGATCCTAAGATTAAAATTTTAATTGGTAATATCATTGCGGCTGGTATTGGTATAAATTTAACAGCAGCAGAAGTTGTTATTATGAATGATTTATCTTTTGTACCATCACATCACAGTCAGGCTGAGGATAGAGCTTGTCGTCAGGGTCAGCAAAACAATGTTTTAATATATTATCCAATTTTTGAAAACACAATTGAACAAATTATCTATAACATTTTAATGAGAAAAAAAGATGTGATTGATCAAGTAATGGGTGACGGTGAATATTCTGAAAGTTTCGGAAAGGAACTCATGAAGGAATTGTTTTAATTTTTTCTAAACAATTCATTAAAATATTTGGGAGATTTTCATTATCAAAGTCAGGGATATTTAAGTAAACACTATTAGGGTCACCTTCCACATATTTTACATTAATTTCATCTTCTTCTTGAGATATAGTAAAATCGATACGTCTTTTGTTACATTCAATTAGAATCTCTTTTAAAATCTCTGAGTTTGTCATATAAACAAATATACGATTATTAAATAAAAATATCAAATATTTATAATAAAGAAATTAATAGCATGGCAACCACAGTAATTAATGCAGACGAACGGGAAAAACTTTTTACACAAGTTCTTCATCTTTTAGGTGTACCAGTTAGGGGTGTAGAACTAACTGAAGAGCAAATGGATTCACTTCTAGAGTTATCAATTGCAGAATATGAACAATATGTGAATGATTGGCTTATTGAATCACAATGGGCATCATTAGCTGGACTTGATATTGATTCACAATCACTAGCCAGGGCATTCACAACAAGAAGTTTAGATTATATGACACAATACACATATGCATATTCGAAAATTGTTGGTTTACAAGCCGGTGGTCCATATGTTTTACATAAAGATTATTTCGCACTATCTGCTAACACTCAAACATATGTAATACCAGCAGGAAGAGAAATTAATGAATTATTATGGTTTACCAGAGCCGAATTAACTGATTCAATTGTCGACCCATTCTTGGGTGGTTTTGGTGGTCTTGGTGGTGTTGGTTTCGGTGGCGTTGGTGGTTTTGCTCAAGTTGGTACGTCTGGTTCATATTTTATGTTACCAGCCTATGACCTTTTATTAAGAATGCAAGATAGAAACCTTAAAAACAGATTAATTGGTGGTGAATTAACATATAGAATAACAGCTCTTCCAACTGGCGAAAAACTAGTTCATTTATATAATACGCCAGGTGGACGGTTTGATTTTGGTTCGTTACGAAGTAACAATTACCATGTTTGGTATTGGTATTATGATACGACTGAAATGGATACATGTTTGGACAGAAATAATATGGATGATATTGTTAAATTACCATCAGATATTATGACAGATCGTCTTGTGTGGCATAAGTTAAATGGTCCATCACAAAACTGGGTGAGGAAGTATTTTATTGCTTATTGTAAAGAAACACTTGGTAGAATATGGGGTAAGTTTTCTGGTGAATTACAAGTTCCTGATAGTCAAGTTAGATTAGATTATCAATCATTATTGACTGAAGCAAGAGATGATAAAACCAAAGCGGTGGAAGAATTAATGTTAAGACTTGAAAGATTGCGTCCGGACAAAATGCTTGAAAGAAAGGCAAAAGAAGCTGAAAATTTGAATACAAGTCTTAAATATAGAGCAATGCCATATCCAATTCAAGTTATTTAAAAATTAGATAGACTTTTTTTGTTTTTTTTATTTTTTTTCTGTATATTTTTATAGACAAGACAAACTACGAACGTAAAATTCGTAAGATAATATGTCAAACTTAACATAATATACAATGAGTAAAGCAATTACACAGGAAGTTATCGAAAACTTTCTTCATGGAGAAGATTCCGAAAAATATATCGTAGCGATTGAATACGATTACAGATCAAACAGAATTTATAAAATAATACAAGACCCTGTAAAGGGAAAAATTGTTAAAACAGATACTTTTGTACCGTTTTTATGGGTTGGCGATCTAACTGGACTAGATTTTTATAAAAACAGTAAATCTTTACAAAAAAGAAAAATGGTTGAATATAGTATTATGATTAGTCCATTAGATACACATGGAAATGTTAGACTTGAAGCTGGTCTTCGTTATCTTGTTAAGTCATATAAAGGATATTCTGCTCTCATTAATTTTTTTAAACAAGGTGGTATTGATCCTTGGGGTGAAAAGTACAAACATTTATTTCAAATTCTTTCTGTGGAAGAACAATATCTTGTACAGAAAAAAAAGCGCTTATTTAAAGGTATTGAAGAGTATTCTGAGGTACATAAGATGGTGTTTGATATTGAAACAGAAGGTCTTGATCCTGAAATACATAAAATAAATCTAATTGGTGTTAAAGACAATCGTGGATTTCGTTTATTGATTAATGCTCATGGTGAAGATGGTGAAAAAAGATGTATAGAAACCTTTTTTAATGTTATTAGAGAAATAAATCCAACTATTATTGGTGGTCACAATTCAGCATCTTTCGACTTTCCATTCATTAAACGACGAATGGAAATAAACAAAATGAATGTTGATGAAATCACAAAAATTATATCAAATAATGGTTTAAGAATTAAAAAAGGTATATTAAAATTAGCGAGTGAAATTGAACCTTATGATCAATACAAATTGTGGGGTTTTAATGTTATAGATACATCACATTCTGTTCGTAGAGCACAGGCAATTAATTCCGAAATAAAATCATGGGGATTAAAGTATATAACCAAATATCTTGAAAAAGAAAAACCAAATCGAATTTATATTGATGGTGCCCATATTTCACGAATTTATTTAGGTAAGGATAGTTATTACGTAAATCCAAAATCTGGCGGTTGGAGAAAAATTGGAGATCCGGGTACTGAAAGATTACAAGAAAGATTTCCTGGTAAATATGAAATATGGTCGGGAAGAAAACTTGTTGAACAATATCTTGATGATGACTTATATGAAACAATGGTAGCCGACGACTCATTTAGCCAGTCAACATTTTTACTATCAAAATTAGTTCCTACGACATATGAAAGAGTAGCTACAATGGGTACGGCAACATTATGGAAAATCATTATGCTTGCTTGGTCTTATGATCATAATTTAGCATTACCAGAAAAAGGTGAAAAACGAAGTATTACTGGGGGGTTATCTCGATTATTAAAAGTCGGTTATTCAAAAAATATTGTAAAATTTGACTATAAATCTCTTTATCCTTCAATTCATATTGTATTTGATAATTTTCCTGATTGTGATGTTACTGGAGTACAAAAAGCATTGTTAGAATATTTTCTTAGAATACGTTTTCATTATAGACAACTCAATATTGAATATGAAAAAACAAATACAGAATTATCAGAATTTTATGATAGAAAACAATTACCTTTAAAAATTTTTATTAATGCATATTTTGGTTCTGTTTCAGCACCACTAGTTTTCTTATGGGGTGATATGGATAATGGTGAATTTACCACATGTACTGGTCGTCAGTTTCTTCGTATGATGATTATGTGGTTTATGAAGAAAAAATATGTACCGTTAGTTATGGATAGTGTTGAATTTGACACCCCTGTCTATCTGAAAGATTGTAATAATAATTTAGTTATTTTACCTATTTGTGATTTATTCAATGAAAACTCATATAATTCGAAATATATGAGTCCAGATAATTTAAGAGATTTTTCAAAAAAGGATTATGAAATTTTAACTAAAAATGGATGGAAAGAAATTAAGTATGTTTATCGTCATATGACAGATAAACCAATACATAAATTAGTTACAAAAGATAGATTAGTATGTTGTACATCAGATCATTCTGTATTTCAAAATGGAGAACAGATTAAACCCACGGAACTTTTAAGGGGTGATAAGATAGACATTATTGAAATACCCGTTTTAAAGTCTGAAAATTATATTACGGATAAGAACGCCAAATTAATTGGGTATTTTATTGGTGATGATACAATTGTTTATAGGGAAGGTAATTTTGCTCTTAATGATAATGACAAAGAAATTTTAAAAAAATATAAAGATTTCACAAAAGAAGAATATATTGAATTGTGTAAATGGTTTAATAAAAATTGCTACACATCATATAAACAAAAAATGATACCTAAAGAAATTTTAAATGGTACTGAAAAAATATTAAAAGCATTTATATCTGGGTATCACAATAATGACGTTTGGTATGACAATTTTAATATAACCCAAAAATCAAAAGTATGTATTGCAGCATTATCATATATTTTAAAACGACTACAGATTGAATATAATATCACTATACGAAAGAATAATTCGAACACACAGTCTTTAATTATTGGAAAAGATAAAAACAACACAATTAAAAGTCAAAAAACCAAAAGAAGGCCAAGCGAAATATGGTTTAATGAAATTTTACATAATGAAGAAAGATATGTTTATGATATATCAACTGAAGACGGAACTTTTGTTGGTGGAATTGGTGGTATCTTATTAAAAAATACTGATGGTGTAAACTTTTCGACACCTGATGATGTTAATTCACATGTTTATATCGGAAAAGGGTTAAATAGCTCCGTTGAAAAAGGAAAAGAGTATGTCGGCATCAATGCTGATATGGCCGAGTTTAATGATACATTTATGAGAGGTGTTATGGGGCTTGATATTGATTATTTATCACCTGCATGTATAAACATTGCAAGAAAAAATTATGCAATTAAATTAATAAAAAAAGGAAAAGAAAAAATAAAACTTACCGGCAATACAATTAAATCAAAAAAATTACCACAATATATTGAAGAATTTATAGATGAAGGATTTAGACTTTTATTAAATGGTGATGGTAAAGGTTTTATTAACTATTATTATGAATATTTTGAAAAAATCTATAATCAACAAATACCACTTTCAAAAATAGCAAACAAAGCTCGTGTAAAACAAAGTGTTGATGATTATAAAAAATATATAAAGAAAAAAACGAAATCTGGTTCATTAATGGCTCGACAAGCGCATATGGAACTTATAATGAAAGATGAATATCCGGCAACCCTTGGTGAAACAATTTACTATGTTAATAACGGACGAACAAAATCTTCTGGTGATGTTCAAAGGAAAACAAGATATGAAAAAAAATACACAAGAAAAGAATTAGAAGAATATTATCAGAAACATAAGAAAAAACCATCAACAATAACTGAAATTGAAATTAATTGTTATAGAATATCTGAATCTGACATTGCACTTTTTCCAGATAAAACTGGTGAATATAACGTTGCTCGTTATGTATCAACATTTAATAAACGTATACAACCATTACTTGTTGTATTTAAACCAGAAATACGAGATAGTATATTAATTGAAAAACCTGAAGACAGACAATATTTTACAGATCTTCAATGTGAACTTGACAGTGGTACACCTTTGAAAGAAAGCGGACAGGACAAGTTAGACGATGTCATGACATTATCTGATACTGAGGTGATATTCTGGAATAAAATAAATATGGATCCATTCTTTATGTATCCAGAAGGAACATTAGAATTGGTTGACGAATATTGGGTTAATTATAATAAAAAAGTATTAAAATCTGAAGTTAATAGTAAAAAGCTTAATGAAGATGAAATTATTGAAACCGATGGTAATGATTATGCATATCATGCCGAACCGACATAAACTTAAATAACATGAATAAAAAGTTTTTCGCGAATTGGAACAATTAATTTATTAGTATTATTGCCTTCTTCATCGGTAAATTGAATAATAAACTTTCCTTCAAATTTACCAGTAATAGATGTTTCTTCTTCAGAAAATTGATAGATTATATATAACTCATCGGTTGTTTGTTGATATTTTTTGGTTCTCAATGCCAATGAACATTGACCATTAAGAATAACCGGAAAACCATTTTTAACATCTGACATTTCAAATGTTATTTGTGAATTTACCAATAAATCATTGAATTGTGATTTGTCATTTTTACCATCATCAATTAATCTCATTTTGATTATCGGTTCACTCGCGCCTTGTCTTATATAAAAATCCATGTATGTTATTTTATTATAAATATATCTGAAAGATTTTATATTATAAGATGTAAAACATCTACACAATTATTATCAGAACATTCAGAAATATTAAAATTATTTTTTGTTATGGTAGTATATCGATTGCGAATGTCAATAAAATTCATTGGTGTTTCGAAATATGCTGCATATTTGATATTATAACAACAAATACTTTTGTATAAATCATTAGAACCGGTCACTCCACCACCAACAACATGTGTAAATGGTTGAAATCCTCTATCAGAAAGCACAACTTCTTCAAAATTCCTAACTTTAAATTTTGGAATATTTCGTAAATAAGGAATAACATCCATCTGATTGTCGGCAATTTGTAATAATCTTCCGTTAAAATATATTTTTAAAGTACCGAGTCTTTTATGTCTTTCCGATATCCATTTTTGATTTAATGTTTCAATCATTGTTTCATCAATGATTAGATCGTTCCATCCACCCTCATTTGATATTGCACATCCAGAATATTCGTAATATCTTTCAAATGTTATTGTTATATTAAAATCATTTTCAACACCGTTGATACATAAAGGATTAGCTGTTGTACCTGAATCAATATAATTTATTTGTTCATAACCGGACTCACCACAAAATCCCGAATACCTTGAAGCATACCAAGCGATTCTACCATCCGATGTAAATCCGAACCCAAGTCCATTATCCATAAAATTAGCCGGATCATATTCATCTCTAACACCGGTATAGAAAAATATTACATCATCCCAAGGCAAACCTTCTCTATTAAAAACAAGATCAAGCGTCCATCCCAGTGGTGGTCTTCGTGAAATAAATTCTGAACAATTATCTTCACCACCACCAGTATTTGTTATTGCAACCCAGGGAATGTTTGATTTAACTTGTTGCGTTGTGCAACAAGTTCCCGAAAAACCATTTAGAAGATCAACACATGAAATAATATCTGTTGTGAAACCGGAAATAATATCATTTTCGGTAAAGCCTGACAGTTGTGGATCAATAGAATATGTTGCACCAGAATAAAAATCGTCAATAACAAAATAGTGTGTTTCATCAGTTATACCAGTAAAGGTATATGTATCATTATTTAAAATTATATTTGAATATGTGTGTCCTGTTGTGTCGAAATGTGATGTAAAATTTTCATAGTTAAGAAGTAATGTTAAACCGGAGTACGTATAACCACTATCATTAATTGTATTATCGTATTCGATTAAACCAATACCATCATATTGACATAAATGACCATCAAAACTTTTTTCATATATAGGTTCTATTAATGTAGTATTATTAGGTTTTCCCAAAAATACACATTCACGATCATCATTTGCAAGAATGAAATCGTAATATTCTGATGAGTCTAATGTTATATCAATATTTATCCCACCACGATATAAAATATCCTGAGTATTCATATTTAAATAAATATCTCTAAATAGATTTCAAGGAAAATTTTTACGTTATTATGCCGCTACTGTTGAATATGTTTGTATCGGGATTAATTGTGGAAAAATATGTTATAGCGTCACCAATTGTGTTAATTCCAACTCCGCCAAATAATCGTGCGAAATTTATACATTCGGCATCGTTATGAGCAATATGTATACTTGGCTCTTGCCTTGATGCAGTTACATGATAAATTGTATAACCTCCAATTGGCGGATCAATTCCATTCCAAAAACCTGTGATTTCTGTTGGACCAAAATCTGCATCGCCATGATAGCCAAAAACCATATTTTTATTTTTTATAGTATTTGGAACACTTATAGTACTATATTTTACTCCCCAATGACTATGTATTGTTCCTTGACTTTCTGTTGGAGTTAGTGTTGGCGTTCGAGAAGGTGTAAATGATATTGATATACTTATTGATGGAGTTATAGATGGAGTTCTTGAAAATGAAACACTTGGCGTTCTGGTTGGTGTTTGCGAAAATGAAATACTTGGTGTAATACTTGGCGTTCTACTGAATGATATACTCGGTGTAATAGTTGGTGTTTGTGAAAATGAAACACTTGGTG